AAATAGTCAGCAGGGGAAGAGGGGCTCGAACCCCCATCTACGGTTTTGGAGACCGTAAGAAAATCCCCTTTTTCCTTGTAAATACTATGTTTTTTAAAAATCGGTGACACTTTCGGTGACACTTCATCAACCAGAGGTCACTATTCAATTTTAAATTCCTTAAACATATACGTCCTCTCCCATTCATGAAAAGCTGCTATTGGAATATAGTATTGCTTTCCTATTTTAATTTTAGGAAAGGACTTCTTCTTTATTATAGCATATGCTTTCTTTTCACTGCAACCTATAATTTTTTGGATATCTTTTACTTTCAAGTATCTATCTATATTATCCATATTTTCCTCACATATAAAATATAGAAAGTAAGGGCCATAAACCAATATAGCCCTTACGTTCTTACCTATTACAAAAGACATGATCTCCAATAATTCGTTCCACTCTTGAATTTTCTCCACCACGGGAAAAATACACTGTGTCCATTGGTAATATATCCGTCTTACCACTTAATACTAATTCAATATTTCTTTTAACTTGTTCTGTTGGGATTGCTCTTTTAGAATTACGATTTTTCCATGTTGAGAATTGTCTTTTCTGACTTAATACATCATATAAGGTATCAGGCCATTCATCGGAATAAATACGATTAAAGATTACTTCTACAACTGCTTGTTGTCCTTTATCAGACTGGTTTCCAGATTCAAGCATTACAATCCTTGCCAATAAATCTTTTTCTGATTCATTTAACAAAATATTCCATCTATTGCCAACTGGTATATCACTTAAATACTGGGATGATATGTAAGCATAACCATCTTCTGTTGTAATCATACTCCATCCATTGTATTCACCTACAACTTCAAATTGAGTATTTAAAAGAGTTTGGTCTAAAATGGTGGATTCTAAATTGGGAGCATTTCTTATATTCACTCCCTCTGCTATTGCGTACATATAATGTGCTTCACAACTAATTTCTTCTACTGTTAATACTGTGTCAATTATATTTGTTTGATTTATGTTCGTCTGCCCCGTTAAGGGCATGACGATTAATGAAAATGCTGCAATTCCGGCGTTTAATAAACTCATATGTTATTCTTCCTCTTCTACTGGTTTTCTAAATGTATGTCTCCAACAATATCCCTGAGATGAAACCCACGTTTCATTGACATCACAAAACTGGTATTCTTCCTCTTCTTCTCCATTGTAATAGATACAGTTACCACACTTATTATTTGGATTATTTACCATCTGTAGATCCAAAGCCTCCATTTCTTTTAGCATCAACGTTGTCATTGTAAACAAGACCATATGGCATGAAGATTCCCTGTGCCATCGCAATTCCTGGAGCTAATGGTACATCCTCCCCGATACAAGAATCGTTTACAAACTTAATAAAGATATGACCTTCATTATCTGAATGGTAGTAATCACCATCAATAATTCCTACTGTATTAGCAAGTTTGATACCATATTTAAATCCCTGTCCAGATCTAGGATAAATTCCTAAAAACCATCCTTTCTTCATTTCACATCGGATTCCCGTTGGAATCACAACACTCTCACCCTTATGGACAACACTGAAAATAGGCGAAAAGAAATCATATCCTGCGCTTCCACTTGTAGCACGTTCTGGAAGCTTAATTTCTTTATAAATATTTAAAAGAACATCCTCTGCAAACATATCTCTAAATGTCTTTGTCATATCTTTTTTAAACTGTTCAAAACTCACTTTATGAAACATTCCAACTCTCTGCATTATTATTCCTCCACAATATATAAAATTTTTCTCTTTGATAATTCTCCAATTATTTCATTAAAACTTCTGATTACTTCTTCTCTTACCAGATCTCTACAGGTATTAGGCGTAAAATAAAATGTATTATATGTAGTCCCCGTATTACTATCAATTACATACCACTCTAACTGTTCATCTTCATCCTTTGCGAAATCAATGGTAATCGAAAGAGAAATTGTATCCTTATAAAGATATTCCCTTAATGTATAGAATCGCTTGTTATCAGATCTACTTCTGAAACCTGCTTTGACAAGTTTTTCTGGGGTTACATCTTTGTCTAAGTTTAAAATCAATTATTATCACCTCCGTATTCTTTTATTAAGCTGATTGCGTATTTATAAATCTTCAACTTCTTATTTAAATATTCTCGATATTCATCATTCAAACAGCCTTTTAACATCATTTCGTATTGATATATTTCTTCCCTAAAATACGCCAAAGATATATCATTTAATCTGTCCATAATACTATTTCTCCATTTTGAAGAGTTTTCTGTACGTCAATTACTCTCTGGTTTGAACTGCCTCTCCATTTAAGTGTGATATCTCTTAGATTATCTATATATGGGCCATCAATAACCACATTGCAGGATTTGATAATATTAGCTCTCACGTTATGGAGTGTCGATTCTTCATCAATTCCTTTAATTAATATATTGGGTGATAATTCTTCCCATGTATATCCTGTGTAAAGCCAAATTGTTTTATTGGGAAATTGTTTTTTGATTTCTTGAATAATGTTATTTACTTCAATGATATTATTTTCATGAAGTGGATCTCCACCAGAAAAAGTAATTCCAGAAATGTAATCTTTACTTAACTCATCAAATAATTCTTTCTTAGCTTCTATATCAAATTCAATCCCACTGTTTTCATCCCATGTTTCTTTATTAAAGCATCCTGCACATTTATGTGAACAACCTGTGAACCAAATAGTACATCGGATACCTATCCCATTACACACATCATCATGTTCAATTTTTAGATAATTCATGATACTCTCTTGCCTCCCTCATCATATGCAGCAACGTTTTCATCACATGTAAAACACCTCAACAAATAAGTAGTAGAGGAATTAATTCCCCTCTACTTATCTATTCTCCTCTTTTAGAATTTCTGATGTCTTACACGCATTTCAACTTCTTGCTGCTTACCTCTATTGAAAGCCGTTTTATAATCACCTGTTAGATAACCAGTTACTCTGCGAAGTCTACGAATTTCAGTAGATCCACAAATAGGGCATTTATCTCCAATGTCATCTGTATAACCACACTTAGTACACATGTCATTTGGAATATTAATTGCGAAATAAGGAACGTCTTTGTCCATTGCATAATTTACAATAGTTTCAAGAGCATCAATATTGTTTTTTACACTGCCACCAAGTTCGATATATGTAATACATCCTGCGCTACTGTAACCTGTAAGCTGAGATTCAATGTCAATTTTCTGCATTGGGGTCATTTTTGTCCATACAGGGACATGAATACTATTTGTAAAGAAATCTTTGTCGGAAACATTTTTGATTACACCATATTTATCTTTAAATTTCTGCATAGATGTATAGCATAAGTTTTCAGCTGGGCTAAAATACGTTCCAAAATTTAGCTTATATTCTTCTTTAAACTCTTTGCATCTATCATAAAATAATTTTTCAATGCGCTTTGCAAGCTCCATACCTTTTTCTGTCGTATGGTCACATCCGATTAAAATTTGAAGAGTTTCGGCTAATCCAATTTGACCGACACCCAAAGTACCATGCTTTAATGCAGATTTGATACCTTCTTCTGGAACATACCCCTCCATCAATCCATTTTCATACATAAATTTTGCAGAATCGGCAGACTGAGAACAAATCCATTCAAATCTTTCAAGTAACATATCTTTTGCTTCATGAATTTTTTTATCGAGAATCTTAATGAATTCTTCTACATAATCGTATTCTGTAATTGACCAATTATCATACGGATGTTCGTTTTCAACTTTATTAATCGCTTCCATTGCTAATGTTGGCATGATAATTGTAACTGGACAAATATTTCCTCTTCCATCTTTTAACTGACCAAATCCATTAATATCCCAGCCATTTGCAGTTCTACAGCCCATTGTAGAAAAATATGTTTTTGGATCATTTCTATCATATCCTGCATTACCAGACCAATCGACATTAGCATAATTTGGATATAATCTTTGCGCAGTAGAACGAAGAGCTAATCTATATAAGTCATAGTTGGGATCGCCAGATTCACGATTGACACCTTTCATACACTGAAAAATTCCACATGGAAAAATAGAAGTCTTGTGGAGCTTACCAATACCTTTTATGGAAACATCAAGAAGGGCTTTAATAACCATACGTCCTTCTGGTAAAGTACATGTACCATAGTTGATTGACGTAAAGGGTAATTGATTTCCTGATCTACTTTGAAGCGTATTCAAGTTATGATATAAACCTTCTACTGCCTGATATACCTCTTTTTTTGTCATATCCATAGCGTACTGATATGCTCCGCCAAATTCTTTATATCCCATATCATCAATAGAAATTTTATCTGAATTTGCATTATCACAGCACGGATCTGTATGTTCAACATATTTCATTCCATCCTTCCAATGCTTATAAAATGATTTTCTAACATAGGGAACCATAGTCCAATCTAAATGAGTTGCTGAAACTCCTCCAAATTGCTGTAAACTCTGCAATTGAAAAATAACAGCTACAAGCTGAAATGCTGTATTAACAGACTGCGCAGGTCTTACGTCTGTCTGTCTGGTATTAAACCCATTAGCAAGCAATTTATCAAATGGGACACTGAGGCAATTGTGAGAGCCGACTGCATAAGAATTAAGATCGTGAATATAGATTTTATTATTAAGATGATTATCTTTTGCCATTTCGGACATACAATTATCAAGGGCATATTTCTTTAAAACTGCATCACTAGCTTCACCTACTCTTCCGCCGAATGATTTTTCATCTACATTTGCATTTTGGTTCTGGACATTTGTCGCCATTAATTTTTCAGTAATATCTTTCATTAACTGGCTTTTGTTTTCTCTAATCCTTGAACGATCATTGCGATAAAGAATAAAAGCTTTTGCTACATCCTTACGTTTACTTGCCATCAATTTATCTTCTACAATATCCTGAATATTTTCCACAGGAATCGATTCAATTTCTAACCCATTAATGTAAGAAGCAATATCACTAGCCTTATTCTTAGCTTCTTGGGAAATCTCCTTGTCTACTTCTTTAAAGGCAGCTAAAACTGCATTCTTAATTTTCTCTCTGTTAAATTCAACAGAGCGCCCATCTCTTTTGATTACTCTCATTAAGTATCTCCTTCCTTAAATTATCTTTTTATATATCCTTCTCCACACTCTTTGATTTTTAAGCATTTGTGTGAAGTAGGTGAATCAACATAATCGAACACTCGTCCAATACTGTCAATAATATATTCTCTACCATTAAGCAAAACGGTTACAAAATCATCTTCCTCTTTTAGCAATTCTCGTGCTAACATTCCACTTGTAGTTATCAACTCCTAGTATTTCCTCCTCCAATAAATGTGTTATAAACATCTGTCCAGTTATATAGGCATTTTCCTCGCCAATCTTTATTCCACTCATATTCATCTCCAAAACGAAACTTATATCTCGCATTACAGGTTTGTAAATTTAAACTGTTATCATCAATAAAGGCAACTCCCGTCATATCTACACAGGCTTTATCCTTATGATCCCTCAAATTAACTCCAATGAATTTAACTCCTGGAAGATTATTTCTAATCCATTCTTCTTTCAATTTTAGATTTGGTGAGTATCCGTGAGAAACCACAGTGATATCATAGAATTTTTGTAGAATTGAAATTACTTCTTTCGCCCAAGGCATGTATTCCAGTCGATCAAAGAAACGCTTCTGATTAAAATATGAATTGATGTATTCTTCACTGGCACAATTACATTCAGAAAATCCCCAATTTTCAACATCACACCAGTTTACAGGATGATAATCTTTATAATAGCAAAAATCTTCATTGTATAATGAAACGATCGCTGCAATACTGTTTACGATACATCCATCAAAATCTAAGTATATTTTCTTCAGCATTACTGATTTGCCTCCACATAATCATTGATTTTCTCCAGAACCATATCCAAATCATCACAATCATTGTTGTAAATGATCTTATCAGCAAGAGATTCTACGCCTTTGAAATCTTCACTATCGGCTTTAATTCGCCGTGTCATTTCTGCTGTATTATCCCCTCTCTTTGAAGCTCTGTTTTTAATAGTCTTATTATTCGCATAGATATATAACAACCTACATTTTAAATCAGGATATACCTTTTCGATATCTCTATATCCATCAGGTGTGACAATCAATACAGTTTTATTCTCTGCATTTTCAATATCTGATTTAGCAACTCCATAAAGCCATATTCCATCATTTGTATCATACTGTTTATATTCTGCAAAAAATCTCATGTTGATTTTGTCCATAAATTCTTTGGCTGAAATGAAGTGGTAATCCACTCCATCCCTCTCAGCCTTTCTCATGGGTCTGGTTGTATATGTAACAAGTTTATGATATCCATATTTTTTACATAGCTCTTCGACAATTCTGGTCTTACCAGAGCAGGTCTTACCCATAATGAAAGTTAGCATATTTACTATCTCCCCTCGTAAAAATATTCATTGTATAATTCATAGCGTTCTCTAATTGTACAGTCACCAATTTTTACATTTTTTTCTGTATTGCACCATTTAACGAAAGCTTCCCAATAACCACATGAAGTAAACTCAGGGCAACCACCACGGTATACACAGTTGGGAACCATTACATCAGATAATTCCGTTTCACCTTTTTCTTTGATGGAAACTTTCAAATCTTCCATATATCTTCTGGTTTCAGGATGAGCAGACCCAATACACAGCCGGTATCTTGCTACATTGATAAGAGCCTGAGCATTACCCTTTCCATCATAATTTACTGGAGTATCCTGTCTGGATTCATTACGATCAACACCTGTTCTATCGTCTCGCTGCGTACTAATCCACTTGTCCCATCCTAACCAATGTCTTGCGAAATGAACGCTAATCCATGACTTAATTCCTTCCCATTTCCACTTAACATCGATCAAACGAATGGGCGAATGTTCACTAATTAAAAGCTTCCATTTAAAATCAGAAGTAGCATCCTTATTAGACACTCCCTTATTTACTGTATTTCTACATTCATTCTTTACGTCAATCCAATCGGCATTAATCCTTGTAATATTTGTCAGCATTTAATTCCTCCCATATTCATTTTATACGCTTCAAAGGTATTCTCTAATAATGCTAATCTGGTCAATAAACCTACTCCACCAGGTACAGGTGTAGCATAAGTCACCTTGTCTTTTACGTCCCTTGAAATGTCCCCACAGAGCTTTCCAGAGGCATTCAAATTGATTCCAACGTCCAATAAAATCTGACTTTCATTGAAATACGAAAAATCAAAGATTTCTGGTTTTCCGACTGCTGAAACAACGATTTTTGCTTGCTGGGTAAGGGTTTTTAAGTCCTTCGTTTTGCTGTTACAGCAAATTACGGTTGCTCCCCTATCAATTAGCAGATTTACCATAGGTTTACCTACAATTTTGCTTCTTCCGATGACAACACATAATTCTCCAGATAAATTGACATTATTGTATTCCAAATAATCGATCATGCCCTTTGGAGTGCATGGCGTGAACATAGAATCTCTTCTAAATCCGTCTACATCTTTTTTAGCAGGGATAGAGTTCTGTAATTCTTCTACATCAAATTTATCTGGAATTGGCAACTGAACAATAATTCCATCGCAATTAGAAATGTCACACATATCATTGATTACTTGTTTTAAATTGTTAGTATCATAAGAGCTATAATCTTTAAAAATAAGATGAGTAACTACGATCCCAACCTCTTCGCAATCTTTCTTCTTACCCTTTACATATCTCTCACTTGCATCATTACTTCCAATTTGAATTACTCCTAAATGGGGCACACGATTATTTTTACTGAGGATTGAAATCTGTTCTCTTAACTCTTTTTTCCTTATCTCTACATATTCTTTACATGAAATCAATTAAATTCCTCCTGTTCATCATCTGCTACAGCTTTGTCTGCTGGATCTCTAAATCCTCCAAATGTAGGGAACTGTAAACTCTTTAATCCGGTCTTTTTATCTACAGTGATTTCTTTATATCGAATATCAATGATCTTTCCTACTAAACCATCTCTGTTCTTCCATAGATTCATTCTCTCTTCATCACTGAATCCACTTCCAACCTTTACTGTGTTGTCATAGTATTTGCAAACTAAAGCCCCCAGCTTACCCTTATTTCGTCCAGTACCTTCTTCTGATCCAATAACTCTAAGAGAAATATCATAGAACTTTTTGACTTTGATTAAATTTTTTGTGCGCTTACATTCATAGGGAGTATCAAGATTGAGCATACAACCTTCCCAATCATGGGCTTCTGCATAATCAAGCCATTTCCAAATTTCTTTATGATCAAAACCTTCATATACCATAGGGACAACTTCGAGATTTTCAGAATTTTTACAGAGTGCCTTAAATGGCATTAGATATTTATTATTGCGATCCAGATATGACAATTTAGATTTTCCTGTCCAGAATTCATCGAGAGGGAACATATCAAAGACTACTAATTTAAGATTTGATTTGTCTAAATCCTTACTCATTGCAATTCCAGTACCTTTCTGGAATGCCTCAGAATCAGATAATCCTTCTTTATTCTTATATAATAACTCTCCATCAACAAACATATTGGAGTAACCTAAGTTCTGAAGATCCTTAATGATATGATTTACGCCGGAATAAACCTTACCCTGACGAGTCATAATCTTATCTCCGACAAATGCAGCACGGCATCCGTTTAATTTCCTACTGATTGAGATCCATTCACCATCTTTTAAATTACATTTCTCAATGGGTGTTCCAAGCATTACTTCAAATGATGGGATTAAATTTGGAATTACACTATTTACAACCTTCTTATCACAACCAAGTTTTAAGCTTTTAGTAACCATCTGAAGATAAAAGGTTGATTCTTCATCGCTCAAATCATGCTTACAAATAAATCTCTTAACATTTGCAATATCTACATCTCTTCCAGTATTATTCACTTTTAGATATTCCATAACATCTTCAAAGGAAGAAAGCTGAACACTTGATAAAGCGAGACACGTTCTTTCAGCAAACTTTTTGATTTTACTCTCTGCAATTCCTGTTGTGATGTTGGTGTCCAGTAAGAATACCAGACACCGCTTAAATAATTCATTATCTTTGTTCGCCGCAATAATCGTTTTCTTCTGATTCAGGCTTGACGTTTCCTGAATTTCTCTAAAAATTTTAATTACTTTCTGCATATGTACCTCTCTTTATATTATCTAATTCTTAAACTTTCTCCCTGTGGTTCCAGATGAGCAAATTCACAGTTAATAGATCCATCTTCTGCCACAATGCCATTTTCCTTTAAATATTCTCTAACTGAATCTCCATTAATTGCATCAGGCTGTTTAATTCTATATTCTTCTGGTACATTTTCAACATCCACATCGATCACTAATTTTCTCTTACCTCCGTTTTTCTGAATGTTAAAAGAAAATAGATCTGTGGTAAATTTTCTTTTTCCAGTTGCTCTCATGCACATTTCAAGATTCTGTTTCAGCCATTTAATACGATTGTTATATGTAGTTTTTCTTGAATCTAGGCGTTCTATTTCTTTAGACATTCCGGCAATATCTGATTCTAGGGATTTAATCATCTTAGCATAACCGTCTGCTTTATCTTCAATTTCATATTCAATAGATTCGAGAGTATCCATGATGCACTGCTCATCACACTCTTCGTCCTCTAACATACTTAATACTTCCAAAAATGCTCCTGTTAATTCATATAACTTACTCATAATTTTCCTCCTTGTTTTTCTTCCTTTAATCTATAAGCATTTTCCAATAACATATCTTTTAGAAATGTCTGTTTTGTTTTTATTTCTTTGCTCTGGATTGCTTTCATAATCGCATAGTTATTTCCCACAAGCACGCAATACTTTTTAGCTCTTGTAATAGCTGTATATAATAATTCTGAGTTATTCATGATGTAACTGCTTGTGTCCATTCCTACAATGGTAGATGTGAAACCACTTCCTTGCATTTTATGTGTGGTACAGGCATATGCTAATTCAAGATTCTTTGATTCACCTGCATTAAAGATTATTTCTCCAATTCCAACGAAATCTACTTTAGAATATCCATCTTCGGTGATTTCTTTCACTATTCCAATATTACCATTGAATACTGGTGTAATTACTCCTTCGGTATTAATACAGTTGTAGTTATTTTTGATATTTAAAACTTTATCTCCGACTCTGATCGAATACTTCTTGCATTCTTCATCCTTCTTCTCCAAAAGGATTTCTATCTCTGGATTATCATTGAATTTAGGATTATAGATACTCTGAATTTTCGTATTAAGATTATAACAGGACAGTTCCCCTTTCAATCTCATAGGAACACAGACTTGAACTTCCATAATATCATTGTACTTAGCCATTTCAGTCTGGAAATGTTCAATAATTTTATCTGATATGGAGTCTTTATTACTTGTAATATCCAATTCCATATCCTTTAATTCTCCAATAATTTCACATCCATCAAATCCATTTTTGAAAATTTGTTCCTGATGAGCTACTTTTATAGAAGTTGGAATGATGCCACTCATTAAAGCTTGTCTATGAGGTTTGGTCAGCTTAACAACCGGAAGAACATTACTATCTAAAATATCTGCAAACACTTGACAATTTCCAATAGGGGTTAGCTGTTGAACATCTCCCATGATGATTACCTTTGCTCCAGTTGGGATTGCTTCCAATAACGCAAGGAACAATGTTCCATTTATCATAGTCGCCTCGTCAATAAGAACAATATCTACAGCTAATTTATTGTGTTTATTAAAAGTAAATCTCCCATTCTTATAGCCTAATGCTCTATGGATCGTACAAGCATCAAGACCTGTTGCTTCTGTAATTCTAACACTTGCTTTTCCAGATAATGCACATGCCAAGATATTGTAATCATCATATAACGAACATATCCCATTTGCTGTACTGGTTTTACCGCCTCCAGCAAGACCTGTAAGAGCCATAACATGATTATCAAGACTAAGTTTTATAGCTGCCTTTTGTTCATCCGTAAATGTAAACCCCTGTTCTTCCTCTACTTTTTGAACGATTTCTTCCCAGTTATCAATGTTAAATGATTTAGGAATATATTCTTTATGGGATCTATTTTCATGCCAATCATATTCATCTGGTTCATCGTCTGAATCTGTTTCAATTACATTAATTCTTCCTATCTGCAATCGAATCAGTTCAGACATTATATTCTTCTCTAAGTCGTAAAATCTTTTAAGGGCAATTTTTGAACCATTGTCTAATACCACAACATCCTCATTTTCGATCATTTGTTTAGCTGTTGCATTTATAACATCCTCTGGAACAAATCCAAGAGTATCATACAAGGCTTTCATAAGCTCCTGATAATACAGATAACTTTTTCCTGCTTCTCCCTGTTCATTCAAAAAATGTAATAAGAATCCTTTTATTCTACAGATATCATATTGTCCAATTCCAACTTTGCAGGCAACTTCATCCGCTCTTTTAAATCCAACTCCGTCTACCCTAACAATGTCATATGGATTATTTCTTATAATATCAATTACCGTATCTGGAGAATGATAAAAGTCCACCAGTTTCTTTATGAACGTATGGGTAAGTCCAAGTTTACCTAATTCCATATAAACAGAACTATAATCTTTTGATTCTTCATATTCATCGATCATTCTAAGAGCATTTTGATTTCCGATACCTTTGATTTTCATTAAAGCTTCTACATCTTTATCCTCTAAAAGTTTAATCACATCATCGTACTGCTCAAAGAGCCGATCTACCAATCTTTCATTTATGATGCTTCGTAAAAATTCTTTCTGTTTGTCCTTGTTTGAGATATCAATGCATTTGCTGATATATAATAACTCATATGTGTCACCATAATTTTCATGGTGTTCAGCTAATTTACAGAAAACTTTATATGTAGTTCCATAAACAAGACTACATGTATTTCCTTTAAGTTTTATCGAATATAGATCTTCTTCACAATTTTCCAATCGCTTAGTCACAAGCATTTTGAATATTGCATATTGTCCAGAATCTACTTTTTTAGCATATTTTGGATAGAAAATTCTATCCAAAACACACTCCATTTTCAAAATTTTTTCTTCTTCCATTAATATACCTCACAGTCTGATAGTGATACTTTACTTTTATCGAAATCCCTATAAAGTAATTCATATTGCGTAATAACATCTAATTCTTTATCAATGTCAGCAGCGATAATATTAAATCCAGTATCATCTTTTCCAATTATCTTTTTTGCAAACTCTTTTTCTGATTTTATAACATTAATAATGTCACCGTCTTGCAAAGGTAAAATCTTGAAAATCTCTTTTCTCACTTTTCGATATTGAATTTCACCAGTTCTCATATTGTAAAGAATAAGATTAGGAGCAATAACGTTTCTTGTGTTCAACACAAACCATGTATTATTACCAAACTTTTCATCTGTGTATCTTACCTCGTTGAATTTTTTTACCTGCTCCTTCATTATCAAATAGGGATTTATATCTTTATTCTCCAGATAATTGAAGATTTCTAATAGAACTTGTTTAGAATTGAGATTATTGTAAGATTTTCCACTCTTGGTTAATTCTGAATTTTTAATGATAATAGACTTTACATTCTCATCTACAATCTTTTTATTTAATGTAGATAATGTGATTTTATCTTTTCCATATAGCATTTCAAAATAATTTCGGAATTTCAGTAATTTATCTGTTTTACCATATAATTTACAACAATCCGCAATTAAATATCCTTCAAGGATTTTTTTAGTAATTCCATTCTTTCTACATTTTTCTAAAAACGTATAGAAATCATTGCTATCACACATACAAGTGAATAAGATATTAGGTGTGTTATCTATTTTCTCTTCGTCTTTAGTTAGGAACATTTGTACACGTTTTTTTGCTTCATTGATATAATATTCTCTATCCAGATACTCAGGAATAGATTTATCATGTATATCTTCATTGTCAATGAATAAATGATCTGGAGTATTCGCAAATTTTTCATACGATTTTACACCCTTTTCTATTTTTAGTTTGTAAATAGAACCATCTGAAGGTCTATTGCTAGCAAATACACGATGTACTTTATTTTTTAAAAGTTCTCTATCTATTCCACTTATTTTTACACTTCCATCCTTGGATTTACCTGATAAAGCAGCCCCATACCACACTTCTTTATATTTAGATGAGAGCTTAATAACTTTTTGAAACTTTATCAATTCATCACATTCATTTATTGTTTTTTCAATTGGAATGTCATATGCTAAATAATTTCTAACTGCATCATTCAATATAGGAAGATCGTTGTCAATGGGGTTATTATATTTCACCATTGAACCTTTACATTCAACTTCTCCATTTTTCATAATAGCAATGTAGTTATTTACATCTTTCTGGATAAGCTTTGTGTACTCATCGATTTCAAACTCCATCCTTAATCTTTCACCAACAGAATGTGTTATTTCTATCACCTTATTTTTCTGTTCCTCACTTTCACAGAGAACGAAGATACCATCTGTATTAGTCTGTAATAGTCTACAATATGGTTCCAGTTTATCGATCAAATCCAAAATGAACATCTGTCCAAAAATACAGGTGAGATTAGCCATCAGCGGATCATAGATTGCTCCGTTTCTATCTTTTGACGCACCATAAATACCATTTATCATAGGTTTCAAAGCTTTATTCTTTGAATTACCCTCAGCTTTAAGTTTAAGTCTAAAATCTCTCATCATACGGAAATCATCTGGATTTTTAAATTTCCTACTCAGAAGGTTATATTCTATGTCTGTTGTTGGATACATACTTGATACATCTGCATGTAGTATAATTCCTTCAAATATTGATTGTATATCATCAGCTCCGTGACATCCTCCCCATGCAAATACATGTGGAATACCTGCCACAATACACGTTAGCTGATTATTGTGTTGATCATCTTCTGAATGCAGATGTTCTTTATATCTCCAATTCTTAGGATTCATATACCATTCAGGTATGAATTTGTATTTATCCGATAACCGTATTGTATCAGGAAGGCATATATCAAATTCATCATCCATTGTATGTTGATCCACTGCATTTAAAATCTTTGCTGCCAATTGGACTTTTGTCTTTGTAAAATATGACATATCCAATCCATACAATTCGATGATATCTAATTGTCCTTCAAAATCATTCCAACATGCATCTAAAACTTTCAATAACTCAGAAACATCATGGATATTATAGATCTTGGTTTGCTCTATCTCTGCTTCTGTTAATGGCCTGTCAATATTAAAATCGACTTCCGTTTCTCTAATATCATCCCCCATGAAAGCTTCTAGTTGCTTTAATGATTTATCTTTCAAAATAGCATCATAATCATTTAATGGATAATTTTTATGATTTTTTACAACTTGAAAAGGCTTTTTTCCTTCTTTAATCAGTTTATCATTTACATAACCGACATTCATTCCATCTAAAATACCTTTAAATATACCTGTATCATATTGCCGTCCATTATATGAAACGAATATTTCATCTTTATGTAATTCATAGAATTGAATAAGAAGTTGTCGATTATTTATTATGGTTATAATGTTATTCCTGTCTTGGTAATTAATAAATGTAACGCACCACCAGTTAATCCTTGAATAACATTCAAAATCGTATCCCCAAATTTTACTTTTATCTATCAATCACTCTCACGCTCTTTCTCTAAAATCCAAATCGTTGTTCAATATTAGACTTTTCAAAAATCATATCTTCAATTATTACCTGGGGACATTTCCCATTTTTAGTATCTATTGTAAATCTTCCCACAATATCAAATTTTATATTGTCTCCTACACTCAATATATCCTTATATAATTTTGCCAAAGATCTGCTCTTGGTTTGTTTGGTAAATTTAATATTGTGATACATAAATTCAATTTTATTCTGCTTTGAACCGATCAAATTTATGTTATATTTATTACAAGGGACATTCTTGATTAAAAATATAGGTTCACTGACAGTGTTTCCCCATACTTCATCGTATTTAGCAATATTTTTTATAATCTGATCGTGTAATTGACTTGCATCGTACACATGATAAACATAATACGTTGGTTCATCAATTTTCTTCATTGTAGATAAGATCTGAAAAAGTTTATTCGTATTTTCAAATGATATTTCACAACCAAATGCCCCAGGATGTCCATCTACTTTCATAAATAATCCAGTATCTTTGCACCATTGGTTAAAGTCTCTAATCTCACACTTCTCATATCCTCTGCCACTACCTTTACAAATATCACCTTTTCTACGCATCAAAAGGCATGGTCTTTGATATTGATCTGCTAGTCTATTTGCGATAAGTCCTGTTGAATTACCATCCACATTATCTCTTGCATTACATATAAGAATTGGAAATTTATCTAAACCAAATCCTTTGATTTCTTCTGACAATACAGCAGCGCTATCTTCTGTCATTTTCTTTTGTTTTCGGTTAGATGACTCACAAGCTTTAAGGGTATATTCTTGGATTGTCATTTCAACAATACCTTTACCTCTCACTTTTCTCTCAAGAACCTTATCTGAATTAACAAAGGCTTCAAACATATACCTCTTATCTTCATATTCTCCCAATCGAATCAATGAATTTATCAAAGGACAAACATAAAATCCTATTCCATTCATAGTGATTTTGTTATCCATAGAATACATCTGAGCATTAACTAATGTTTCAATGAGTTTGTTTTTACCAGATTTATTTCTAATTTGGTTTAGACCTTCTAAAATTAAAAATCTGGTTTCTAAATCCATAGTATCAGCTCTATCCCCAATCATTCCCAAAGCAACTAGATCAAGATAATCATCCGAATAATCTACTCCATAATATTTATCAAGCAATTTCGCAAATTTGTATGTAACTCCTACACCTGTCATAGCTTTATCTGTTACCTTGTCGGATAGCTGATTATTCACTACAATCGCCGGATTTCCCTCACTTGAAATAGAATGGTGATCCAGAATGATTATATCTTTACCTGATTCTATTATTCTTTTGCATTCTTCAACGTCTCCAGTTCCTGCATCTGGAACGATTACTAGACTAGAATCATCCTGACAGATTCTATCTACAAACTCTTTTAATCCATGCAACTTTCCAGTATGAATAAAATAATCAATATCAATTGATGATTTAATATTTTTGATATATTGATAAATAACAGCTCCAGATGTATTACCATCCACATCACAGTCAACAACTAAATCAATCTTGCTATTATTTTCTATGTGCTTAATCAAAACATCTCTGGCTTTTTCAATATTATTAAACAATAATTCACTTTCTGTATTTTTAACAGTTGGATTCAGAAAAGATTTGATATCGGTTACGCCTTTTAGTCTTAAAATATCTTCAAGTTCATTTCCAAACCTAACTTGTCCAAGCACTTCATACTTAAAACTCAATCTAAATCACCTTTCTAATTATTTGTTGGAACATATATCTTTTGATCCATTAACTGTAATAAAACTTCTTTACCTCTATCGGTTGGGGAATCCTTATAATTCAATAAATCATTCACATCCCACAACACAGTTACGCAAAAATAAGGACTTAATTTATCAATAATTTTATCTTTGATATGTTTCGCCCATTTTTTACATTCCTCTGAATCGAGAGTTTCATACTGTTTATCCAATGCAACGATTACTTCTTTGACTCCGAGTTTAAGAATTAATGATCTTTGAAAATCTGTTAAATTACTTCCACATAAGGCAACCGTAAAATTATCTTCTCCGAACATCGTATCTGTCTGAAGAACAGATTTTTCAGCTTCTACTAACATAATCTTTCTCTTAGTTTTTATTGCATTTACATTATGATTCAACCCAAATAGATTTTGGCCTAGAGGATGATTAAATAAGGTTTTTCCAATTTTAAATGGGCCATACTTACCAAATAAATCAATATCCTCTTCCATCAAAGAACGTCCTCTTATTCCAATAAGTTGATTATCAATATCAAAATGAGGAATTATGATCTTTTGCTGCCATGTAGAATACAATATGTTATATTTTCTCATAGTATCAATTGATATTCCCTCATCAATCCATTCTCTCGTATAAAACTTCTGAAATATGTTAAGAGTCCTTTTATCATATATAATCAATGGTTTATATTCGATTTCTTTCTTTGCGTTCCTTTTGTATTTTCTTATAAAATCCCAATCAGAAATCTGTTCTTGCTTACCAAATCCATATTCGCAATTATCTATATTGAGCTGTACACATATCCAGTTAATGGCTTTTTGGAATTCTTCCTGTTCATATTCTTTGAATCCCATAACTAAACCGATAACATCCATCTGACCACATTCTGTATAACAGTGAAACATTTGGGATTCTTTATAATAATAAAGTTTCTGCTTACTACCATGATGACATATGGTGTCTGAAATCCATATGTCATCATCCTCATAGGATATGGTTGCTCCCATATGATCTGTAAGCAAAGTTCTAATATCATCTTCTGATAACTTCGTTTTCAAATCCTGGGCGGTCATTGTGTACCTCCCTCTACTTTGATAATTCTGTAGCCAAATCAGAACCAGAAATATCCACATCAGATTCAATCATTCCAACATTCCCAACATCATCTAACTGGAATTCAATTAAAGTTTTTTCAATATCTGTCACAAGTTCAAAATCATAATAGGTTACAAAGCAATCAACCTCTCTCATTGTTCCAAGGTTGATTTTTGTCCAAACAATAATTGCTTTCCATTTACCTCCACGGTTTTTAAATATGTAATATGACATATTGGGAATAATGGCACCAAACGTACCGTTAGATTCAAGAATTGGTTTTAACTTTTTTAGATCTTTATGTGTGACTGGTAATGCAAGAACTCCATAATCAGCTTTCTCTATAATAGCTTTCGATCCCTTCAATGCTCCAGCATCCTTATTAGAATCATCTTTATATGAATCGTTCAGCTGGGTAGATGATCCAAGATAAATGTTGAATTTATTTGCTGTCCTTTTTAATGCGCAGCTAAACAAAAATAGAATCTGATCTGTTCTTAAATTGACTTTTGTTTTTTCATAATAGTACCTATATAAATCTGGACTATCATTAATGTAATCAAAAAATGCATATTTGATATTCTTATTGATTACATAGTGTTCAATGGTATCATTAATACTATCAATCGTGAAATCAGGAAGGTATTCGCCATATAGTAGTGATTGCTGCATGATTTTTCCTGCTTCTATGATTATCTTTTCCTCATCTTCATTGACATCCCAAATCTCAATCCTGTCCTGTTCAATTCCACTAATATGAGCTAATAAACAGTCTTGGATTTCTTCTTTTGTCAACTCTGTGGAAATAAATAATACCGGCTCTGATTCTCCTATTGCTATCCATTCTTTTTTATTCCAATCATAAATTTTATTAGATGCAATATTCGCTGCTTCAGCCATTGAATTTCTTGATTTTCCACCACCTGATATAGAACTTCGGATGAAAAACTTTTTAGGGCGCATTCCCCTGAAAATAGTAGTCATGTATCCAGATTGAAATGGATAACCGTAAACATTTTCCTGTTTCTTATGTTCCTCTATCCTATCCATAATTCCATCACCAACATGGAAAGAATAGTTATCCCCAAATGCATTCTTCCAAAGCGATTTAAATTCAAGAAATTTGTTATTGATTGCTGACAAAACATCTTCACTTGTAAGCTCATTGAACATTGCTAAAATAGCTTCATCTGATTCATCATATATAAAGCTAATATCTAACTTCAAGCTTTCAGAAGCATTTCGGATAATCGAGTATTTTCTGACATCATCATAATATTTACCTACATTCATGATTTTGTCACTTGCCATTGAAATAGCCTCTTCGATATATTCCCAGCCGTTATTATTCTTCCACAGCGACATGGCTGTATCAAACTGAGCTATTTCATTTTCTATATCAAGTGGTGATACCTTCTCAATATTTCCTTTTTTTGCGATATTAACCAAAGCTCCCCATATCATTCTATGGAAATTTTCGGGATAGTCATTTGCGTTGGTTAAGTATTTCTCATCTAAAATAAGTCTTGGATTGATACAATAACATCCAAACAATAAAAATATAGCTTTTTTATCTACCTGTTGACTAAAATTAATAAGTTCCACCACCTTCTAACAAGTTATTTAAATTAACAAGTGATGAATTATTGTTCTTAATCACACTTTGGTTTCTTTTTACAACCTTGGTTTTGATTTCTACATTCTCTAAATTCTTCACTTGTTCTTTCATTTTTTCTTGTTGTGAATAATATTCTTTAGCATCTTCATAATGATGCTTTATTAATACTACACCGTATTTCTCAATTAACTGTTTTTGTAGTATTTCTTTGCAATACCACAATGTATATGTCATGGCTGAATAAGGCCATCCATATTCAGTTTTCATATCTTTTATTTGTTTCAACATTAAACCAGTAGGTCTATCTATTTCGTAATTTGTACATATGAATTCGATCAGTTGTTTATATTCTTCTCCATCTCTCAATATTTTCTCATAACATTCTTTACAATATGATTTAGAATTATGAGTATACTTCTCTGTTGACTGTAATTTTTTTCCGCAGCCTTTACAAGTCGATAATCTAGCCATCCGCATCCACCTACGTTATAATAGGGGGAAGGACAATCCTTCCCCTTCAGTTATCATTTAACCGACTTTAATGTTGAATTTCTGGATGAGTTCTTCGAGTTCCATTACAATAACCTTTGTTAAATCAAGCTGTGTATCTCTTAATGTATCAAACATCTTTACATTCCCATTATCATCCAGACCAAGGTTTCTCTGTAATACTGCTGTTGCTTCAGCTAAATGTCCATTAGATGCTAACAGACTACCTAATTCAATACCTTTGGACTTAATCGCCTCAAAATCTTCAACAGGCGCAACCTTATCAATCGTTCTTTCATTAGTTGTAAAATCTCCTCCAAGATCCTCAATTGCTTTACTCCACACAGCCTTTAAATCCTTAACGTTGATCTTTTCTGGTAATCCAAATGTATCTTTTAAATCTGGATATTTATCACACTTTTTAAATGTGACAAATCTCTCATCCTTATTGTCCTTATACATATAGCCAACCAGATACGCAGCTTCACGACAATAGGAAAATGTATTTTTGTTCAGTTTAAGCGCATCGCTTTCTTTCTTTGTATCAAAATCTTTGGAGTGTGTCGACTGTGCAATAAAATGAACTGTATATCCAAGACTCTGAATGACACCGATATTTTTTAATGCACTCTTAAAGCGTAAAGTACCTTCACCAAATCCACCAACATCTTTCAGGATTTCAGCATCTCTATTTTCCAGTACATAGCGTTCGCAGAATTCTTCATATTTGTCCAATGTATCAATTACAATACAAGAAAATTTTTCTTTTAATGCAGGATTTCTTAACTGTCCAATCACGGATTTAAAATCTGACATAGTATCAATTTTAACCGCCATAATGCCTGGAATATTCTGGTATCTGTCTTCAAACTCTAAGAAGAAAGGCTGCTTATCAGGATATAAACTCTTTAAGAAATTCATTAAAGTGGTAGTTTTACCTACACCAGTATCTCCCATTAAAACCATTGAATACTGAGTTAAATCTACGGATACTTTATTTGGCTGTAAATCTAATAAATTAATCATCATAAATTAATATTGTCTCCTTTTGTTTGATTTTACTGTCGATGTTTTCTGATCGCCTGTCCGAAAATTTCAGACAGGCGTTTGTTTATAATTAGTGCTGTGCGAATGGGTTGTATGTAGTCTGTGGAGCTGGTGTGCTAGTATCTGGTTTGAAAGGTAAATCACTTCCTCCAGCATTAGCGTTTCCACTCTTTACTTCTGCTAACTTAGCCTTTCTCTTAGCCTTTAAAGCATCTACGATCTCCTGAGTAAGTTCATGTTCAAAGATTGTGCTAACTGCTGTACCAGACTTAATTTCATTCTTGCGAATATAGCTTTTTACTTCTTTTTCAATGTCATTACCAAACGCAGCTTTTTCTACCTGCTTAATAATCTCTACAGAGTTGATAACAGTACCAATTAACTTTGTATAAGCCCCTTCATAATAACCAGCCTGTCTAAATGCAGTTGCCATAGACTTATCTACGATCATCCTTATTGGAATTAACTTATCTGCTGTATAAACAGCATCCTTACCAAATCCATTTGCTGTCTGTCCAATTGCATCCATAATTACCACAAGATTACCTGTAGGAACACTCTTTACAATCTCATCCTCAATCTTCTCAATAATTCCTTCTACCTCAAACTTAGCTTCTAATACTGTAGAATCGTAATCTTTTGGTTCTACCTTATTAATGAATTTCGCATAGATTTTATTTGTGGAAATCACATCTCCATTTTTGCCTGGAAAATCATTGTCTGTAAACATACCATCTGTGATAGAAACAATATCTGGATTTTCACCTTCCGAACAATGCTTCATATCTTTAATATTATCTTTTGCGTCCATATACGCTTTATAAAAATAACTTTCTTCTGATGTGAAATTCTTATTTTCGTCTCTCTTGTACTTATAAGCAAAAAATCTAATGTTATGTTCACTGTCATCAGCAGTCCTTAGAACTAGAGTTCCACCAATAACATCTTCACCTTTATTATTCTGATACTCTTCAATGTTATTCTCTACTACCTTACCTGTTACTGTTACCTTGTTGATTAATTCTCTCATTAAAAATGTCCTCCTAATAAATATTTTTCTTTCTTTATATATTCTCTTTTATATTGAACAGCCATGCTTGACTGGAACATAAAGTAACTCTATGTGAATTATATTTAAACAGTCTGTTTTAGGGTGAACGAACCCAAGGGTACACTGTTTTACACCCTGCAAATATGTTCTCTATTCTGTTGTGTATGGGGATTGAAAATTAGAATAAGATCTAAATTAGAATTTTAAGAATTTTCGATACCTTTTAATCTAATATTTAATATTCCTTGAAAATGACCATTATTATCATTGCTCCAATCATATAAATCACAGTACCTACTACGCCAGCAAATAAACACTTCACAATACTTATTGCAACCAATCCTCCAGTTAAAGTCCCCATATCAATAGCCGTACAACAATCAAATATAGGTTTAATGAACATTAACCATAATCCTACATATGCTGTTAATGCTATATTGATCAGCTGAGATATCTTATATAAAATAATCTTCATAGTGCCTTATCTCCTCTTTCCAAAGTGAATTAAATCTGGTAAACTATAACCGAATATATATGTGATTGTATTACCACATTACAATCCAATTGCACGACTATATATTCGGTTATTTACCATGTGGAAGTGCCTATTGTAGTATTTGGCACACCAATTTTGGAATTAAATATCTGACCGTTCTGGTCGAATGAATTCCCAACCTATTAAAATCTACAGGAAGGGAGGGTAGAATGTTAGAAGTTTTAAGTATACTTCTGGGAAGTGGACTCATCTATGCAATCTGCTACATTGCTAAAATTCTCGGTCAATGCTACATTGTTAAGATTTGTAAAGACAATAACGTTGATACTGAGAAAGCAAAGGCATTTGCAAAGATGATGTCCAAAGACATTAAAATTGAATTACATCATTAATTCTATCTTTATTCATCCATTATTTAATTCTCCTTTAATTTTTGATGTGGATGCTACATGACAGTAGCCTCTTTTCTTTATATAATCAAATGGTAGAATCCTGCATCACATTCACTCACTAGCGGATATTAACTACAATTTTACGCCACCACTTGATAAGCACATTAAGCTTCAAAGTTAAATTCACTGGATGGAATTTTTGTATTACTAATCTTTCTATAAATATCAACATACATTTCATCCTTATCTCTGTTATATGTAACCTCCGCATATCTTGCATCCATTGGACTTCCCCAAATCGTACACTTTTTATAACCAAGTTCATGAGCGAACCACACTAGCTCCAGCTGATCAATATTAATATTTTCATTCAATACTTTGATTACTGCATTCTTGGCAGCCTTTTCAAATTCATAACTTGTCATATTATTATTCTCCTTTCCTATGAAAGTTTGATTTCATTGGTAAAATTATTCTATATATTGTGTTTTTAGTTCAATCTCAAACTATATATTGTATATTATTTTAGATAAAACTGCGAATTGTAGATTCAAAACATTCATTCATTTGGTTCATCTTGTTTGCATATATTAATCTTCACAAAACTAAAATCTGAATCCTTAAACGTTTTATTTCTATACTGTGCCAAGCATAACCTATTATTGTACATACCTAAGATTGATTTTGTAATATCATGCCTCTTTTCGGCCACGCTATAATAAAGTTTTGGAATAAATGGTTTGTCATTTTTCATGCACCATTCAAATAAATCTCTCAATTCCTTATTCTCCAAATCTTCATTATCTTCTTCAATATTTAAAGTATCATCATCTTCTTCTAAATCAGCTTCGATTTCTACAAATTCAAAATACCTTTCAAATTCGTCATGAGACATATACCCTAAATTGTTACTTCCAAATCTAAAACTGATCAATCCATTATCTGATATGTCAATAACTTCACAAACTTCACCAACATTGTCAAATACGCCCATTGGCTTTATCAACTTAATAAGATCGCCTTTTGTCACGCTACTTTCTTCTCCTTTTTCTCGAATTTTTTATTAAACGAATCAATTGCTATTTGATCTTCGTCTGTAACTGGATCATTAAAACGTCTTCTAGCTTGTACAATTCTGTCATCTCTGACTTCAATCGTTACTAAACTATCGTCTGGTTTATTCTTTTTTCTTAGGAATAAAATATGACATTTACCATCAATTACTTTATCGATGTATGAAGCTACACAATTATTTTGAGAAACGGCTTCATCTTTGATATCCTGGGTAGACTTTGGATAAATGAATATATAATCTCCAAAAGAACATTCATACTGTTTATTTATTCTCTTTTTAAACATCTCTTCTGAAAATTCTTTCTTCATCCTATTATAATTTCTACAAGCAATTCTATGTGTGGTAAGCAAATTTCTTGGGTATTTATCATACTTTGGGCTAAGTTGCTTCATCATATTTGCATAGTCACATAATTCAGTTAGTAAATAATTCATATCTTCTATTGCTTCAAATGTTTTAATTCTATCTATATACAGCCATAAATCCTTGGCTCTATATCCAAAATTATTGATTAGATTTCCGAAACAGGATTGATATGTATTATTAAGTCGATCTATATTTTTTTCCTTCTTCCAAACGGTTAAAATATCAGTATCAGTCAAACTCAAGAAATCTAAATCATAGGCAATTAGATATGCAGCAGGATTATCTATAAAGTAACCTACCATATTATTACTTAGTTTTATTTCATGTTCTTTGCATAATTTAATTAATGATTTTGGAAGTTCATTAATGGTATATTTAAAATACTTTCCATCATTAATAATATCATCAATCCCTGCGGAAAATATTTGTTCAAATTTTGAGTACAGCGGCACTTTATCAAGAATTGATCCAATATTACTTATGCAATTATATTCTGATCTTCTTATAAATTTTAAGAAATTGGCATATTTCTTATCATCAAAGCATTCATATAATTCATCTAAAGTGTAATATCTCAATTGGCGCCTTAAATCTTTAACAGGTTTACCTTTAATCCCGATTGCCGTCTTTGTAGCAAAATCATATTTTACCGTACGACCATCTTCATAATTAAAGATTAAATATTGCTTTTCTTTGTAAATTCTCATTTGATTTACCATTCCCAACTATACTATATTATTATAATAGACTTATTTTACTATGATGATACACAACCCCATCGTCACATCTTACTAAAACTTGATTCCTATAAATATTATTCATTGGTCGTGCAATACAGGCACTAACCACTGTAACTATTTCTTTCGTGCTTTTAACTTTTACTTTATCTCCATTACGCAATTTTGTTGCTTCTTTAAAGTTCATACATTTCATCCTCTTTCAGCAATCCGCTCTTTACTAAATGCTCTCTGATTACCTCTACAATCATTGTATCAATCGCATTAACAACCTCACATCCGTCAGAAGCATATTCAAACTCTTGCGTGATGAAATCGTTGACAATTCTGTCAAAATCAATATTTTTAATTGCTTTAGAAATGCCCCGTTGGATCTGTTTAATATGATCATCTGTTAGTAATTCCCTAATTTCTGTCATTTGCGATCTCCTTTTTAAACCTTTCTTCTAAATCAAATATTGATTTACCTTCTCCCTTAAATGGTTCATCTATTCTACTCTGAAGACCTCTAAGCTTTTGCCAATATTCAGGTAAATACATATAGATATTCTTTAATTCTTTAATATTTTTATTCCTACAACACCAACATGAAACTCTATCTAATATGGAATACAACTCTACGCCGTTTTCATCCCAATTCCACCCTTTTGAATAGCAATACTTTAAACAGTCCTTTTCCGTCATTCTCCATTCGACTAAAGGATATTTCTTATTTGGGTTATTTTGAACTCTACTTGGTTCATCTACTGCAATTCCAACATATTCAATTATTTCTTCATTTCCATAGGATTCTTTATAATGATTTTTTATAGACGTTAATTTTCCACTGGTTCCCCATCTGGCACATCCACCACACCACTCATACCCATAATGGTATGAATGCTCTTTGTTATCTTGGTTTCTATACTTCACAGGACGAACCAACATATCATATAAAAATGGATTTTTAGAATGTAGATCTGTATATTTGATATGCTTATTAAATAGAATTTCTTTTATTTTATTTCTGTTTTTATAAATAGAATCAAATTCCATTCCAGTGTCAAAGAAAATAACTTCGTCTAATGGACAATTATCTTCTAATAATTTTAAAACCATAGCAAGGCTATCCTTACCAAAACTGCAACTTGCAATATGTTTCATACTACCATTTACCAAATCGGTTCGTGGAAATGCTAGTAGCCTCCCATGCCAACTTACGTCAACGCTGTTTTCTAGCACTTTACTTATATGTACGTCACTCTCATATAAAACCCAGTCTACTAGGATCTAGTATTACTCCTTTCCAATCTTATGTTTTTTCATTAACGTTCCTTTATTTATTATTCTCTAATCGTTATATAATTATTAAAATCAAACCACTCTGGATGTCTGTCCTCATAATCCATACAGCTCTTTACAATTTCTTTTGTTTCGCAACACTTTTCACAAAAGAACCTATCAACTCTCTTGAACCTACATGAGCCAGGATAACGATCAAAATAAATATATTTAGTATCCAGATGAATCCATTTATGTTCGCACTGATTGTTACTCATTGTTTAATTCTCCCAATTTCTCAAAAAGTCCTGAATATATTCATAGTCCCAACCACCAGACCCATCTATATTCGTATCATCTTTTAGTAAATCCCATGCTTCTTCTCTGGTTTCAGCATATCCGATAAGCCAATCACTATCTCCACAAGTTTCACAATAGGTCTGTTCATAGTCTAATTCATCATCAGAGGTATATAAGCCTCCCATATGAGATTGATATATGTACATTATTTAATTCTCCTTATATGATTCAGGTAATAGCATCCAAGCTTTTGCCTCACCGTAAATCCGACTCCACCTCCATCAGATTTTACTACCTTTGTACATTCTCTGTACCTTAGTTACTTCTCCACTTGCAGTAGTCACTAATACATTAATAACTGTTCTTCTGCATACTTATCTACATCTTCCTTGTATAACTCATAAACAGATCCACTTTTCGTAATAGCTTCCTTATGACTACCTTTGTCATTTATTTTTATAATTCTTGATGTAATTACGGGATCACCATCCTTAAAGTCAGGGTGTCCATAGACATTTCCCTGCAAATAATATTTTCTAAGCTCAGGAGCTGTAAAATTTTGACTAAATCCTCCTGTTACAGACCAATTCTTTAATCTCATATACCTTCTTCCCCATTAAATAATTTAGTATTGTCATTTTTAGCTGCCAAGTTAGCAACTCTACTTACCATTTTAAACGACTCTCTAATCAATGTACCATTCGGACTTCTGTTGCTATATCCCATATGTCCATATGAGTAGAAATCTTCATCCTTCTTTTCTTCCTTAATATATTTTTCTGCATAATCAATTTCATCTTTTGCGATTTGTAAAGACAAAATCATATAATCAATTTGTTCTTTTACTGTCATTACTTTGCCTCACTTGTTACATTTATATATTCTCCAAATGAAACTTTTGTTTTACTTAAGTTCCATAAAACTGTTTAATTTATTCTAATCTCTGGTATACTAATAAACTGTGCCAATAATCCCTCATGATAAAATACCCTATCGCTATCTGTAATCTCTTCTCCTAAAAATTTTCTAATTACAAATGGCAGCATGTAGTTATCCAGGCATTTGAACTCAATATTAGTTTCTCCATTCTCTTTAAAAATCTTTTTATAATACCCTTCTGTTCCATAAATTTTATGTAATGTAAACAGTTCTACACTAAATGGAATATTAAATTTTTCTCTTAACCTTTCATCTATTAATCCTTTTACAAGAGTTAATGTATCTAAACCACTTGCTGATGTCATATCATATACAATTTCATCATTGGAAAATGATACTATTCTTTTTTCATCAACAAAATCATATAAACAGCTTAACACCTGATCCATTAGATATTTTTCGTAAGTAATATGTCTTCTTGGATTGCAGTTTCCTAAAATGACCTGACGGATATACTTACTATCAATAATGTGTTTATTATCTGTAAATGATTTAATAAAATCTTCCCATGTGGAAGCCCCTCCGAATATACTTTCTCCAATGCTATATTCATAATATTTCAAAGAAGAAAAGTTTGCCTTTTTCATATCGATGCTAATAAATAATTTACCTTCATTTGTTGATTTATAAATATCTTTCCCAGGAAGATTTTCATGTTTTACACGGTATTTGTTCATGTCATCGGAATTGAATTTTTGATATGCTTCAGAATTTTTGATATTAAGAATAGCAGAATCTTTTACTTTATTATATTCTTCAAAATAGTCTTGCTGATTGTTATACTTCTCTAATTCCTTTAAAAATAAATTCCACTTATCTACAGAACCATAATACTTATCAAACAAATTTAATCGATCTGTAAAGTAAGGTTCTATGAATAATTTAATTGGAATATTGCAATCTTTGCAAAATCGTTCTCTCATCTTTTTGGATATTGTCATAAGATTTCCCCTCTCACTATACGTTCATTTACGTCCATTTTAAATTCATTAATGCGCTTATAATCTGGTAAATCAGGAAGTGATGTATTAGCTTTGGCATACTCAAATCGCTTTTCATATTCATTTAATAAATCATAAAACGCCGGAATAGGCTGCTTATTATCATCTAAATATTCTCCATTTCTAATACTCATAAGCAATTCGTGTTCATCGGATCTGTAGGTAATAATCTTCTCTTTTTCAAGAATGTCTATGCACATCATATAAAGTCTAAGTAAATGAGCCATATGCTTTCCCAACTTATTATGGTTAATTGCTTTTTTATTTCGCATACCAATTTTATTATAACTACTAACTATAGACTTCATCTCATTCCACATGCCAGCCCAATCTCGCAAAGGATAATGAGTCAAATTCACATCCATGAAAATTTCACTATCATATTCTTCTTGAGTTGATTTATCTATATAAAGTTTTACATCGCTATCTTCATGAGGATAATACCTGTTTTTAAATTCAAATCTTGCATTATTAATACTTTTCAAAATATGTGCTTCATTTTGTGCCTGTCCAACCAATCTTGCGGCCTTGTTTTCCATGCGTCTCAACTGGGATGAAGCATAATTTCCAAAACTATATATGCAAATTTTTGATAAGAACATTTTATTATTATTGAGAAGTAACTTACCAATATCAGATAAATATAAATAGTGTTCATAATTCAATCCAAGAATTTCTATAACATTTGGATTTTGTTTTGTTAATAACGTAATTATTTTATTAAAAGAATAAATTACGGTATCTGTATTATTATCATCTATTTGTTCAAAATCTTTATTGAGTAAAATTTCTTCTTTTTTATTTAATGCTATCCCACGAATATCTAAATCTGAAGTCCCATCTGATTTTTCCATTCCATACGCATAACTTCCACCTAATCCGATAAGAATAATATTAGAACCTAAATGTTCATTAGTTTTCAAAAAATTATATTCTTTTTCTTTTAATATATCTTTTATATGATTATTTTTCATATAGCTAATTATACCTCCATATATAACCACCCGCAGTTTTCTGCTTACCCTTACACACATTAATAATACCAGTTCCTTTTATACCAATTTCCTTGGAAGCTTCTGATATACTATTCCATATTTTAATTAAATTCATATCAATATCATATTGATTAACTGATTTAAATGGTTTTCCACATTTATTATAAAATACAGGTTTCACATCGTTACAATTATCTACATATTTCCACTGATAGCCACCAGAAGTTTTATTTCTACCACATATACAATCCCATATATGCGAATATCCCGTTTCTCTTTGTGCTTGTTGAATTCCAGAATATTTATTTATAAAATTTCCATCTAAATCAAACTGTGCGACTGGTTTTGACATAGTGTCAACTATCCTTTTCCCGTTTCTTAAGTTAGTTTCTATTCTGCTTTCTATTGGATTATAAGAGCACAAGCCAATTTTTGCTCCATTTATTAAATGATTCCTAATAGTATTTCTACAACAATTAAAATGTTCTGCGATTTCATCTAAGTCCTTTTCTTTTTTTTCGTAATAATCACATATCATTTTTGTTTTATTTGTAGTTGAAAATTCATGACATTTATCCCAATCAATATCATATTTCTTAAAATCCAATATTGTCGGAAGTAATGATTTCAAAATATTATCTGCTAGAAAATTATTATTGGAATTAGAACAATCGATTACGATGTAATATTGTATACCATTTTGTATAGCCAAATCTTTTTTATACTGATCATTCAATTGTTCTTCTATATAACTTCTTCCACCACAATACGAAAAATCAGATACACCATAATGTTGTTTTCCATTTACCTCAATAATCATATTGTATAATGGCAAATAAAAATCATATCTTTTTGAATCAGACCAATCAAATATTTTTTCGCACTCAAAGTATTCACTTAACTGATTTAAAAATTCAATTACAAATTTTTCTCCATAACTACGAATTTTACTACACTTCTGGCATAATGATAAATTAGTTACCATTTTATTTAAATTTCTAACTGATATATCTCCACATTCTGGACATAGCCATTTTAATTTTTTATTAGACCCAAACGAATACCTAAAGCCATCCTCTTTATCTAATAATCGTGCCGCTAAATCAGGATGTGTTGTCCATAAATCGTTAATACCTTTTTGAACCTGTCTTCCAGAACATACAGGGCAATGCAATTTATTATCTACAAATACATTTGTTGGCAAAGACAGAAATTCATGACCACAGTCTGCAATAAACCAATATTTCTTACCTGAAAAAATTTTATTAATTTCAACATTATTTTTTCCAGAGTAATATTGGGGATATTTCGATAAATATTCTCTTATCTTTTGTATCTTTATTATGTTACACCTCTTCCACCAAGCGTTAAAATGATAATATTTTTACCAAGATTTTCATTCTCTTGTAGAAAATTATAATCTTCTGACTTTAAGGTATTTTTGATTTTTTCAAGTGTCATTTTATTTATACTCCTATTTAACTTCATATTTCACATCTTCAACATCTTAAATAACTTATTTTTCACTCTACAAACTTGAGGTTGAGAACACCCAAGCTTTCTACCAACTTCTCTTTGTGTATATCCATTACTAAGTAATAATATCATTTGCTTTTCCTTGTCCTTAAAGGATTCTAAACACTTTTCAAAAGTGATTTGAGTTATTACATCATTCTCCACATTTTCTTTAGCTGGAAGATAATTTAAATGTGAATTGGTATCCTCTTCATCATTCTTCATTTCTGCCTGATAATAATATATTTGATATTCTGGAATACTCTTTGCGTTTTTACTTTTTCTTTTTTCCATCAATATTTTTGACATCATTACTTTGTAAGCATATGTTGTAAAACTGTATCCTTTATTTGGATTAAAATTAATCGCAGCATTACACAGCCCAATAGCAGCTACGTCATAATGTTCTTCTAACGAAAACTGATTAGAGTATAAAAACGAATAAATCAAATTATGATTTTCTTCTACTAATTTTCTCTGTTCATCTGTAATTTTTATCACCCCATATTTTTAACATCGTTCAAATTGATTTCTTCCTGTTCTATTACCTCAAACCATGTTGGTTTTAATCCAATCCTTTCATGGAACTCAATCATAACATCTGAAAATTTATTCTCCAACCATTCTATCTGGTCATCCGTTACATCCTCGTATATGTAATCTTCACAACCAGTATCACTACAATAAGCTTCATCTAAATATTGTAAAACTCTCTCAGCATCCACATCAGTCCTGAGTGGAACGTATATACATTTACCCAGATGAATTACTGGATTAAACTCCTTATAAAATTCCATACATCCAAGAGCATCTTTTATTGCATCTTCTCTTGTACTGAATGTACCATGTGACCATGTATCATTATTAATCTCATTCCAAGACCAACAATCAAAAGAGTTATCATTCAAGTATTTATTACAATACGAATCAACATCATCTATAATAAATGGCTCTGGCACTCCAATACATACATATTTATCAGGTAGTGATTTAAAGAAACCTTTTTCACAAGCTAGACAATTCTTACATTTTAAAGCGTAATTATATTTTTCTTTCAGATAACCTACATGATTCTTACATTTCATAATATCACCAAAACACCCTTTCGCATCCGCAATCCGGAAAGAACTCAAGTATATTCCAGATATCGTTATAGTTACTAATCCCCTGTTCGTGATCTCTCATCCAATTAATTAACTCATGTAATACATCAATGAAGTTATCTGAATTACACTTATATAATAATCCAGTATCAAAATCATCATTATCTTCTATTCCTATGAATATCGTATTATCTCTTCCCCATGCAGAAACGAATTCTTTAGATGCTGATAAACTGATGTATGGTCTACCACAAAAACATTCTTCATAATCGAAGTAAATATTTGATGTAACCCATAAATAATTCCCAACTTTTTCAAACTTCATAACTTAGGCTCCCACATCCAATATAATTCTTCATCTAAGCTGTCACAAATATCACATGTGTGTGGTGGTGGATATTCAACATTATGTGCACAGGTTCTACAATTCTTTATTACATTAGAATTTTCACTATCGTAACCTACTCCCAATTTTTCAGTAATTTCTAATATTTGTTCATTCTCCATTTCACCTTGAATCTCTCCAATTAGAAAGCTTAATGTCTGTATTAGATCACACATGTAAGAAGTAACTTTTTGAGAAAATTCAGTTCGTGTATTTTCATTTTGATTGAGTTTTGAAGCAATATTAAATAATTCATTACACTGCTGCTGTTCTACAATTAATTCATCTAAAATCTCTGTGTTCATCATTTATTCTATCTTCCAATTCATCGACTTTACATTCCAGCAAATTTACCCGATTTGCCAAATCGTAATTTTCAGCTTCCAAATCATATACCCTATCTTCACTTTTTTCATATTTGTCGTTTAACTCCAAATAATCATCATCGGTATATTGTGGGATCAATCTGTCTAATTCGTCAGCTAAATCTCTGTTATAGTTTTCTCTAATTATCTTCGAGATATCTTGTAAATCGTATATCTGCTCCCAATATCCATTGACTAATATCATTATGCGCCCTCATTTTATATAAGGGTGTGTAATTACATACCATTATTCTTCATACTTTCAACTTCAAGCATAGCCCTAATATAAGCTTCCTTCTGAATCTCAATTTGTTTTTCTCTTTCTTCCTGCGCTCTCTTAGCAGATCTACGCTCCTTATAAGCTTTCCTTTTAGCACGTTTTCTTTCGATGCGTTTCTGTTCTTCCTCGTCAATCTGCTCTTCACGAATTTTATTTTCATAAACTTTAATTCCATGCTTAACAGCATTGTTATAAGCGGATGATCCACCCATAACCTTTTTGGAAATACAAATTCCAATTGCCTGTTCAAGACTAAACACATCAGGTTCTCTACATACGGACTTTTCCTTCGTTCCATCTAAAAATGTTACTTCTACTACTTTGTCTGGAACGATGATATTTACATCAATAACATCGTTTCCATTTTCAATACGACATTCTTTAATATAATTCAAAGCACGATCCATGTTATTATTCTCCTTCATATTGTCTAGTGTACATGTTGCTGTTACCACTTCTGCCTCAAATAAATTTCCCAATACTAAATCAACATTATCAATTAGCACTTTACCTGTCCAACTTAGACTATTAAATAATGAACCATTATTTTTAAAAATTTCATATTCTCTAACACTAATTGCCTGTTTAATATGCACTCTCATGCGCTTTGCCTCTTCATTGACAAACCTAGCTTCAGCTGAAGTTGCAGTTACAATTGGATGACCTGTTCTAGCTGACTCCATAATCAAATCATACGTTTTTCCACAATTTCTTGGCTTACAAATAATGTTCATATACGTTAATTCTCCTTCTTTTCATTTAACCAGTCACAATATTTTTGGCAAGCAGCTTGACTTCTAAAAGCAATTCTTTCGCCATATCTTTTCTGCTTATGATATTCCTTTGTTTCATCTGTAAAATCATCAAATATTTTTTCAATTTTAAATTCGCTATAATAATCATAAGCCTCTACAAAATTCTTATTAGGCCTGTAATTCTTTACAAAGTATACATTTTTATCATCAGCATATCTTGGATTATATGCCTTGTGGAATTTAATCATTCGGTTCTGCGAAATTACAGGTTCATACGAATAAATATTCTTTGAACATTCACATGGCTTTTTGGTTATTGTACCATCTGGATATGTAGCAACTAATTCTCTGTTTTCATCACATAAATTACATTTTGGTTTCATGTGTGGTACATGTTCTGCGTACCAAACATCTGAATCTTCCAATAGGTTCTCAAAAACTTCTTCCATAGTTTTTCTATAGAATTCTTTTTCTACTTCACGCTTATAATTTTCTTCTCTGTGTTTAAGAGAATCTTTTTTACTTCTTAATTCTCTTTCTTTGCTTTTATAGCTATCAAGTTGTCGCCTTAGATCTTTATTCTCAATTTCTAAACATTTCATCTTGTCACGAACATCGGCTTTGAGGGTTTCCTTAAATTTCTCTTTTAACTCATCAAAGAAGATTTCTTCTTCACTTGGCTCATAATAATCATCGTAATACATTTAATACCTCCATTAATAAAATGCGGATTTTATTAGCAAATTTTTACTATATATTGTGATTTTTGTTTTATTTGATACTATATATTGTGTATTATTCCAGCCTTTGACCACAATAGGCACAATATCTATGTTCAAAAACATCTGATGTGAAAGTTCCGCATATAGGACATCTCACATCACTGCTAAGACCACGTTCATATTTCTTTGGTATCTGTTTATCAAGTGCTGCTATTGCCATTTCCATATCTTCAAAAGAATCTCCGCTTCCTACCCCAGCGATTTGAGTTGCCGTTTCTATTCTATATTTAAGCCTGTTAATTGCTTCTTGCTCTGTCATTATTCTCTATCCTCTCTTTTGCAATCCCAAAATATTTTTCATCTCTTTCAATTCCAATAAATTTTCTTCCTAAATTCACCGCAGCTACTCCAGTTGTGCCAGATCCCATGCAACTATCGAATATTAAATCTCCTTCATTGGTATATGTCTTTATCAACTCTTCCAATAAGGCTAATGGCTTTTGTGTAGGATGAAGAGCAGATTTTTGAACATCCTTCGCAAATTTCCAAACAGATTTAGGATACCGTTCTGTACTATCATAGGTAGTTAATCCATGTTCTCCATAATCAGTTGTACTTTTACATCCAACTTTATGTTCAGCCTTACTTACTTTTCTCGTATGTCCTGTTGTTTTCTGTGGATTATATGTAGGAAGTTTTTTATAGAATATGCAGATGTCCTCATGGTTTCTTAATGGCATTTTTTTAGCATTTAAAAATCCTGTTGGTTGAGTTTTCTCCCAGATTAAATTGTATTTCCACATTTCTTTATTGCTTATCATCAGTTCTGCAGTAAACATTCCATTTGCAAATAAAATAATTGCGGCATTATCTTTTACAATTCGTTTATACTGTTCCCAAAGTGGTTCAAATGGTATAATTACATCCCATTTATTACGGCTGGTTTGACCTTAACCATAAGGAAGATCTGTAATAATACAATCAACAGATTTATCTTTTATTCTTTTCATTTCTTCTAAACAATCTCCACAGACCAATAAATAATCTTCCTTAATAATTAAAACCACCTTCTTTCGACAAATATTTTTTTCTGATATACTCCCATTCATCTGGCATATAATTAAATTTTGCTCTATTAACACACCAAGGAATAATTTGTAAATTACTTAATTCCCATGTACCACCCTTAGACAAAGGAACTTTATGATCTAATGATGGTTTTGCAAATGATACTTTATTTTCATTAAGCCAATTGTTATATGTAATGTTAAAACCATCCTCGTAATAAAAATATTCTACGAATTTCACATATTCTTCGTCTGTAAAATTATCTCTTACTCTATCTTTAAACATTAGAGAATTAATACATTTTAATTTTTCAATATCTTCAAACGATTTCAACCATTCTATAGAAACATTTCTGTGTAAATGTGCAGCCATATTTTTGTATAATGTTTCTTTTGGCATGGTTTTACCTTTACTCCAAGGTATTCTCCCTTTTTGAGCAAGACTAATATTTCTTTTGTGTTCTTCTGTGAATGGTTTTCTTTTATATCCTTTTGAAGACTTTCTTTTTCTACCTTTATTAGTAATTTCAATATTATATTTTTCTAATATTCGTTTGATTTTATGATGATCTGTATTAAATTTATCAGCAATCATTCTCAATGAATATTTTTCATTAATATATAAGTTAATAATTGTATTTTCATTGGAAGTTATTTTTTAAAACACCTACCTTTCATTAATTCCAGACAATCGCCTTGCCATAGTTCATAATCTTCTATAAAAATTTTTCTTCACCAGAAAGGTGACATGTCCTTAGTAGCTACCCTAACTTTTATCCTTTCTGATTTAATTTGTATTTAAATATTCTCTATTCATCCTTTTACATTCATCAGTATTTATAATGTCTGAAGGACTAAAATATCTAATAAATCCGCATGTGTCATTCATATTAACAACATGTCTACATTTTACTAATGATTTTTTCTTATCTGGACTTCTGTAATCGCCACGCTTATAAATATCAATTACATTTATCCATCCATAATAATCGCAATATTCTCCTGATGTATTCTTCAATCTGTACCAATTTCCAACTTTAATATCTTGTATTCTTATATTTTTATCTCCTGCTCTTTCAAATGAAACTAATTTTTCATTGAATTTGTAATCCTTTAAAAATATGTTCAATGGTAGGTTCGTTCCATGCATTTCCCATTAAACTGCAACGTTTTGTATAAGAAATCCTTCTACCATTCACTTCTACATTTGTGAAATTATCAGGTACTCCTTGCAATCTCTCATATTCAATTTCAGTTAATTTTCGTGCTCTACCATTATCAAGAACTTTCTTTTCCTGATATCCACCTGATACACATGTTAATGTCGCCATCTTAAAATTCGGATTATATATTCGTCTGCACATTTCTGTTGTATTTACTTTTAACTTAGCACAAACCTTTTTATTCATATCTAAAATTTCAAAATCTTTGTTATAAAAATATTTCTCATCTATATTGAATTCCATCACATCTTTTAATATTAATGAATTACTCTCAGGAATAGATAAAAGCGGAATATTCGTCCAGTAATATCGTTCTCTGTCTTGGGCTGTGAATCTATTGCTATTAATCAAAACTCCATCTACGCCCATAATTCTATTAATTTCTTTTAAATCATCATCATTGGATGGAATGACGTTTTCTGCCATAAACCACTTTGGTTTAATAATTTCTAGTGCTTTCTGCAACTCATATACAATTCCAGATTTACCAAGTAATCCATTATTCACTTCTTTATTCTCTATTCGCAACCGTGAAAGGCTCTGGCAGCACATCCCACCAATCACTAAATCAAATCCTTTATAATTATTCCAATTTGCTTCATATAGATCGCCATGATGTATAATCCAAGGAAAGTGATATGATGAAACTGCTATTGCTTCTGGTAAAATTTCATATGTATGATATTCTGATATTGGAATAGCAAGATTCTGCAATGCGAGGATACCCGTTTCTATTCCACCACAAAGGCTTAAAACTTTTAGTCCGTGTCTTAATAGACCATTATTTCTATTTTCTTTATTCAAAATACCCTATTTTACAGGGCGTGTACACGCTTGTTACCTAGAATCACTGTATTTCCCTTCTTAATTTTATGCTTTTATCTAATTTTCATTAGTATTTGCAACTACCAATGAAAACAATATTTCTTTATATAATTCCATGAAATTTTCCCAGATCTGGGGTTAAGATTTTAGAGGGACATTAAGAACTAATGTCCCATTATCATATTCTCTATAAACTACTTTAACAACCTATAATGATGTCTGTATTCCTATAAAGTTGATATTACCTCTACCAATTACCTCAACTTCATCGTATTCATTAATTTCAAAGTTTACATCTCCATCGAAATTTTTAATCAATGTAGTTGTCCAAGGTCTTTCAATATGATAATTGAAATCAGGATTATACTTTAATACTTCGTCCAGAAGAAAAACTCCAACCATTCCTGCGTCTGCACAAAATTCTCCAATGGCTTCGTTTGTATCTGTATTAAATGTTGTGCAGCTCCAATCTCCATAAATGGTATCTCTACAAATATAATTTGTAATACCTAATTTATTCATATCATCTCCATAATTGCTTTTGCTCCAATCATCATCTTTGCAAATATAACATGGGTCTGTAACAATAATATCGCCTTTAAATTTCATATTTCTCTTTCCCCTTTCCAATAAAATGAACATTCCATCTGTTATTTTTATTTTCTAAACAACTTATACAATCATTCCAACCATCTGCATATCTATTCAGATATTCGTCAGAATGATAATTTTAGTATCATTTTCAGGAAACTTCCGAATTGGACACCAATCTGGTTTCTCTTGTGTATAACTAACATCAATTTCTCTAATCAATTCATTGTCAGTCGGATCAAGTTCTAATTCGCAACAAGCTTCAATTCCTTCATCTATTTCCCTACAAAATCTACAATCCAAACATGTTTCTGGAATATCAACTAAAACAAATCCTTTTTCCATAGTCAATCCTTCTATATAAATTAAATGTGTGGTCATGTAGCAGCCACTACACCACCACATGACCACACATTTAATTAAGCTTCAAGTTAATTTTTATATCTCCATATATATCCATATGCGGATTTTTTATTTCCACTGCAAACATCAGCAATTCTTTTCTTATTAAATCCTGTTTCTTTTTCTACCTCCAACGAATTCTCGAATTCTTTTATTAAATTACCTTCAAAATCTAATTGTATAATTTTTCTATTCTTTGTAATATTGGGAGATATATTAGATGTATCGTTATTATAATACTTCCACCTATATCCAAAACAATTATAGTTTCTTTTAATTGCTCTAATAATTGCGCTATCATTTGGAATATTGTAGTATTTTACTGCTTCAATTATACTATCCCACGTTTTTATAAAAGTTCCATCGATACTATATTGATTTATTTTTCTTCTATTATTACTTCTCTTACCTATCTTGGAATTATGTATCTTTTCAATTTTATCTGAATATGGATTAAAATTGATATAGTTATAATTCAGATCATACTCATCAAAACTACTTTCATTTATATGTAAATCTTTACAATCATCAAAAAATCTCCAATAATATCCACAATGTATCTTTTTATCTATACACCAGTTACTTATTGTTGTTACACTTTTTAGACCAATTTTTTCTGAGCAAAATGAAAGAGATTTAAAAACATTTAACACTTGAAAAGATTGGGAAAATTGGATGACCTTTTTATTACCAATCTCCTTTACTCCCATTCCTCCAGTACATATATTATATCCATTATTTATAGAATCATATATTTCTATATATAATTCTTCACCTAAACATGCCTGTTCAAATGGTAAATTGTCTTCTATAATTTCATGAGTAAAATTTTCCCATCCGTATTTCTGTATTGCATTCCAAAATTTAGGTTGATTTTTGTATCCATTCCCATTAGTTCCAAATCTTTTATTGGTATTTTTAGTAATACCAATGTATGATTTTCCCTTTGGAGATGTATGCTTATAAATACAATAAATATTTTCTTTTTCCAAATCCACTATGTTAAAAACCGTCCTTCCATTAACATGTCTCTCATTTCTGTAAATTCCATAACTCTCTCTCCTTTATAGATGTTTTTATTTATTTAATTGCCCTGGATGGAATCGAACCATCGCTTATCATGTGATATATGCTCTCCCAACTGAGCTACAGGACAACCTTGATGTGCATTTTATTTCTGGCTGATGCCTTCTTAAAGTTCTCATATATTTGACATCATTTAATGCTCCATTCGTATTCTCGGCAACCAGAAATTTGACAACCGTTCACAGCTTATGTTGCTGCCGATATGTGCACCATCTGAGTTGTCAATGGAACCTCTGGGATTTGAACCCAGGACTTACTGCTTATGAGACAGTCGCTCTAACCGCTGAACTAAGGTTCCTGACGGTGAAGTTCTTAAAAAAAGAACTCCACACATTTTTACAATTATTATTTTTTATTACTTCCAACTAATTTAACTAACAATCTCTGATATGGTGTAAGCTTTACACCTAAGATATATTCTGTAAATTTATCTGGATGCTTTTTCCAAAACTCAAATGACTTACATGATTTCATCAATCTTTTATTACTTTTACATAAATTGTTCTTAATAATACATTCTCTAATGAATTCTAAGTCCATCAATTTTTCTCCTATAATTCCACATCAAGGTTCTTTAAATCATGTCTTTTCTTAATCTTGGCTTCTTCCTCTGTTAGAAAGTTTTTGAGTTTTGCCATAATACTTGTCATTTTTGCTGTTGGAAGCTTATGAGAAACATTCTTGGATGCTCGAATATTCCTTTCCTCAATATATTCCCGACTATTCTTTGGATAAGGATTAGGCTTATATGTATATCCCTTTCCTGCTTCTCTTCTTCTGTTCATTCTTTCTTCTCTTGTCATAATCGAAAATCTCCTTGTTATTTATTTCTCTTTTTTCTACCTAAAATGTATCCAGTACAAAAACTCACTCCAATACATATTAGGAACACACCTATGTTTAATACAATCATTTTCTCTTCGCTGCCTTTAACTGATCCAACTGTTTCTGAATCTCGTCTTCCTTCATCTTATTATCAAGTCGTTTCTGTTGAACAGAAGCGGAATTTTCATAAGCAATCTTATTCCCAATTCCCTCTTCCTTAGTTTTCTGGATTCCTTCTCTTACCTTCTCCAGCATTTTATCTTCTTCACTTGTGCTCACTCCAGGAGTGGCCTGTAAAGATTTAGTAACCTGTGCCGTTTCAAGAATTAGTACAGCCTTTTCCTTTTCAGCTTTAAGGTCATCAAGCTCAGTGTTCAGATTATCTAAGATTTCCTTTTGAACTGCTGCGTTATCATTTAATTCTTTCAACGCCTCTCTGATAATCTCAATCTTGTCTTTTATTTCCTGCCGTCTGGTAAGATATACCTTCGCTCCACTATCATCATTTTTGGAAATGCAGTTATCAATATTGATATCTAACTGCATATTCTCCTTTTTTAGATTTCTAAGCTGATTTTCATAAGTTTCAATCTTACCAAGCATCTGCGTATAGATAGAAAATGCACTTTTGTAGCTTTCTTCTTTTTTACTAATTGCTGTATTATAATATGACTTTGCCCCTGTTGGACTGGCTGCATCTTTCGATGCAACCTCATCCGCTGTGCCAGAAGCCCTAAGTCTCAAACGTTTCCCACTTTTAGTAAAGAATAAAAATCCCACTAAACACGCTAAAAAAATTAACAGAACGATTGTGTTAAACATTGCTTAGTCTCTCCCTTCATCAATGTCCAGACCAAAGTTCTTAAATAATTCCGTCATTCCTCCAATATATCCCGATCCTAATGCCTGGAATTTAAACCCATTTCCATATCTATACAATCTACCCATCTCTACGGCATTAAGATTCTCAAAATTTTCATTCTCAGAAAGGTCATACTCCCACTTTGTAGTTGGATTATCATAGTCACAAATAACCATTTTTGCATTATTAACCATTCCAAAATTCTGAAGCCTCTGTACTGCCATATAAATAGTTAAGCAAATAGTGAAATCAGTTCTTTCACTTGGAAATCCGTCCGCATTAACAACAAAATATTCATCGTAATGCTTTCCATCAAATGTAATACCACGGGAATCATCTCCTGTAAGATTGTCTCCGGAGAATTCAATCCAAGGATATACATTTCTATCATAAGTGTTATAATTGATAATATCCTGTGGATATGCAACTTTTCTATCCGTTCCAGTAACGAAACCATGAATATCAAAATCAATATCTGCTTCTCCAGCGTATCTGTTCTGATCCCAATTCACTCCGATGAAAAACTTCTTGATTGCGCTTCCATCGTCCTTTACCATATTTACCTTCTGATTCTTACTCATATTGATTGTTGCCATAACTTTTTCTCCTTTATAATTATTTGTTGTTTAACCAATCCTTGTACTGTCTTAAAATTTCAGTATATAATTCTTCATCTGTCATCTTATTCATGTCTGAAACAGCTGTGAATCCAGTGTTGTCACAGTTTCTTCCCTTTAAATTGTCAAGGGACTTGAGATAAGAAAATCTTTCATCGCCAATTCCAATAAACTGAACAAACATATTGTATTTTGATAATTCCCTTACAATGTCATTTGTTTCTTCCTTATCAAAATTGTCACCATCTGTAATAAAAATGATAAATGCTGGAATTGTACTTGGTTCAATATCCTTATAGTAATTAACGATATCTCTTAAAACGGGTGCGTAATTAGTACCTCCCATTGACATTCGAGATCTCTGCATTACATCCTTTACATAATTCTTGTAATTAGCGTTATTAACTGCCTGTAGGCGTTCCTTTCCATTAGAGAACAGCCATGATTCTAATTCTCTGTTATCGTCAAACTTTAATGCAATTGGTAGAAGTCTTGTGATAGTTTTCTGGACAGAACCATTATTGAATAACCAATTCATACTTCCAGAGTAGTCCATAGCTAAAGCAACTCTTGCTGTGTGCTTGGTCATATCGACCTTGCTGCTCTTTGACATATTGATAAGAACCTTATCCAAATTTTCTTTTGACTTAGACATATCAATCGTCATGTTAGCTGTTTTTACTTCTGCTGAATGTACCTCCTTTGACTGATTAGCCTGATGGGTGACTGTATTAGCCACCACATCATTTGTTTCCTTGCCAAATAATTTACTGAATAATCCCATATTTAATTTCCTCCTTGGTTTTATATTCTCTTTTTTCAAATGCTTTTCTCATTAAATCAATTGGAATAACCATGATTGCCAATGCAGTAATTACTAACCACTGATTCAAACTCAATGTACATACCTTAAGTAACTCTCCTGCATTGCACAGAATAATGGTACTTGCTAAAATACTTATTGCGATATAAACAAAATTCTTATTTTTACTGATTCCAGTAAAAAGATTGATATGCTCTGTTCTAATGTTAAATCCATTGAAAACAGCCATAAAACATAACAGACCAAACCTTGCAGTCAATGCTTCCGTGCCATTTGCAAATAAATTTGCGATTGGTGTTAAGGTAATAATCATATATAATCCAATGAAGCTTGCTGTACTTAACGCAATTCTCTTTTTAGCCCCTCTAATAAATAGACCAGATCCCTTTTTAATTGGGCGTTCATCCATATACTCATCCTTGGGAGGTTCTCCACCAAATGATAAGGAATTAAGAGAGTCCATAATAATATTGACAATTAAAATCTGTACAGAAGCTAATAAAGCTGTACCTGCGATCACGGGATAAAGCATACTCAGAATGAGTAGTGAAATATTGATAGGTAATTGAAATTCCAAGAACATCATAATATTGTGCATAAATGTTCTGCCAAGCTCTACAGCTTTTACTACAGAAGCAAAGTTATCATCCGTAAGAACAATATCTGAAGCTTCTTTCGCTACATCAGATCCTCCTTGCATTCCAAATCCAACATCTGCTTTCTTTAATGCCGGTGAATCATTTACTCCATCACCAGTCATGGCTACTGATCTGCCAATCTCCTGAGCCAATGTAACAAGTCTGAGCTTTGTATTTGGTGAACATCTTGAAATAACGCTTAGCTGCGGAAGAATATTTTTCACTTCATCATCCGACATTCTTTCAAACTCGTCATTAGTTAAAGCAATATCTCCGTCCTTATAAATTCCACATTCCTTTGCTACAGCAGTTGCCGTTTCAATACAGTCACCTGTAATCTCGATTACCTGGATTCCTGCTTTATGAGCCACCTTGACTGCTTCTGGAACTTCTTTCCTAACTGGATCAACTACTCCAATGATACCCAATAGCGTCATATTCTCTGGAAGGATATTCTCTGTCAAATCTTCCTTGGTATAAGTTAAAGCAATGCATCTCATAGAATTTTTGGTCATAGAACCGATTTTTTCATTCAGTCTATCCAAAACATCTTTTGTAAGAGAAAGAATATTTTCACCATCTAAATCTAAATAGGAATCACATTTCTCGATTAGCTTTTCAGGTGCACCCTTATAGTATGTAATGTTATCTTGGGAAGTAAATGCCGAATACTTATTCGTACTACTGAACACCTGCTTTAGCTTTTCTTTGTATTCATCTTTAATTTTATGATATTTCTCAGGAGTTACTAAACTCAAAACTGCTCTGTCGATGGAATTTCCACCTGTAATATGATTCTCTGAATCAAATGTTGCACTATTATTTAAACAAATATTGGCTTCAATGTTACTCCACAGTCCTGAACTACGATCTACCTCATTACCATTTCCATCAATGATTGTCTTTGGAGTCATAATACCTGTAGTTAATGTACCTGTCTTATCTGTACAAATCAGATCTACATAAGCTAGTTCTGGAATTTTGTTGGGATTCTTTGCTAAGATATTAAATCGTTCCATCGTTTTAACATTCTGTTTAGTTACTAACTTTACGATTAATGGAAGACCTTCTGGAACTGCTGCTACAACAATTGTCAACGCCACCGAAAAGTTCTGAGCTAAATCTTGAATCGTATTGAGGAATCCGTTTCCAAAATATTCTCCGAAACCAACCTCTAAAATACCTGTCATTGTAAGGATAATGAATGTTAGTGTCGCCGCAATGGTTCCCCACTTTGAAATGAAATCGCTTAAATTATCTAACGCAATGTTTAAAGCTGTCTTTGGAGCTTCTAACGTCTGCATTTTAACTAACGTATCACCATTTACAGTATTGATTCCAACATCTCCTACAATCATTTTTCCTTCACCCGACATTACTGTGGTTCCAGCAAAAAGGCTATTCTGATTTGTATAAACATCTGTAGAAGTAGTTTTCTTGTAAACATATCCTTCAAGTGGAGTCTTTTTACATTCTTTAGACTCTCCGTTGATAGCTGAATTATTTACAGAAATTTTTCCTTCTACTAAATATCCGTCTGCGAAAATTTCCTGACCTGTTCCAACACATACAAGATCTCCCACAACCAAATCATCTTTGTTGATTGTCTGAAGCTTCCCATCTCTAATTACATCACAATATCTCACTGATGTTTTGGCTCTAAGTTCAGCCGCCGATTTCTGAACTCCCAATCCTGTTTTTACTGCAATTGCTGTGACGATTCCAAGTACAACTAAAATCATAATTGGCTCAGAAAACTCCATGACACCCATAAATGCTAGAGCCAGCTGTACAATAGCAATGGTTACTAAAATCATGGTGATTCTTTCACTTAACGCTTCTTTCGCAAAGTCATACCATTTCTTCATTTCAGGTTCTGGAAGCTTATTACTACCATACAGTTTTCTGTTTTCTTTAACTTGACTACTTGTTAAACCTTTCATTTTCTCTCCTTCATTTTTCTTATTTTAATAAACAGTTCTAAAACTGATTATTTACTTATATATTCTCTCTTTATGATGATCCCAGTACCGATATAAACTAACTACATCATCTCTTTTTTCATAGCTGCCATCATAAAATACATAACTTTTAACAACTTTTCCACCATGATCCTTTATCCACTTCTGCACTGCTCTGACCGTTTTCCCTGAATAATAACTGTCATCAACAAAAATAAAATCTTTACCTTCAGCCTCGATCTCACAATACTCTGGACTAAAATCTTCTTGATGTTCAAATCGTAAACCTCCTGGAAGAATACAAAGCATAATATCTTGTTTTAATCTTCTATTTTGCTTTAACTGATAATATATTCTCCCTATTTCGCCAGAAATAACTACGTTTTTTATTCCGGATTCTTTTATTGTAGTTTCAATGAAGTCAATCAAAAGTTCACTATCATTCTTGATCAGCCTGTCCAATTCCGTAAAATAACTTTCTCCACCAGAATATTTGTCCAAGCATATGTTTACAAAGTTTTTGATTTTATTCCTCATTTATTTTTTATAATTCTCCAAAATTCTTTAATATATTGTCTTGAATTTAATATAGATTTGATTAGATATGTGTTACATATGTTATATTAGAAGAAATAAATTTTGATATCTTATTTAATTAACGTTTACCAAAATTGATGAATCAATGATAAAATATGGACGAACTCCTAAATCACCACAATATAAACATTTACAAGTATGATAATTAATATGTCCATCACTAGAAACGCATTCGACATGTACTCCACTTGCACCTGAATCAGTTGAATTTGGTGTGGATAACCACCATGAATTATTTAAAGGTTTTAAATATTTTCGATATATACGATACTGATCAATCGTTAATAAGCTAACTTCATTTTCTATTTCTCCGTAGTCCTCTAATCCATCAAGAGATAATAAATTGGTTTCGTGTATCTTAACAGAATTTTCTCCAAATTCCTTTTCAAGTTCCTTTAGATATTCTGTATTTAGCCACTCATATACATCTGACTCAGCGAAATTGTTATTTTTACCAAATTTCATGTATTTTAGGCAATCTTTGGAAACAAGCGCAGAAGTGCGATCCGAAAAATGCGCCACCAGTATATATTTTTCATTCACCGTTTGACCCAATTTTGCCGATGAAAGTGGAATTTCATTCGTTTGTGGATTTTCATCATTTTGATTCAATTTTATAAACAATGTATTACCCTCAACCTTAATGTTTTCTCCATCTATTTTTAATGCTAAATATCCCATATCCTATTCTCCTTCAAATGTCAGTTTAACGCAAAATCCATAAAAATTGCTGAGGTGTTTGCCCTTTGTATTTGTATGCCCTATCATCAACATACACCTGGGCCGGGATCTTACGATTTGTTATACCGACACAGGAACAGTCATTGTAAAAAAATGTATTAAACCCCAGCACCTTTGCTTTAAGCGTAAAGCCTTGCTGATCCCACCAGCCCTTAATTTGCTCTGGATCTCTGGTAGAGATAATAACGCACGGTATACCTTGTAACTGTAATAAAAGTATTAAATCTAAAACTCTATAGTTAGGCTCATCATAAATACTTCCATCCTGCCATCCCTTTGAATATCTATGAATTACACCATCAAAATCAAATGCAACTGCATGACCTTCTTTTAAATCCACTTTTAATTCTTTAACTTCCATAGTTCTCCTCTAAATCTTAATATAGAACCACATCTAGGGCACTTTACTCTTTTACTATCTCCATGCTTAATTATCTTCACCATAATTATTTCCTTTCTAATAACAACTTAAAATGAGTTGGATCTTTAAGCTCAATTTCAAAGTCCTCTTTCACTTTTTCTTTTGTAAAAGGTAAAATATAATGTTCAAAGTAAACAACATTGTATTTATTGAAATCAATCTTATATAACACTTGTTCTACTGTAATAGGAAAGTAATTTTCTCTTACTTCACGATCCCAATTTTGAACATATCTATACTTCATTAAAAAATGAATAAGACTATGATTATCTTTGATATTACTGTTAATTCTCTCAAACTCTTTTAACATATGTTCATTTGCTTGTTTATGGATATTTACGAAATCATATTGGTTTGAAGGTCTATATGCATCTTCATTTAGTGCCATATCTCTTATAGAAATGTACTTGTAACTAGAATTGAATAAATCATCCCAAAATCTGTGAATTTCTTCCGTAGTACAATAAGAATAAACTTCATGAATTACACTGCTAAGATTTAAAATGCTATTATTATCACCATTAAATTTATAAATTCCATTTGTGTTAATATATGTAGCATCTGGACAATTCTTTTGAGCCTGTTCAATCATCTTCTCATCCATGTCAATTCCCATTAGATTCCATTCTGGTCTTTCTTCATGAATCTGTTTCAACAATTGTCCATCAGCACAACCAAAGTCAACAATAGTATCTACATCATCAATTAAATCTAAGAAGAACAACTTATCATCTAAAGACTTCTTCATTCCATTTTGATATACATTATAATTTTTAATTGGTGTCATAAATTACCTCTTACTCAACTGCCTTATATATAAATGGTAGATACAAAAATGCCATAATATCATCAACTACTCTTGGCTGTATCTCATGATAAATCAGAAGTTCTAATCCTTGCCATATCAATATAAGTGCGATGAACCACCAGAACGTTTTCAATACTCTATCCATTTCCATTCTTTCACAACCTCTTATTCTCTCATCTATGGAACTCACTTGCCAAGATTTCAAATTCCACACTGTCATGCAGCTTACCATCCATCAATTTTGAAACCTGTCTATAATAACCACATTCACGCCCACCATGTTTCTTGATAAAATTTCTGTATCCTCTAATCGCAGGATTTTCTACATAAGCTTTCCACGAAACACGATTCATATGGTATTTCTCAAACAAATCGCAAATCACTTTGTAAACATCTTTTGCAAATTCTATATTTCCCTTTTGAAAACTAATAATTCCAAAACCATCAGCACTCATAGGAATCCAATTAACTGAATAAGATATGTACCCAATAAGATTGTCATTTTTATCAACGCTAACAAAATGATGATTATCATAATTATTATCTGGGATTTCTGGAATACTATCTCCTGTCCAACCTGTATAATACATATTCTCAGGTTTGTACCATGTTTTAGGATATTCTTCCATGAGTTTATCTCTATATAACTGAGCTGGCATTAACATTATTATCTATTTCCTTTCCCTTAACTCTTTAATGCTTCCTCTGCTTCCTCTAAAGTAAGATAAAACTCATCGTTTTCAAGTAACCTTGGATGAATCCAAACCTCTTCGATCTTCTTTTCACAGTGATTGCATTTTGGACAAGATGAATATTCTTGAATTTGAAATGCTCTAATCAACACAGCATCATGTTCTTCCAGGTCTTCATATGTAGCTAATTTCTTCATAGCTTCTGATAATAATTCTTTATTTCTAATAACTGATATTCCATAATGTTGTTCTGTTAATCTATTCATGTTTACGTCCTCTATCTGTATTAATTGATAATTTTCCATCTTCAATCATTTTTAATTTTCCTAACGCCATTCCAATATTTTGAGCTATTGTATATGGTAAATTTTTTTGAATCATATAAAAATCTTCTAATGCTACTTCAGAAAAATTATCATCCCATGAAAACGGTTCTGATTTTATATTAAATTGGTGTTCGCTCATTTGTTTTTATACCTTTCAAACAATCTTCCGTTCCCTCTAAAAATGCAAAACTATGAGGTATTGGAAGTTTTATATGTTTCTTATTCCTTATACACTTCATATTTTCGCATTCCGAAAAACAAAATGTTATATCTTCGCTTGCCATATTTATACCCTCTGATAATAAAGTGTTTTAGGATCAATTTCTTCCCAATAAAAATCTAAAATCAACTCATCTTCTTTTGTTTCTACAAGGCTAGCTTCTCCCGTTAAAAGGAAATGATGAACTATTTTCCCTTCAATAATATGAGGTACATAATACCCCTCTACCCACTGATCTTTTTCAGGTAGGTTTTTCCAATTCTTCTTTTTTGCTTTAAATAATCCCTTATTCATATTTTCTCCATATTCTAAAACATCATAGAAAACCATGTTCCGATAATAAACATTAAGTGAATTAACTGATCCTGTACTAAATTGATTTTCTTTTTATTTGCTTTCATATCATCAACAATCATATGAGCTGCTACATTGCACACAAATAATAAAGGAGTATAAAATCCACCAAACCAAATAATGTAAACAGTAGGAACCAACATAATCATAAAGCTCCAGCTAAAACTATGCATGAATAAGGCCATCAGATAATCATACTTATACATTAGATCTGGTGAATTATTGACCCACCACTGTTTCTGTTTTGCACTTGCCAACCATCCTTGTAAATAATAATCATCTACAATATGGCAAAATATCATCGAAAGTAAAATAATAAATTTAATCATAATTTAATTTTCCTCCATTAATCCTTCAATAAAATATCTTACATGCTGAAAAGAAGATGCTTGGAAGATACATTGTAATGCAGCCAAACTCCCCATTTCATACTTACCTTCCTCAATAGGCTTATGAAATCTATTCTCCATATGCGTTACAAATTCTAATACTTTCTCAAGTTTCTCTTTATCGCTCATAAATCTTCCTCCTTTGGGAACTGGAATACCATTCTACTCACACATTCAATTTTCGATATCTCATTTGGAACCATAGTTATATTTGTAGTTTCCAAAAGCTCTTTAAGTTTCTTTTCTTTATATTCTGATTCTGAAATATCACATATAATCGGCATACCTGAATATGCTTCATGAAGAAGTTGCATAGCCCTTTCTGCTTTCTTTGATGTGGAATAACGTGCTATAATATAACCTGGATTAGGTTCTCTTGAAGGATTACATTTAATAACAGTACCTTCTCTCCAAACCATACATTCCTCATACTGAAAATCCCACTCCCCTGTCTTTGAAATAATTCTCATATCACACCTCCGGCATCTGGAAAACTCCGTTTTTAACATAACCAAAACGATATTCATTATTTAATGAAACAAAATACTCTTCTATTTTATCCAGAACTTCAATAGCCCGTTTTTCAGTTGGATATTCACCTAAAAGCGTTAAAGAGTCATCCTTTGAACAATTGTTCCCATATCCAAGAATGCGATTTTCCTCAGTTACAAATAATGTACATCTAGTCATGTCAAAAATTGTTTTCTTGTTCTGCGACCTAATCAGCATTTTATTTTCCTCCGTTTCTATCAAGCTACATTTCGGCTACAATATGTACAAAGATCCTTCTTCATTACTTCATAATTCTCCTTCTGATCTTTTAAGTAATTCATATGTGTACTAAAATAAGAAGCAAACCATTTTGTAGGATCGATATCCTTAACGCATGTATATGCAACTAAAGCTAATAATGATTTTCTGTTTTCCTGATTCCTAGCTTTTGATTTTGAATCTACTTCAAGCAGATAATCTTCTAAACACAAGTCATAGAATTCCACATCTTCCTCAGTTACATTTTCTCCAATGGCTGCTTTAACAAAATCAATTTCACTTTCCTTATTCTCTTTTTCTTCATTCTCTCTAGCTTCTAATTCTGGTTTAAAATATTCCTCCATCAAAGTATCCAAAATTTGTACCTTTTCATTCACAATTCCTTTGTCCTTGGAAGACTTCTCTGCATTAATTTCTCCCCATGAACGTTCATTTGCCTTTTTATTACATAAATCTGTCGCTAAATGAGTCAAAAACTCATTATACTTAATATCTTCCAATGATAATTTTTTGAATTTATTAAATAAGGAAATAAGAAGAAATGCATTCTTAGTAGTAAACAACTTAGCATTTTCATCATCTATTACCTTATATAATCTATTCAAATTATTCTCCATTTCTTCAAAATTCTCTTTTGAACAATGTTCGGATAAATACTCTCCCTGAGACTTTGCTGATTTCTTCCAGTCCTCAAGAAAATATGTAACCATCAAAGTTTCAAAGACAACCTTATCGACAACGCCATTATTGATATCTGTAGAAGATAATCCAGAACAATCCTTGAAAAACTTATTGCTAGATAAAAGCTTGATTTCTCTTGCGATCTTATCAGAATATGTAATAGCATTTTGTGCCACATTTAAACTCTTTTGACGATTATACCTTCTCATATGATATGCAACTTCTTCATCTGTACAGTTAAGATGTTTAACCACATCAAAAGCATAACTATCAAAGCATTCTTTAAGTTCATCTGGAAGATCCTTATACATCTTTCCTCTCAAATCATATTCTATATATTCATATTCTCTTTTTCCCTCATGGTCATACATAAAATTACCTTCTTCATCTTTTTTAGCAACCTTATACGCCACAATAGGAAATTCGATATTCTTACCCAATCTAAATCCATTGAGCTTATACTTTCTTGAATTTGTTAATCTCTGTTTCCCATCAATAAGCCACTGCTCTACTTCACCGTTTTTGATTTGTTCACAAATTTTAATGGAATCTAAATCTTCCCCCTTGATGATAGTGGCAATCAGACCATCTCTACAAGAGTTATCCCACATATCTGCATTTCTCTGAAGAGGATGATCATCTCTAATTTCACCACGTTCAAAGCGATTAAGCAGGACAGATAACATATATGTATCTTTCTTTGTCTTATCTCTTCCTCCAATTACTGTTACCATGATTATTTTCCTCCCTTTAAAATGCAAATATTTTCATATAATCTAAATTCTAAAATTGCCTGATTATATTCTCTCTCTGATATATTTAGTATTCTCTTAATATCCTTTGGATCATATCCAACCATTATATACATAGCAATTTTTCTATTTCTTCGTGACAGGTTGTCCAAAAATTTACCTACTCGATCAGAGTATTTTAAACCTGTTACCTGGTCTTCCATGTCACTCTTCATATCATTTGATATAATTTCTAATAAATTAGTATCATTCCCGTCTTGACTAGAAACAGGCGCATCTAAAGAAACTTCTTGACTACCATATCTATCGTTTGTTCCACCTCTCTTTTTACGATTTCTCTTTGTCATAGCTGTCTTGAATTTATTCCGTAAATGGAATTTCAATATGTTTTCAAAAGAAATTCCCTTAGATTCGTCAAAATTCTGAACGTCATTCCATAACACCATGTTTGCAATACTATAAAAATCATCGTAATCTTTATTAGAAATTCCACCAAATTTAGAAAAAATCTGATATGAAATATATTTAAGACGTTGCATATTATTTTCGGAATAATAATTTGCTAATTTCTGTTGATATTCATTGAGTATAATTTTCTCCATTTCCAAACCTCTATATGTATTAATAATTTTGTATCAGTTGCAATACCATGTCATAATATTTTGTTCTTCCCTTATAAGCAGAAAATGCACTTTTAGATAGTTCTGCTTTAATTTTTGATAATGACCAACGCTCAGATGAAGCCTTAATCATGACATCTATGTATAGAAGTGACTGCTTGATATCTCTTCTGGTTTCCTTTAGCTCATTTCTCAATTTATCAATTTTTGTCATTAAATGCGCTGGTGGTCTATGTCCCATTCTGGCATGATCAATATCTGATATTGCACTATCATAATAAGATAATCCCTGGAGTAATTTTGCCTTACGTTCTGTAAGCTGCTCTTGACTCCATGCAGCTAATCCCATGATTGATTTAATTTCTGTCTGGATGATTTCTACATCTTTAGGATCAAACTCTGTACAATTTTTACCAATGTACACTCCCTCTAAACTATAATCAGGAATTTTTGTTTCTTCTTTCCCTTTTTCTAAATTAAGCATATAGAATTTACCACTATGAATCCAAGAAAGTGCTTTGCGATTATTCTGTAGAAGTGATCTTGCCTGTTTAAAAGTAAAATGTTTTGCATGATTAGGAGACGTTGATGCTCTATAGTCACCATATTTATAGGGATTCTCCATCACATATTCCTTTCCATTTGTTAATACATACATGTTAAAAACCTCCATTTCTTTAATTTTGTGTACACTAAATAACAGGACTGGAGAGATTTGAACTCTCGTATCCAGGAGTCAAAGTCCTGTGCCTTACCACTTGGCGACAGTCCTAATTATGTTATTTTTATTAAACAGGGGGTATTTTCATTGACAATAATCAGAAAGATGTGTATTATAAGAATACACATAACTTCCGTTATGTTGGGTTAAATAGATTGCTACGTTTCGTGAGGTGCGCCAACACCGTTTGCAACGATTCGCAGCAATCTTTTTTTATTTCCTGTAATTCTCATTATAATCACGAACATACGTTCTGTCAACACATTATCGAACATTTGTTTGTTTCTTTTTTTGGATTTTACTAGATAATAAAAAATCATGTACTTTTCCATCTCTGAGAAACATGTTCTTTTTTTGAGTATTAAATGCCATCAAGTGAGGAACATAATCATCTTCGTTGATTAATAATGTACCAGATTTAGAAATTATACTACATCCTTCTTCTATCGTTTTTCGTTCCTTCTTTTCAGCTCCATTTGTTAAATCCACAATACAAACAGATACATGATTTCCATACATCTGCTTATGTTGAATTAATCTGTCGATTGCCTCATCAGCTGTAACTATAATAATAGATTCATTCACAACTTACCTCCTCATCCCTATAATTCTCCAAAGTTTGCCAGGTACGCATGAAAAACTTCTTTCATCGTGTTAGGATTACTAATTCTTCCCAATCTACTTTTGATTCTTCTTTTGTCAATCGTTCTAACCTGTTCGCATAGAGCCATTGAATCAGTTTTTAACCCCTGTGTATTTTCTTTTTCAATGACTGCGTGCGTAATCTGATTTCGCTTTTTGGTTGTAGTTGTCAGTGGTACAACAATTGTAGTTGGGCTATACTTGTTTCCGATATCATTTTGAACAATCAATACTGGACGTTCTTTTCCCTGCTCTGAAAATGCAGCGCCGGACAGATCAGCCAATACAATATCTCCTCTTTTAACGTCCATTAAACTCCTCCCTTCTATAATTTTCATAAATTATGTAATTGTTTATGAAATGATATTGGAAACAAGTAATTATATTATACAACTATCATAATTTTACCATATATTTCAGTATATTTCTAATGGTAATTATTTCCATTGATTCTAAAAACTTCCATTTATGCTATAATAATTCTCCATTTTATAAATACTTTATCCTCAACTTATCAGCCATATCTAAAACAATATTCAGTTTTTCAATATCACTATGCCCATTATCTTCAATTACCCATTTAATCACTTTTCTAAAATCATCCTGCTTAAATGATATTACTGGCGAGTCATCAATCCTAATCTCTGTATCGCCCTGTTCTGCTTTGAGGATCGTTTCACCAATATCCTCAAAATACATCTGCTTTCTTTTTGAACTCAATCCGATATATTTTGATGTTATTGCAGGGCTAGAATGATGATAAATATCCTGAAGTATTTCTAGTGCATTGGGATCTCCTGGATGAATTATCTTAGAAATATAACCAAATGTCTTTCTAAGACTATGGCAGCTTACATTGTAAGTGATCCCACATTCATCAGCTGCCTTTTTAAATTTCTTACGGAATCCGTCTGTCTGCCATTTTAAAACATCATCATACTCCACAGTATTATATAAATATTCACCTAAAGTTACATATTCTTTCTGCTTTTCAAAATCTTCTTGAATCTTTTTCTTTCGACCTTCAGTAAAATCTTTATTTAAAAACTTACACCATAATTCCAAATCATTTTTCTTATAAACTGGATTTTCTTTTCTATTTATCCACTCTAATTTACTTGGAGTCATAAATACATAATCATTTATAGATTTGGAAGGTATAACACCTGTATGTTCACAATATTCTTTTATAACAGCAAACACAGCTTTACTTATTGGCATAATCGTAATTTTACCTGTTTTCTGTTCTTTTAAAGTTCTGATCTCATTTCTTTCCTTTCCATTATCATAATATAAATCAGACCATTTAATTGACATTGTATCTCCAATACGTCGTCCCAAAAGAATACCAAGCATGAATGTAAGATATCCATCCCATTCTTCATGATCTTTAAACCAAAGGATCATATTCTTGACATCTTCAAGGTTCCATATTGGGTCAACCTCTGTAGCTCCTCTTTTCTTGGTAGCATATCTTGATTTTTCCGTATTCTCTTTCATTGCAATTTCCTCTTTAATTTTTGAGTATAAAAATAGCAATCAGTTTTCATTTAACCGATTGCCATTACATGTAGATTCTCTTAATATTTATTATTTTTATTATATTTCCTTATATTTTTCATTATTATCATCTTCATTTTTACGTTTATCTAATCCCCAAATTGGATAACAAAGTCGTACAACTTCTTTTGGGTTTTCTTTATTGGTTACTTTCCAATACATAACTTTCGTTTCTGGATCTACTTCAAACATCTGAGATTTATCTCTCATATTATAATTATTAACACGACAACGTGTTAAACTTATAGCATATTCATAATCTATTTTATTGAACATATATCCGAGAACTATCTGTTTTATCATATCGTCAACTTCAACGAGATTTCTTTTTTCTCTTTCATTCAACCAATAACATTTATTAATTCCCCTTCTTTCCATATACTCTTCAACAGAAACTACTCGCTGCCCTTTATACGGCATATTTCCTTCATTTCTTTCATATTCGATATATTTATATATTCCGACTATCACTAAAAATATCGTCCAAAAACATCCATGTACGAAATCACCTGTAAGTCCTCCTAGAAAAAACACCAGAATGGCTAATAAAAACCATGAACTGTAACGCATAAACGATCCTCCTATTCAAGTACATTTAAATTATCATCAACCTTAAATAATCTTTTTCCACAATCAGCACATATGGCATATTTACCAGTATTTTTATATTGCAACCTGCTATGTAGTTCAGTTGCTTCAATTTCTCCGGATTCTAGGTCGACGTAATATTCCCCTATTCCGCTTATTCTTTGTCTAATACACATCATTTTCCCTCCGCAATATGGACATTCATGCAGTGGAAATTTTGATACATCTATTTCGCACATTATTTTTCCTCCTTCAAATGTCAGTTTAACAACTCTTGATTATCAAAAATATTTCCAACTACTTTCAAGTATTTAGATGGGCGCAGATTAAATCTTCTCCATTTATTCATCAAACAAAAAGAACCTTCCGAAAAATTTATAAAAAAAGTATCAAAGCCAGAAAAATTCCGTCCATTCCCTTTTCATATCGTTTTCTCCATCTTTTTAATTTTCAATTTATAATTTTTCTCCACAATAAGGACAATATTTCCATCCTTTTTCTTCTACATCATTGAATTCATTTTTTCCTTCCCAACCTTGTGTGCCTAAGTTTTTGCCACAACATGAGCAATGTAATGTTTGAATTCCTCTATCGCTTGTTGCCATTCCTCCACCATATGCAATCATTTTATTTTCCTCCTAATCATTTGAATCATAAATATATTTTACATCTGCCAAAAAGTTAACTGTAAATTTTTCATATGTTTGTCTCCTTATACCACTATTTACTCATTTCACTTCTTGCAATTGCTACCACAATCTCAGCTAATACAGATCCTACCTGCGCTACAAGCTCTAAATATGAAACATTTCCATTTTTATAATGTTCTACAATTTCTTTCATATCCCTATCAGTCATCCTTATTAATCCTTTTAATACATTTTTCCAAATACTCACTAAATTCCAGGCCAGTAAATTCAAAGAACAACTGCTCCAATGATTTCTTATCTTTCGATTTTTCATAAATATTGAAAATATCTTCTCCTATACCAGTCATTTCAAAGTCCCAAGTTTCAATTGCATCCACCAAAATTGTATCTTCGTCTACACCATCAAATTCAACCTTCTCTTTTGACTGTCTGATTTCTTTAATCATATTTAATTTTTCTTTTTCTTCCAACTCTTCGATCTCTTTTTTAGGAGTTAAATTATCAATTCCACCATAGGAAATTCTTTTTCCGGTTTTAAGTTCATATGTCTGTTGAAATAATCCCTCATATTTTCCATTCTGTGAAAGTTCTTCATATGTATCCCCAAATACAATATCCTCTAAAATACCTTCCCATGGATTATCCCAAAAGAAATCTAACTGAACACCGTTTCTTCCATATCTTTCGTCTTCACTTGTTACAATCATCACATATTTTTTATTCATTTTCATATCAATTCTCTCCTATTCTGCATCAAATACTAATTCTCCATTTAAACCTTCATAGATTAATACGTCCTTGATTTTTACACTCATGGTTCCCCTTGGAGTTTCCAGAATGATTTTTGTATCTGGACTATCTTTCTTTAATTTATCAAGTTGCTTAATTACCTTATCTATTCTGCTTTCTTTCATATAATGTTTTCCTTCCGTATGTGATTTTTGTAATGTGCTTACAGGTAAGCCAAGTGTCTCTTTTGTTGTAGATATTAGCAGCTCCAAGATTTTTTAATAATTTATCTCTACCCTTAGATGTTGCGAAATAGCAACCAGCAAAATAGTCATTATTGATCAATGTTCTAATAATATACTTTGGGTCAATTTTTTCACTTCCAACGTTTCCATTGAAATTAAATTCAACATTAACATAATTGGCTTTAAGATTGTTAATAGACCTAGCCAACTCAATCTCCCAATCCTCTATAACAGACTTTTCAGTAATATATTTTTTAGCTAATTCATTTCCCAGCTTTGTCTTAATTAACCAACCTTTATTATATTCAAATCTTTCGTTTGCTTCGTCTTCAATATTCATATATCCACAAATCATTTTTGCGATATCATTGGATGTAAAATCATTGTTAAATTTTGGCAAAACCATTTCATTTCCTGACAAGATAGAGATCCTTGCTGCTCTTTTTTGACTATTAATGAAATCCTCATCGGTAACAGAATTAATATCTACTTCAATGCTGTCATAATAATTTCTAAATAACACATTCTGGAAATATTTATTTTTCTCTACTACATAGTCATTGAAATTAACACACCCATTCGGATAAACAAATTCTTTATTGAAATTTCTATTAAATATGTATTCATCAATAACATAAATTACCTTAGTATTTTTATCCACAATTGCAGCCAATTTATAATTGAGATTTATCTCTGAAAAATCCTTATTTTTGAATTTATATTCTCGATAAATATATTCGGCATTTCCATTGGTACATCTCATAAAACTATAAAACCACCCATTCCACTCTAACCTGAATGAACCTTCTGTGTTTAAAACTTTATCCTTAAACTGTTCTAATAACGTCATAATTTTACCTCCAATTTTAATCATAATAAAAGACAGAACCTTTTATATAATTCTGTCTTCCCTTCCATTTTCATATTAAACTTTATGTATATCGAATTTTACATTATGAATATGATCTGAATTGTATCCACCACCTGCAATAAGCTTCAAATCCTTTTTAATATAATTTACAATGCATTTTGAATCTTCTTCATCATAGATTTCATCAAAATCATATTCATCCGTAAATGAATATTCTTTATCTTCTGTCCAATCATTTATATAATCTATATCTGGATGATCTTCGTCTATTGTGTAATAAATCTTTCCTACATATTTCATAATCTTATACTTCCTTTCTTTTCTTTAAGCTTAATATTCATCGTCCGAATCATCTTCCCACTTATCAGGATCTTTAACTTCTTCGCCAAACAAATTGTACCACTGTTCACAGTTAGGACATTGACAAGCTCCCATATAATCATCTTCAAGAAGAATTTCTGTACCACATTTACAAAGCGCATGAGCTGGCTCTGTCCAATACCATGTGTTTTTATCAACATATGGTTCTTTAAAATGTTCTCTGTCATCTTTGACAGACAGATAACTCTTCCACCAAGTACAATCTTCTTCAGAACAAGGTACATATTTGTTTGATTCTGTTTCAGATTCCTTTAATGGTATAATAGCTGCATCTTTTGATAACAATGGGAAGCCATAACCATTTCCCTTACGTTCTCCAATTAAATCAAACTGTAAACTATATTCTGTATGTGATTCTCTATGCCGTTCTGAAATAATTTTAATCATTGTATTTATCCTCCAGTTCTTTAATGATTTTAATAAGTTTTTCATTATCTGCAAATAACTCTTTGTTTACTTTAACAATTTTCTGATTATCATTATTAATTTGTTGCATTAATTTTGAAAGTCTTACATAATCTTCCCTTACTTCTATTTCTTTGTTAATTATTTTAATTATTTCATTTCTAAGATTAAAATTATCATTAACTGCTTTTGCATAATTTTTAAGTGCATCAACATATTTTACATAATCTACACCAAATAACCAATTAACAATTTTCTCCCGTAGCCAATTCATAATCAAATCTCCTTTTAAAATTCAATCATCTTTACTTCACAAATAATTATCATATTTCTTGTAATAGTTCCCTCTTGGTATGATAATGTTTCCATAATCATTTCCTCAATATTACTAATAATATCAGATGTATCATCATTATTAAAGATGAATCTATATACTCCACAACCACCACCATAATAATCAGCAAATAAATTCCAATCATTATTAGCTTTTGCATCAAATTCCGTATCAATATTTCTAATCCCATACCAACCTGTAAAGTTATGATCAACTTCATATAAGTCAATATCTTTATTATTCAGGTCAATATCTTGATCATCAATTAAAGTAAAATCACAATCCACAAAATCTTTTTTATTTAGGTCATATAATTCTTTGGCAATTTCTTTGATAGTTCCTAACATATATTTATCTTGTTTAATTACCATATTCAATCCTCTTTCTATTTTCTAGTTTTTAAATTTATCCATTCATATTTCTTAAATTTCTTAATCTTCTTTCCATTAAACCATCTAGCATTAATATACTTTCTGTACTTCCAAATCCAATACTGAACATCATGTTTATACTGTGGGGCATTAGTTTTGGCAACTTCCATATCTGGAATAAATGGATCTCTAATGTCACCCAACTTAATCATAAATGACATATGATTCTTTGTTTTTTCAATAATGATTTTCTCTACTCCACTAATTTTAACTTCATATGTATTATTTACTTGCATACATTCATTCATAAATTTTTCAACATCGGATTTACTTTTAATCTTGAATCCTTTCGGTATTTTCATTAAAGATACCTCATTCATAGTTAATTCTCCTTACGCAATTTGCTTTTCATATTCAACCTTGGGGCAGCCATAAACATTATGTGCAAAATGAGGAAGCTTAGAATATCTTTTAAAAATATGTTCATGTACATACTGTTCACTTCTCTTATCTGAGCTTGGCCCATAGTCCCAATTCTCCAAATACTCAATTCCCCTATCTGTTAAAATTTTAATTTCATAGAAGTTAGTTCCATCATGATGTGAACACTTAAAGTATAAATGTCCATTAATATCATAGATGTGTACATAGTCACAATCCTTCATTGCCTTATAATACATTTCCATAAAGTCTGTGAAAATTGTTCCAGCTTTCCTTTTACCATTCCAGATTTCATTTTCTCCCATAAGGATGCAGGTTTTACCATCAAAATATTTTCTTAACTCCCATTTTGCACCTTCCCAATTCCCATCACTCTGAAATATAATTTCATCCCAAATCTGATCCTCTGTTGGATTTTCAATGCCATTTTCCTTTAAAATTTCGACTGCATCCTCTTTATAATCATCCCACAGATTATAGTTATTAAATACAGTTCTTACCTTATATTCTCTCATTTCATTCATCTCCCGTAATTTTATATCACTCCAATTGCTGTAGCCATCTTCCGCAAAATCCCAGATCTATTTCTATCATTTCTATGTTCAATTCTTTTCATTGTAGCCATTGCAGCTAGCTGGTTATCAACCTCAATGTAATCCTGCATCTGCTTTGGTGTTAAGCTGTTATAGGGAGTAGATAAACTCTGATCAATGATATCTGTTCCGTTTGTTCCATAGATAATTCTAAAATTAAACACTTTCACTTTACATTCCTCCAATTTTTCGTAAATAAAAAGCAGATGACCTTTTGATCATCTGCTTAATTATTCTCTATTTTATTTAAAAGTTGTAGAAACAAGATCGTCTCTTTATGCACTATTCCTCATAGTGACCTCTACAAGCAATTATCCATAAGAAACCATTTTCATCTATATTGTAAACTAATCTATTGGCTTCATCTATCCGGCGGCTCCATGCTTTTCTATGCTTTAATGGTTCAGGCTTTCCAATTCCTTGTGATAATCCCTCACGCTCAATGCTCTTTACAAGTTCATTAATACGCTTCAGTGTCTTTTTGTCCTGCATCTGCCAGTAAAGATAATCGTCCCACGCTCGATCACTCCATAATTTCTTCATTAGTTTACCTCAATCAATTCGTGTTCCTGACCTTTGCCAGCTTCTAACTGTGCCATGCTTCTATCAATCATAGCAAGATATTCAGCGTTCCTTGCTGCCTTCTCCAACTGGTTATATCTCTCTAAGCTTAAAATAACAACATTTTTTTCATTTTTACGAGTAACTATAACCGTTTCTTGCGAATCCGTAGCCTTATCACAATAATCTTTTAAGTTATTCCTAATTGTAGAATAATTTACTGCCAACATAATAACACCTTCTTTCAATTGTACAGTTTATTGTCCTTTTTATTGTACAATAATCTTACTACATTATTATTCTGTTGTCAAGGCTCTTGATACTACAAATCAATTTACACTCATAATAAATCCCCCAATGTTTTCATATCATCATGTTTAAATCCTAAAACTGCCAATGCCTGATTAATCCCTTCCGCATATCCGATTTCCTGATCTGCCACCCGTAACTTACATTTTGCGTCAATATTTTTATCTTCTTTCAGAAGTCTTTCATACGCAGTGTAATCCTCTTTGGAATTATTTGCCTTTCTTATTGCATCATACATAAGACCTTCACATTTCTTCAGTTCACCCTTTGTCATAGCACAACTCCTAATAATATTCCTCTTCATCAGAAATATCATAACATTCCATTGTATCAATATCCCAATCCAATTCATCAATAGGTCTGTCCCACAAATCTTCATCATCTGCAATGTAGTTCATTAGATTGGCAAAACTGCTTGATTTTAAACCTTCCATTTCTTCTGTAAATATGTATGTGGGTTTCATTCCTCCATCTTCAAAGATGTACATATCAATTGAATTATCTTTGTTTACACACGCTTTAATAAATCCATATCCATTTTTATGGAATACGAAAAATTCACATAATCTATCATTCATATTCCAATCAAATTCTGTACTATCATTCCCATTCATATAATAGATTGCTCCATTATTACAAAGCATATCGTCTGTGATACTGGGATACATTTTCCTTGCCACTTTAAAAATCCGTTCAATTTCTCTTTTGAATTCTAATCCGTTCATTTTCATTATCTCCTTATACTTTGAATTCTTCAGCTACTTGTAATAAATATACCAAATTATTTGTTTCTGTTTTAATTTCACTAATTTTATTTTCATATGCTTTATTTATTGTTTTCTGGAATTCTGGTTTAATACTATTCCAATATTTCATCAAATCACAGATTCCTTGTCTTGTAGACTTCGTAATGATAATACTATCATTTTTAAATTCTGCTTCCATTCTAGGAGGAGTATTTCTACAATTTAAAGTTCCAGTATAATCAAAATCAATAATAACACGTTCTTTACCAACACAGATTCTAACACTTTTTGCAAAATCGTATACATCTAACGTATTTTTTACAAAGCAATGCTCATTGAGTTCTCTTACCTCCTCTATAATTCCAATATAATCCTCATACGCACATCTTACATATGCTAATATCTGCATAAATCCTTCTTCTTGTAATTCATCTATTTTATCTGATACATTTTCTATAAACTCATATTTTTTACTTTCTAACTTTTTTACTTTTTTAATTTTATCTGTATTATCTTCAATTCGTACAGTTACAATTCTCATTACAGTTTCCTCCTAAATAAAATCCTGATTTTACCTACTCCACTTCCCAACTCTGTTTCCGTTAATATCTATAATCGTGCCAGAAGTATAACCTTCTTCAATCTTTATTTGAACTTTTTCAAGAAGTCTATTGATTTCAATTCCTTCCCAAAATTTATCTTCACTTCCCGTATCAGGATCACAAAATGCTGCGTTATCCGTTTCAATTTCTAATTTAAACATACCATTCACCCCTCCATATAATCGTTAACTAAACCTTTAAATACAAATTTTAAATCAGTATTATCTGGATACTTACAAGCAAAATCAATGTACATTTTTAATTTTTCTTCATCTGAATCATTTAACATTTCTATTGCTTTTTCAGTTAATGGTTTAAAAATTACACATTCGTCAAATCTGTCAATGTAACAAAACATATTTTTCTTAGAGCATAATTCTCGTAGCTGTTCATTTTTCTTGTCCTGATTCTCTCGAATCTTCCTTTGCTTTTCTGCAACTTCCCTATTTTTAATTTCCTTATTCTTCTGATTATTTATCATATAATTAAACAAAGAATTAGTCTGACACAAAGAACTATGTATTACCTTCTCAATTCCATAGTTATCTGGATGTTCCTTATCAATCCAATAAAGAAAATTATCAATTGTATTTTTGAAATTTTCCATCATAATACAATTATTTCCAAATCCAAGATTTATTAATTCTTCATTCCCATTAGTTATTCTAATGGATGTAATACATTCTTCATCTGGTTTATCTTCGTATATAAACCATCTATATTTATTTGCCACTCCATATACTGTCATCCCATAAGCTTCATAAAGTTTTTCTTCTTTTGCTTCTTTGTTATAAATAACACCCATCTCTCAATTTCACCATCCTATATTTCTTTTAATCTGTTTATTTAATTCTTCTTTGACAATTTTTTGTTTATCTTTTGGTAATTCCTCAAATCTCAATCCAAGACTGTCAAGTGCTGCTTCATAATCATAACTTACACAGGCTTCATGATTATCAAGTTCACATCTTACCATTTTCCTAAATGCTTCATCGTTTTCCTTTAATTTTTTAAAACTATTTTGCAAATGAAAATTATACTTATTTGCTTCATTTACAATATTCTCATTTGCTACATAACAAAAACACACTGGATTAAAAAACGGATGTGTTTTCTTTCCTTCTTCAACTTTCATTTGTTCTTCTGCACCAATTGAAAAAATAGAAATATAGTCATATCTCATAATCCAATAATTACGCAGAAAATAATCTTTCCTTTCATAATCACCATAAGATAAAACAGGTTCAAGTAATTCCTTATCGGTAAACAATTTACGACTGAGTGTTTCAATATACCATTCTTTTAATGATTCCTTCCCTTCTGTTTTAACCATGTAACCATGATGTAATTCATAATCATTTGCAAAATAGATATGTCTTCCATTTTTAAATACTAAAACGGAATAACCAAAATTCTCACCAAGATCAGCAAAAAAACAATCATGATCTTTTATCATAATCATCTCTATAGCTATTTCTTTTGCTTGTTCGTATGTTAAAGATTCAATATCAGTAATAGTCATAATATGTATATCCTCTCAATCATAAATCAAATGTTCTACATCTTCCTTGCAGATTACACATATAGGACTATTAAGCGTCCCCATACTGTAATCGTATAAATACCAATCTGAATTGCCAGAATTAGGAACATTCCTAATTGCATCACACAAATGAATTACAAGGTAAAAATCATCACTATCGACCTTTTCCTTAATAAATTCTTTTAAAATATCAATTGTAGTAACTTCATCACATTCTTCATTTAACTGTTCCATTACCTCTTCAAATGATTTTGATTCAAATTCTGCTCTTGTCATACTAATCACAAACCTTCCCAATAATCACATACATTCTGTCAAGCTTTTCAACAGTTCCATCTTCATGCTCAAACACTACAACTGCATCATTATGTTCGCTTACTGCTAATGCCTCAAATTTCCATTCAGGATTCCATCTGTATGCTGCTTCTGCCTGGCAGTTCCAAATAGCTGCATACTCACTACTGGATGTATATGGAAATCCAAATGTATCTTCCAAGCCTCTAGCTTTACCTCTTGTGATCCGTAAGTTTGAAATTCTCCAGGAGTCAAACAACCGTAATAATTTCTTTGTTGTCTCTTCTACATTATTCCATTCTTTTTTAAGCTTCATATCTCTCACTATTCCTTTCTCAAAATAAATAAAGCAGATGGTTTTTAATTCTCCATCTGCTTCAACTTCCCATATGTGAGCTTACTCAACTTCAAAATAATATTTTTTGATTCTCTCTTCACCAATTTCTTTAACAGCCTGTTCGGCAATTTCTTTTGATGAGAAATAGATAGCATTTCCTTTCGTACCATATACAAGATTAATATCAAATCTTTTATATGTGCAATTATAATAAAAATAATACTTCTCCTGATCAATATCATTCCAGTCAATCTTTTCTTCGTTATGTTTCTGTGCAAATCGCTTTAATTCTGCAATAACTTTAAGTTTTTCTACTGTAAACTTTGCTTCTTCTTTTGTACGGAAACAATCACCAAGGGCGTATCTATCTTTATCAACTATATCGTCCCAACCAGCACTACCAATTTCTCCGTTGGTTTTAACATAAAAATATTCATCCCCAATTTCAGGTTTCCATACTTTAGGCTCTGGCTCTCTTGCACACTTCTCAACTAATGCAAGAAGTGTGTTTCTCTCTTCTTCTGTAAGATTATTTAAATTGACATTTAATGTTTCGTTCATATGTTTATTTTCCTTTCTTTTGTTCTCAGATAAAAGATTGCTTTTATTATCTCGTAATATATTTCTGAATAAATTCATCAGCTTCCTTTTCCGTCATCATTCCATATGTGGTAGCTGAACCATCATTCATTTCTTCAAAAATACACTCTGCAATTATATCCTCCATATTTACATCATGCTGCTCATAAATATCATTCATTGATTCATAGTAACCAGAAATAGCACACTCTTTTTCATACTCACTATAATCATTTAAGTCAATCAATGCGGATTTCACAGTATATTCTTTATCAGGGTATCCCTCGTCTCCTTCGCAAATATCTAACCATACCTTCTCAATAAAAATATATGTACTGTCTGCATTGATTTTTCTATACTGTGATGAATCCAGATCAGTACAAACCCATTTTTCTTCCATAATCAATTCTCCTTGAAAGTCCGATTTCAATTCGCACACTCTGTTCCATAATCATCATACGAAAACTTCACAACACCATTTTCCGTAATAGTTAAATGAATTACAGAATATCCGTCTCTTTTACTATCGACCCACTCCGCAAATACGGCGATCCCGTTTCCATCATCAACACTCGCATCACCATCATAATAACAATTGTTTATTGCTCTTTCGATCAAAATGATTAAATTACTGCTCAAAGGACTTTTCATATTTACCTCTTTCTTCACATAAAATAATTGTTTTATTTATCAATCTTCCGCAATTCAGTAATTAATTGGTCAATATGTGCCATATGAATATCATCTAATCCAGCATATAGAATTGGGTTATTGCAATTATATTCCATACATCTTGGATTTACAGGAATACAATTCACATATTCCCTATTTATGTGAGAAATTCTTCCATCGTGTTTCTTAATGGCTGCAATGGTGGCGAATACCTCTTTTGTATTGTCAGTACCTAACCACTCAATGATCCGATCCATTGTTGTTTTTGGATTGGTTTCTCTTGTTTCATTGTAAATCATCACTACTTCTTTCCACACTTTTGCACATTGATATGTTGTCATCATAAAACATTCATCCTTTCAAAACTTACTCAATGAGTTCATAATCAGGCAAAGGTGTACCCCTCGCCTGATTTATTGATTTCTATTTAGTCTCTACAACTTCACCGTTCAACATAGTGTAATATGTGTTTTCCTTAATATTGACACCATCTACACGAATCATTTTTGCGCCTTTCAAATTCCATTCTTCTTGCGTCCAGTATTCATTTTCATTTCCTTCCCAATCTGCAAGCACAAGATATGAACCGATTACTCCCTTTGCTTTTCCTTTATAACCCCATGCAACAGCAATACTCTCTGGATCTCCAGCTTCAGCTGCTCCCTTATATCCTGTAGCAGATGAAGCTCCACAATTTCCTGTAGCAGATGAAGCTCCATAATCTCCTGTAGCAGATGAAGCTCCCTTATATCCTGTAGCAGATGAAGCTCCATAATCTCCTGTAGCAGATGAAGCTCCCTTATTTCCTGTAGCAGATGAAGCTCCACAATTTCCTGTAGCAGATGAAGCTCCATAATCTCCTGTAGCAGATGAAGCTCCCTTATATCCTGTAGCAGATGAAGCTCCATAATCTCCTGTAGCAGATGAAGCTCCCTTATTTCCTGTAGCAGATGAAGCTCCACAATTTCCTGTAGCAGATGAAGCTCCATAATCTCCTGTAGCAGATGAAGCTCCCTTATATCCTGTAGCAGATGAAGCTCCATAATCTCCTGTAGCAGATGAAGCTCCATAATCTCCTGTAGCAGATGAAGCTCCATAATATCCTGTAGCAGATGAAGCTCCCTTATATCCTGTAGCAGATGAAGCTCCATAATCTCCTGTAGCAGATGAAGCTCCATAATCTCCTGTAGCAGATGAAGCTCCATAATATCCTGTAGCAGATGAAGCTCCCTTATATCCTGTAGCAGATGAAGCTCCATAATCTTCATTAGATTTAGCTTCTGGATTTACTCGCTTTAATGTGTATTCGATTGCTGCTTTTACTAATCCAGCAATATTAATTTCTGCCCCTATTTTAATTTTTGTGGATGCTACTTTTGTATCATCGTTATGTTTACTAATATCTCCATCCTGTTCTACTTCATGAAATACACTGTCATTTGGACTATAATAATTAAAACAATCAAGTGGATATTCACATGCATGAAACCCTGTTTCACACGCAACGGCCTTTTCTGTTTTATATTCCTTTCCTTCCTCATACTGAAATCCTCTACATGTCATGTTCTTATTAAATCCTTTGTACGTCTTCATAATTTTAATCTCCTTATATTTAAAGTTTCACAACAATCAATTCTCTATTTCTTGGTTCAATCCTTATCAATCTTCTTCCAAATCATCTAAGCCGAAAAATTCCAATTCGTAATCTTCCATTTCCTGAAGAACATATTCCATATCTTCATCCTCGTTTACTACATCCTTAAATCTTGTAGCAAGTTCGATTAACCTGTCTCTTGTTATAAAATCAGGTTTAACTTTTTTGTAAAAACATTCAATAGCATTAAGTAGAGATAAAGCTTGTAGAAACCCTTCATGCTTCATAAAGTATGTTCCGTGTTCCCACTGTTCTCCCCACTTTGCATTATCATCATATCCAGAAGCAACAATATAATTATTTTCTGTTTCGATCAATGCATATTCATTAATCCGTAATAACACTTTATTTTCCATCTTTTTTCCTCCTTATTCTTCTTTTAGGTCATATTCTCTAATCAATCGTTCTCTAACCATCCTGTTCAGAAATATATTTACAGGTATAGTCTTATGAGTAAGTCGATTAGTGTAAATGTAATGACTTCCCTTTGCTCTCACATATTCGTAGTCATTTTTATTAAGAATCTTTTCAAATTCCCTTAACTCCTTTGTCAATCTTCTTGACATACTCTCTCCTTTCCTTATATAAATGGTTCATAAATAATCACATCAATACGGACAATCTTACTTATTTCAGATTATCCGTATTGTCTAACCATTTATGTATTCTCTACTTTATGTTGACTTAGGCTGTTTTCTTAGCGTCAATCGAAACAACCTTATCACCAGATACAGTCCTGGACTGCTGTAATCCAAGATTATCAACTACAAGATCTTCTATGTATAAAGAAACGGCTGCATCAGTATCTAACATACAATATTTAGAAACGGCCTCTGCCTTTAAATGAATAGGATCTATTTTCCTTAAATATCTTGATAATAATTTTTTAGTTTTATCTCTGTCATTCGCATAAAGTTTATATACATCTCTTAACGCTCTCATTATTCTTCTTGAATAACCATTTGTCTTTCTATCAAACCCGGACTTTGTACAGATATCAAATATAAATTCCGCACACTTTCCATTATCAATTTTACATAATTCCAGAGTTGAATCATAAGAGCCAAGAATAGCAGCGTCTCTCTGTCCAGGTGTAGACTTATATTCAAATCCATATTTTGCTTTAAGTTTCTCTAAAATTTCAGCGGCGGGATCATGAATACAAAGCATTGCTCCATGTTTCTGAATACCCGTCATTCTTGCAATGTCTTTATTCTGGAAAGCATAAAGTTCTGCTTCAAACCTAAGTCTTGCTTCTTTATCCTCTGGCACATTCAAAATTAAAAGCACAGCCAAATCTTTGTATTTCTCTTTGTCAACCATCTGGGAAGCAATCCATCTACCGTATCCATCCACAAGATATACAGCTCCCTCTTCCCAATGTGGCACACCAACTAAAGGAAGCAATTTATTTTCATCCCAGTGAGATACTAAATACCGTAAACTTCTGTTCGTTCTAACGTCTGTCTGATATCTTGTATCAATCTCCAGCATATCAACAGGAATCTTTACAATAGCTACATTCATACCTGCATCTCTATACATCTTTGTAAGACCTTCCAGTTTATCAACGCTCTTTCTGCTCTTCTTTCCACTGATTACTTCAAAATTTCTACACATAACTCATTTCTCCTTTATGATTATTTTTATTTGATTTTATTGAACTTGGTTTGTTTAATTAAAATTTGGTTTCGCTTGCCACAAGCCCCATGAGCACAAGGGCTTTTGTAGCTGATTCCATACCTAAGAAAACGGCAAGTAATAATGCATAATAGTTTTCTTTTGTTGCTTCTCGCAATGTTATTTTGTCTACACCATTCATAACGATTTCCTTTCCTTATTTTTTGTAATAAAAAAGACCATCGTATTTCTACGACAGTCCAATCATCTTTCCCAATAGTATCCATCACCATCTTCTGTGTACAACATCAAGCCCGTTTCTGTTACTTTAAAATCGCATACAGATGTCATATTTAAGTATGTATTTTTATCCGGGAACGATCTCCCTATGATAAATGCAGCCACAATCAAACATATCAATATGGTTACATGCTTTATATTTATCTTCATAATATTTCCTCCATTATTCTATAACAATATTCTCTATTAACTGCGTAGGATTTTCCTTAAACACAAAAGCATGAACAAACCTGGAATAATAACCACCAAGTTCTTTAATTGATTTAGTAAGCGAAACGAATTTCTCTTTGCTCAGTTCTTCATTGCACTTTACAAGAAAGATCTTTTCTCCCGTTTTGGTGTGCTGGCTTTCTGTTACTGTGAAATTATCTACAGATTCCTTTGTGGTATTTGGAGCAGTTTCCTTTTCAGGTTTCTCTACTACCTTAACGATCTTTTCAACCTCATAAGGAGTTTTGACAGTTTTAAGATCACAATATGCAATAGCACCTTTTTCAATAAAATGCTTCAATCTACTAATTTGAACATTAAAAGAATTTGATGTGTTTGCAGTTCCGTTACATTCCTTTGTGAGCTTTCTATTTAGCTTTACGGCACTAACGAACTCATTTGTAACATATTTAACTCTATACACATATCCCTTACAGCAACCATAATTAAATGATGTTTTAAGGATAAAGCACTGACCTGGCTCAATATTTCCAGTTTCGCTTTCTACAACCTTGATTTCTTTCTTATATTCCGTTACAATTTTCTTTTCGTAACGTTCTATGGTTCCGTTTCCAAGAATACCCCCACATGTAGAATCTACCTTCCGGATGAAGTCCTCAAATTTCTTTACAGCTTTGATTCTCTTTTCCATGCTTTCTCTATGGTATTCCCATGCATCTTCAAGCCGATCAGGTTTATATCTATCTCTATTATCTTCCATCCAATCCAATTTACATTGTACTGAATTCTTAGTATATGCGTTCATTTCTTCTATATCACTTCTGTGATATCTGGATGGAGCTTCCATCTGAAGGATTCCAGTTCCCTTTGCAATATAAACTCCATCTTTTTCGATGTGCCAATTACAACGGCCGGGATTTTCCATATGTGCCGGTATACGTCCAATTTCCTTTTTCTCAGTGTTTTCATTTTCTCTAGCTTTAGCAAGAATCTTTTCGATTGATTTCTTTGCTGATTCTTCTTCCTGAACACTGGCTCCATTGGCCTGTGTCATTGCTTCCAGCTTCCGGATTTTATCATAATCAACGCTTGCATTTGCTGAATAATCATAAAGGATGGTTTCCTTTGCTGCGCCGTAAACATCAACACATAAGATATAGCCGTTCTTTTCTGCTACCCCACCCCAAGATGCAGGACTCCAATAGTCTGTCATTGCGTCCGATTCATCTGGTTTATATCCATGTACTTCCCATCCGTCCATAGTCATAAGACGTTCTGCAATTTTCGCTTTTATACTTTGATAATCGTAGTAATTACTCATTATAACAACCTTCCTTTCATTATCTCATTAATTCATGAGCCATTCTACAGGCATATCCACCTACAAATACACATGCAGCTAAAATAATACTTTCCATGATATATTCCCTCTTTTCCTTTCTTGAGCATAATTTTAAGCATAAAAATAACACCCACTGTAACAGTGAGTGCTATCTTGTGAATTTCAATATTTTTTTATGTTATGCTTCCTTTTTCACAATCCGTAATTCGTAACCTAAAGCATTTACTATTGTATTAAATAATGGGAGATTCTTACATTGAATGACCTTTATGAGCTTTTTCCGGATCTATCCCTTCTTCCATACACATAGTTAAATAATCGTCTATTGCGCCATGAAAATCTTGAGTGAGTTCGTCTATATCTTTCCCTTCATAGGAAATTAAAGAATTGATTCCTTTTACATTACCGAAATACAAAGAATCTTCTTCCGAAAATTCAACGCTACCAATATAACCTTTGTATTCTAAGATTTCTAACATAGTTTCACCTTTATATTATATATTTATAACTTTGATATATTCCTCTCTTCTTGTAATGGCACAATTTTTAATGTATATCCTAACGGTACAAGAAGTTTTAGAATTGTATCAATTTGAGGAGTTGCTTTCATACTTTCCAATCTAGCAATGGCTGGTTGTTTGACTCCACTAAGTTCTGCAAGTTTCCGCTGAGAAATTCCCTTTTTTTCTCGTGCCTCAATCATTTTTCCAATTAAAGCTACTTCAAAATCAACTTTTTCTCGCATCTCAGGGGAGACGCGAGAATCGTCATTAAAATATTCTTGAAAAGTTTTCGGTTTCTCCATATTATCCATTCCTTTCTATCCAGTCTTTAATATTCGACATTGCCTTTTCTATTTCTCTTTTTGGTGTCTTTTGAGTCTTCTTTAAAAAGTGATGGACTAATACAAACTTGTTATTTTTCCAATAGAAAAAGAAAATTCTATTCTTTAATGGACGTAACTCCCATAAATTACCTTCTATATGTTTTACTGTTGGTTTTCCAATTCTTGTACCATATATAGATAATGCATTAATATAGGCAAGTATTTTTTCCATATTTATTCTTGCGCTTTTGTTAGTTTTAACGTCTACTGCCAATTCATCCAGATAATTTCGTACTTCTGAATTTCCCTTTTCGTCCTCGTAAAAAATTACTTCGTACATTAAATCCCCTTTTTTATTTTGATTATAACATAATTGTTATCAATAGTCAATAACATAAACGTTATCACAATTGTTTCAAGGATTCAAGGGAAGGTTGCCATTAGGTTTACCTTCCCCTAAAATTGCAGATCAGACTACATTAAACGTTAAATCCAGATAATGTATATTTCTCCAACGTACAAACCATATAACAAAAAATTGCGTTTGAATATAGTTCGTCATCTTCAGCAATACGCTTCCAGTTATCGTGCGTCTTTTCTGCCGTTTCCCTTAGTCCACCGCCATAGGATTGCCAAATTGTATACTTGCTGCCTACATTCATTTCAGATAACATTCTGTCCATTTGGCGTAAAGATTCTATCCTACGGTTTACAGACCACTCCTTGATTTTCAGCAAAAGGACTTGTCTCCTTTCCAGTGCAACGTGATAATAATATGCACTATAAAGGGCATAATTTCTCTTTATGCCCTTTTACTACATACTATTTAATTGTATTATATATTTTACCTTATTTCCTCCTATTATCTTGATATATTAAAAGTAAATTCAGCGTCCATTTCTCCATGTTGTATAATGGTAAGATGTGCATCCATTCTTGAACCGTCAATACTTTCTTCATAGATAAATTCCGTTTCAGTTAGATCTATAAATTTTTCAGGTGTCATATTTTCATTATCTGGGAACACCTCTTCTACTTGTTCTGCAATATAAAGCATTGCATAACGCATTAACTTTCTTTTAATATTCATGTTTTACCTCTTTTCTTATTTTTTGAGCAATTAAAAAACGCCCTGGTATGAGCGTTTTATAATTCTTTGTTTTTATATGATGTTTCACCTGATTATTTAATGGATGATTTACCTTACCAATATAATCAACTGGCTAAAGCCAATTAAAAAAGAGCCAATATAAAATTGACTCCTTTATTCAATAAACTATGCTCGATTTTTTCTATTTCTCTGAATCACAGAGCTTTTAAATGCTTTCATCATAGCTGGAGATAACTCTCTGCAATCATTATCAAATGTAATTGCAGATTTTTTAGCTTCTTCTATTTCTTCCAACTGTTCTTTTGTTGCAGTTTGTCCTGGATCAATAGTGTATGTCTTTATCATAGTTTTCCTTCTGAATTTGTAAGGTGCAGCACTATGCAGATACTTTATTAAACATTGGTTCAGGTATTGCACGTCCCAACATTTTAGCCGTTTCAATCCATTCAGCAATTACTACTTTTGCATTTTCAACTGCTTCCGTTGGTGTCCTACCATCTGCCATACATCCTGGTAAATCTGGCACTGAAACAATATAAAGCTCATCTTCTTCTGACCATGAAAGAATCATTGAATATTTCATATGCTATTTACACCTCCACTATACCGTACTTATTAAATAATAAGCGAATCTGCTTTATTTGATACGCTTTCGCTTTATTTCCTTGTGGTTGAATGTTGATGATCTCAGGTATATCATGTCTGTAGTATATAAAATGATCCCCTTTGATTCTACATTCAAATCCTAATCGTATCAATAATGCTTGTAATTCAGAAAACTTAATATTATTATCCCGTTTTCCCTCTACAATATCTGCGTATATAGTATTTGCCATAAGTATACCTCTATATCTTCATATTATAAGTATATTATATCTATCTTATGCCGTCAACCGTTTGTAATTAAAATGATACCTTACCTTATATTGGCAGCCACTACGGAGGCGTTACCTTTTCCGTTCCAATGAGCAAGCTCTGTGACCTCATTCCATTGTAAAGGGCCGTTAATCTGGTTCGTGTAAATCCGGGAACCACTTCCGCTTTTGTGACGGCGTTCATGTTTCATCATGTTTTTAAGCTCGTCAAAAGACAGAGTTTCCCTGTTAACTTTTGGAATCCTTCCCAAGTTATTCAAGGTAGTTTCTACCCATTTATAGCACGGGTGTGTTTTGTCTACCAGCTCCAATTTCCAATAAAGTCCCTGGTAAATATGAATGGGTAACTTGCCGCCTTTTAAGGCGTATGTATCACACACCCAGAAAGTTGTTTTGCCCTTTGAATCGACAAACCTACCATATGTTGATCCAGGGTAAACGCAAAAGTGCTCTGGAAATTCGCAAGACTTCCCCGTCCGTAAACGCACATAGAATTTGGGTTCGTGCTTAATTGCCATGTTTATACCTCTCTTTTCCTGTTTTTTTTGTCAAAAAAGGATTTTATCAAAAGGGTATAGTGGGAATTGAACCCACTTTGAGCCTGGATACTCTATACCTTATATGTATGTGATTACTTCTCTAATTCCTCTTTCTCAGCTTTTTCAGGCTTAATCACTTCATGTTTTGATTCATTGTCTAAAATCACAGCACATAAAGTTGTAAATGCTGCAATCTGTACTTTTTTGTTTTCGGACTTATCTACATAGTCAAAATTACCGAAAGATGTAGCTTCTTTTCCTGTGCTGTCCTTGACTTTAGTTTCTGCACGTTTAGCAGTACCACCAAAAGAGGCAAGGAAATTTCTTAAATCCTCATCGGAAAAGTCTGATTTTCTAGTTTTGATTCCGTAAAAGTAATCACCTTCTGAACCAAGTAACTTATTGAATACTGGCATAAGATTATTTTTCAAGTCTTTCATACTGCCTTTTTTGTAATACGCCTTAATAGGTTTAGAAATATCAATCCCACCTTTTTCTGTATCGAAAATGTCTGCATCCAGCTGTACATTTTTATAAATAGCGTGCGCCATCAAAGTAATATGCACCCTATCAGTCGGGCAAAGAGAAGTAACCTCATCTAATGGGATGCAATCAGCAACTTCCGACCGTAACGCCAGTATTTCTTTACGATCTTTGATGAATTGTCCCCCTTCTGTCTTTAAAACCTCATAAATAGTTGCTTCTTTGCAAGTCATCGGGTCAATGTCTGCGTGGGCTTTTTCAAGTGCTGCCTTACCCTCCTTGAAAGACTTCTTTTCCAGAGCTTTTGCGAGTTCCTTGTTACGAACCAAAGAACGAACGTAGTCAATCATAACTAAACCAGTCTCAACTTTGAGTGCGTCGCTCTTTACATAAAATTTGTCTGCTTTTAACATATTAGCCTTCTTTCTCCCACTATTACGCCGTGGGCGCATTATAATATTTTTGGTAAAAGCCGTGGCTGGAATTGAACCAGCTTTCAAAAGTGTTTAATTCACTACCACTTAAAAAAGTGTAAACTACGCCTGACGTAACACGGCTCATATATGTATTTCATATATATTTTTTTCATCTACTCATTGAGATTACTTAATATATGTTTTGGCACATATACCATTCTTTTTAATCTGGTATACGTTGCCTACCTTTAAAGTCTCAGGCGTGACTGGACTAATATAAACTTGAATCAAATGGCCACAATGTGAAATACAATGTAGATTCCGCATCTAATAACACATTTTTATATGTTTTTAATGTGTTTTAAGATGTTTCCTATTAGAGATAAAATCTCTAACCCTATATAAATTTCAAAATAGAAATTGATTAAAATTTATAATAATGATTGAAATTTATACTGTTTATAGTTGCGTGATACTCACCCGGTAAACCAGATACCAGACTTTTTCATCCGTATGAAAGTTTGTGTGTTATGCCCCTAACACTCATACAATCAACTTAGATTGTAAGCTCATTTATTCCTAGTAGGTTTTTGAGATTCCCGCAGGAATGGTATTTTGTATTGCCTGTATACTTGACTGCCTTTGTCAACGTACCGCGCCCATCAGCGCCACTCATTCATTGACTACTATCGAACTGACATAGACTATATCGTGTCTAATCGCGCTTGCTATAGTGTAGCGTAACTGATTCCTTCCTTTCAGGTCTGGAATTAACCTCTTGCAAACTGCTTGCAAGTGCCTACAATGTAAATGCGTCCTTGATTCATGGCTGATTCATGAAAGTCATGAAAAATTCAAGTTCTTTAAACGCCGTCGGGAATTGTAGTTCCCAAGTTGATAAGTTACTACGGAATTTTATTTTGTATCCGCTTCCGTATCGGATGACTATACATTAAACTATTTAGTTCAGTTTGTCAAGTGTTTTTTGAACTTTTTTGTTATTTTTTTAAACTATAAAGTTTATTACTTGAATAAATAAAAAGCACCAGCTTTTACCAGTGCTTAAAATGACGTACCATCAGGAAAGCTAAATAATGAAATGTAGGTTGCTCCTGTGGCTGCTGCTATTTGCTCAAGTTCTTCCTGGGTGAACTTACCAGTAGTATATCTTTTCTTAAAAGCTTGTAAGGAATTATATTCTAAACGCCTTGCAAGTTCTGATTTTGTTATCCCGGCATGAGCACAAGCCATATCAATTTTTTGTTGAATTGTAATTGGTATCACCTCTTTCATATACTACTACTATTATAAAGGTTATACAATCAAAATTCAAGCACTTGCAAACTGTATTAAATTGAAAATGTACAAGCTAGGTTGACGGGTTACTGAATCAAAGGTTAATTGGTTACAACATCGGTTACTACCCGATCTGATAAGCTATAAGTTTGAGCATTGCCACATTATGAAAAGATGTGGTATAATCAATTTGAACTCACAACGTTGCTGCTGTTGTGTTGTTCGTTGTTGATGGGTAAAGTATACACCTCTATACCGGTGTAGTCTATAGTAATTGTCACTAAATAATAATTAATGTTTTTGTGTATTATATACACCGTTGTGATAGTGTATGTAACATTTGTACAATAAAAGAGGTGATTTAATGATTAGATATAAGCAAAGTATACTAGAATTGTTGAAAATGAACGGATATTCGACATATAAAATCAGAAAAGAAAAGATATTTTCTGAAGCTCAGCTACAATATTTCAGAAACGGTACTATTGTAAGAGAAGAAACATTAAATAAGTTATGTTGCCTGTTAAATTGTCAACCGGGTGACATTTTAGAGTATATTCCAGATGATGCAACGGAAATTGATAGATAATTCAATGACAAAGGTGGAATATATATGAATTTTGAACAGATTGCACAAAGAATTAAAGACAGGTGCAAAGAAAAAGGATATACAATTAAAGAAATGCTAGAATATTGTGAATACAATAGGAATTTTATGTATGATTTAAAATGTGGAAAGAATTTTTCATTAAAAACATTTGTAAAATTAGCAGAGTTCTTAGACTGTAGTATAGATTATTTAATAGGAAGGACGGATAATCCAGATATTAATAAGTGATTATGTTTGATTGTTTGTTATTTATTGATTGTGTATAGTTATTGTATGTACAATATTGATTATTGTATTAATTATATGCAATATTTAGATAATAGGAATGATTACTAATATTGTGTAGTGGTGGGTGGTGTTGGATATGAATGAGTGTGGGGAGCTGATGCATGGGTGAATGGGAGTGCTATGTAGTATTGAATACTATGTGTAGTGGTGTTCGAGTATAGATGATGTAGTATTGTGTGTTATTAATAATAGTAATCATTACTGATTTTAGTCAAAAGTGACAATCTGTCATTTTTACGATACATTATCAATAAAATGATAACATATAGCCAAGTCCCATTCAGTCCGGATATCCTGGACTTAATGGCCTATTTGTCCACCTTCCACCTTCACTCATGTAGCCTTGACGGTAATTCCTCATTTTACCGTCACCGGGGGTAGTAAAAACCATTGAGAGGCCTTTATTTTTTTGATTTTCTATAAGCAGGTCAATCCACACACCAACTTAAAAAATGACATAAAATGACTTAAAAATTACCTCTCTTACCCCATCATCCATCCCACTCTCTCACCCCTTCATTCCCACCTCCATTACCCTCAAAATATCATCAAAAAAACAAACTCATCAAAAATTCAAATAACCCTTACCAGCTTTACAAAATTTCACTTCATCCCATCTCAAACACGTTATCGTACCACATATCGTAAAAACCTATATATAATAAGGAAATAATTCATTTTTCACCCTCAAATCGAACAACCCAAATAATCAATAAATCAAAATCAAATCCAGAAAATCATTGATAACACACTCAATTTACGATGGATCATTTTTAATTCAAAAATCGATCAAAATGGGAGAATAACGCATCTTCATTTAACAGATCACTCCGCATCACTTTAGATCACTTCCAGTCCCATCCTATCTAATCATATCTAATACAGGGGGGGCTATTTAAAACCACACCAATATAACCTTACCAATACCACTTCCGTACGCAACATAGCATATTGAATAATACTCCAAACATTATTCATCATCATTTTGTGCAACATACACTATATAATTGCTATAACACGCCCTACAATGCCTCTAACAGCCACAATAAGCCGTCCAAACCTCTTAGACATATATTTTATAGCCTAATGATTTAAAACGCCTAGAAATGGCTCTAAACGCTTCAAATGACATTTATGTATTTTTATAATGGTCATATAGTACATCAGATGACCTTCCAGATGTTCTTTCAGATGACCTTTCAGATGTTCTTTCAGATGTTCTTTCAGATGACCTTTAATTATTTACAGATATGAATCCCTAACAACCCAATAAGCTAAATCTATAACAGATGAGATATTAAGTATCAATCATAAACTATCCATGATTCATTTGATCTACTTATATCCATCTGTTATTTTTGTGCTCATTTGCATTTGTGCTCATTTACACCATTCAATTTGTCAACATAATTACATTTCGTTCTAATTGCTATTTCAATATGATATCTCAAGCTGAATCCCAAACTAATCAAAATGATATTTACCAAAAGACGAACCGTAAGGTTCGGATTTTGAAAAATAGCCCCTTCTAGGGGCGGTTCTTTCGTAAGAAAGAAATTTTGGGTCATTAAAATAATATCAATCAATAACATTCATTCATGCTTTAATGAACCAATTATATATCAAATAGAGAATATATAAATGGTATCACATCATTTGGTATCACATCACCATTACGTCACTACCACATCATTAACCACAATCTCCTGGAGGAACAACACATTATGAACTATGAAGATTACTTTTACTACTCACTACAATATAACGCTCTTTATAGAGAGTTCAAGAAATATTCTGATGAAGAGTTAATCAATCAGTGGAAATACAATCAGAAATGTCTTCTGGACACTGATCCAAGATATAAAGATGTTTTATTGATAGGTATTTCAGTTTGCGAAGATATTTTAAGACAAAGAGGGAATACATATCTGGATGATTTATTTCCAAAGGATTAAATGAACCGTTTCCCCATCCTCTATCCCATCACTATTTGACACCAAACACCCTTAATTCATTCGGTTTCAATCCATTCCATTTTGAGGATATATTATAAATTTATTTATAATATATCCCGTCTATCTTATTTAAATATATTATATCTTTATTCTGTTCAGTAAACGCTCTAAAATTGACGTCTACAACCTCAATTTTGAGGATGATGAGGCTCTAAAATTGACGTTTGCTGAACTCTCGTAGACACTAAAAAGGAAGGAATTTTTTTAATATGAATTTAAATCATCAACCAGAGTATTTTACCAAGTTTCCAAATGCCTACATTCAGAACAATATAAAAGCTAAGTTTGGAGTTAGTCGAAAATTTTATATCACTTATATACTGATAGACAGGTACAGATCCTACGAAGACTACAGCTGGATCACTATACGGAAGGTTCTGGAGTTTTATGGGTATAAAACAACCAGCCGAAAACCAAAAGCTTTTAAAGAGATACTGGACGTATTGGAATATATGATTAATAACAAAATGATTTATATTAAACAAGACTTAGATTCAATAAACTATGACACTGGAATTGAAATAAAGATCATAAAAGAGAATTTTGATACTGTACACAATTTTTCAAAGCTCACATCCTCTCAGCTTGACACAATAATGATGGCTGATAGTTCATTAAACAGAGAAAATATACTTGTAGCTTTTTTGTACATAAATTCTTACATTGGCTGCCGTAAGCGCAAGAATGATGGAACTGAGTATCAAGACGCTGCGAGAAATCCAGAAGCTTTCTTTGGAAGCATCCAGAAGATGTCTGAAGAACTAGCCATGTCAAAAGACACCATTAATCAATGCATTGAATTTCTAACCCAGTCAACCGACTCCAAGAATGCCCTGTTGATCAAAAAAGAAGTAGGAAGTGTTCAACCAGACAAGAAAAAGCCTCCCAAAAATGTACCAAATATCTATGTGCTAAATAAACAGGGTTATGAGCAGGAAATAAAATGGGCTATTGGAAAAATAATTGAATTATATAAGACAGATGAGTTTTACCCACCTGTTGGAAAGAATATTAGCAATAAAGGAGAATAATTAAGTAATGCAAGAAGCAATTGATAAGTATTATGTTTACAGATTTGTGAACAAAGATGATGTAATTGTCTATGTTGGAAGCTCTACTAATATGACCAAACGTTTTTTTAATCATATGCAGCTTCAGGATGACATAGATAGGATTGAATTTATAGAATGTGACTCAGAAGCAGAAATGGCATGGAAAGAAGTTTATTATATCAATTTATTTTATAATTCATTAAGTAAAAACAAAAATAATATTTTCTTTGGCGGTGGTAAATTAAAGGATATAGGACTTCAGGACAAATGGAAAAAGTTCAAATTTGCTTATATAGAACATTATAAAATTAATCCGAGTAAAGAAAAATACGAGAAATATGTAATTAATGCTCCTAAATATGATTATTCGTCTCTCATTCATATTCTGGATAATTATAAACTCAATCAAATTGGTGTAAGCAAATATGCAATTTCCCAAAAATGGTTCTACGATCATGAAAATGATGAATATATGACAAGGTTAAAAAATAACACTCTTAATTTTTTCAGAAATTATTGTTCTGATGATTCATCGCTTAATCTTTGGACAACATTTGGTGAATTTAAAGAAAATGTAAAGGGGGATGGATTTACCAAAGGTTTTATAGAACTTGGAAAAGAACCATCCAAGGATACTAGAAATCGAATTTATTTAGCTTATCTGGCAAATATCTTTTATCCCATTAAGAAAAAAGAGTACAAAATCAATGAGGATCAATTTGCTCTTACTGAATTAATGCAATTCATGTTTCAGTCTGCTCTTATTCATGGTAAAGAAATCTGGATCTACATTCCAAGTATCCGTATGCGAACATTATTAAAAAAATGGATTAAAGAAAATCCACTTCAAACAGAAACATCATCTCCTCAAACAAATCCAACACAAACAGAGAATAACTAAATAGAGAAATCAAGTCACCTTCTATTTGATCGACATTACTACTCTTACCAATAGAAGGTGAAATTAAAAAAATATATTACATTATGAAATTACATTAGGAAAGGAATTTATATTTTTATGACAGTAACAAACGTAAATCACGCTTATCTTAGCGTTTTCAAGGAGACACATTATCCTTCAAAGGAGGAATTACATCGTACATATGGTGGAGAAATCACTGCATACGAATTTGATGGACATGTCTATTTATCTGATGCAGCAGCAAATATTGCTAGATCTTGGAGTTTTGATCGTACCTGCAATCGGAATATAAAGGCTAGAGCAAACAAATGATTCGTAATTCTGATGAAAAATATTTTGAGAAAGCTCGCCAAGCTGCTCTCCTATCAAATTTCAAAAGGACAAATATTGGATGTGTAGCCGTCTATAAAGGTCATATTATTGCTATTGGTTGTAATGTCTGCAAAACTCACCCTATGCAAAAAAAATATAATCGGTACAGAAAACCTCGTTATATGGATAGAGAACGTATTCCAGGAATACATGCTGAAATGCACTGTCTGAAGGTTATTCAACACATGGATATAAATTTTTCCAAAGTGAAGCTATATATTTACAGAATCCGAAAAGATCAACCTCATGGATTATCTCGTCCATGTCCATCCTGTATGGCTGCTATCAGGGATCTTGGAATACAGCACATATACTACACAACAGATAATGGCTACATTTACGAACGTATTGGACAATCAATGGAGAATAACAAGGTATATTATTAAGAAAAGGATGTGAAACTATTTATAATGAGTCAGTATGGAATTAAGATAAAAAATATTCATGCTGGTATGATTTATGATGTAAATCTTGGTATCAGAGATTATTTTACCTGTAAAGATGCAATGTTGAATAATAGTTTGTTTAACTTCTTCTTACAGAAAAACGGAATGAATGTTTATAAGGGTGAAACTACCAGAGATATTATTTGTCTGGACTATGATTTTGGCAGTCGATCCTATGAAGAAGAACGGGATCGGCTGGAAAAGTTATTGGAATCTGCCGCTGATGATGATTCCAAAGAACGTATTTATGCTACATTAGAAAAAATCGAACAGCGTAAAGATTTATACTCTCCCAAAAAGAGAGATGAAATAAGAGAATATTTTTATGAACATGGCGTTGATGTAACTTACAAGAAATATGACAAAGAGACGGATTCTGAGATTGCTGAAACAATTCATTACAAAATGCTATTTCGTACCAGTGCCAAAGCTAAACTTGGACAAGTTATGTTTATAAATGAGAAATTATATGATTTAGCATATGATTGGCTCACAATCGGTCTTGGTAAAAAGATGAGTATAGATAATGCTAAGATTGTTGAGATGTCAGCCTATGCCCCACTTACCACTTCTACCATCATTGATACAATTCATGTTCCCGTAGAGGATATTCTTATTCTGAAAGATCAGGATTCTTTCTTTAAAACTCTTGCTAATATTGTTAGAGCTGAAACCTACATAGGAAAATCCGGAGAAGAAGAACGAAAATGTGTAGTCGTTCAGGAAGAAACAGAGGTAAAAAACACCTTATGGGATGGAATGATGCTGATTGAGTCAACCATCTTACCTAAATGGGTCAATGGAATGATTCTGTTGAGAAATCATCTATTTAAAGCGTGTGGATTCCGAACTTACATTCAAAAGTTCTTCATGGTTTGGTGTGATCAGAATGGTCATGATTATAATACCTACCAAGTACAAGATATGTTCGGAAAATGGCATTATCTCAAAGACATTAAGATGATAACTACAGATAATGCTATTAAATGGAAGAAATTTGCTGATTTAATGGGTAATACACTTGAAGAAGCATATGAATATTGGTGTAATCGTATCAGAAAAGACGGATGTCTATGGGGCGTGGTTAAAACTGACCATCCAAGTAAGTTAGGTGAATACCAGCAGTTGAGCTATCAGATGATCAATACACTGCCATGCACCAAAAATGATGTAAGAGCTATTGCTCAAACTACAATAGATTACATTGAACTTTTGAAAAATGACAATGCTGAGTTTGAAAAGTTTTTGAGAAAGAACGCAAATGAGATCAATCATTATGAAATGCTGGCAGATCTGTACTCACATAACCATGAATTTGCAAATAGCACCTTCTTCCGAGAAGAAAAGAGAAAGATTATATATGATTATGTGTACAGAATGAGAAAAGGTAAGATTCTTGTAAACGGTGATAATCTAACAATATGCGGAAATCCATATGCACTACTACTCTATTCTGTTGGTGAAGACTTCTTATCAGATCCTACATTTTCCAGCGAAGATGGCTGTATTCAATGTTATACAACACGCTTTGATGATGGTGAATATCTTGCTGGATTTCGTAATCCTCACAATTCCCCCAATAATATTTGTTATCTGCATAACGTCTACTCTCCTGAGATGGAGGCGTATTTCCCATTTAGTTCTAATATAATGGCTGTCAACTGTATTCAGACTGATATTCAATCTAGGGCTAATGGGTGTGATTTTGACTCGGATTTTATGCTAGTGACCAATCAACCCCAAATGGTTGAGTGCGCCAGAATTTGCTATAAAGAATTTCCTACCATTGTTAATGATCTAAAGGAATCAGGTATAACATATCAGAACACAAAGAAAGATTATGCCCTTATGGATAATAAATTTTCAAAATCTCGTATGGGTATTGGGTATTCCAGTAATCTTGCTCAGTTGGCAATGACATATTACTGGACAGAAAAAGCTAAGGAAAATCCTAATCCGAAACGTCTGGAAGAACTTTATCACAACTTTGTGATTTTGTCAGTAGTAGCTCAGATCATAATTGATAGCAGCAAAAGAGAATATGAAATTGACGGTAACAAAGAGATTGATCGAATCAGTAAGATGGACTGTATGACCATAAAAAAACAGTGTGGTTATACAAGTTCTGGGAAACCAAAATTTATTAAGTATGATTTTCCAGAATTTATGAGATATACCAGGGAAATAAAATATACGAAGGATGGAAAAGATCTTCCAGAAGAAGATGTTGAAACATCAAAATCCAAATTGAAGAACAGAATCAATCCTGAGTTGGTATGTCCTATGAACTGGCTTGAATATTGGTTGGATAATATCCAAAAGATCCCCACAACTAATGCAGTTCCAGTATCTAATTTTTTTATTAAAATGTCAGGTAAAGCTAATTATAAACAGATAACAAAGATTATGTCTTTGGTTGAAGAATATGATAAGTATGTGAAACACTTAAAATGTAGAGATGATATTGATTCAGATGAGTATAATCAATTGTTATTAGAAAAATCACGAGGAGTCTTTGATGAAATATCTAAAGTAAAAATAAATAATCTAATCACCATCAATCGTTTGGTTGAGACTGCCCTCTCTTTAAAGATGAAATCTTCTTCAAAGTCAGGAATAGATAAAGGTTGTAGATATTCTCGTAAGATATTGAACCTACTATTTAAGACAAATAGGAGCAAATTCCTTAGTAATTTCATAGAAGATTGATAAAAAGTAGGAAAAATATTTTATAAAATCGAAAAAAACCTTATCTAGTATAGGTTTTTTTGATTATGTTGGCGTCCCCAATATGGAGGGGAGTAGAAAAAACGAAAATGCGAGATAGCATGAGTAGACCCCGCCGCTATTGCCCGATGCGGATAATAAATATGGGGGACTGTCTTTAAACGTATACTAGGGGTGGACGTATCATTATCCACCCCGAATAAAAAAGGAGAATTATTATATGTAAAGCTGGCGGTAGGTCGGAATCTAACTGTGCCTCATAAGCATGGGTAACTGAGTTCAACTCTCAGGCGTAGCAATTTTCGATGTTTTGTGTGGGGTAATTCCCAATTTGTAGAACTCATTCATACTACAAACTCCTTTATGTAAAGGGGCAATTGTTCCAGCAGTTGCCCCACACAAGACATTGAGAACGTTATCTGAAAATAACGAAATTTTACATAAATAAGGAGAGAAATTTATATGAATGAATTAAAAATTTTCAATAATGAAGAATTTGGTCAGATCAGAACAGTGGTGATTGAAGGAGAGCCGTGGTTTGTTGGGAAAGATATTGCGGAAGCTTTGGGATATGGAAGAACAGCAGATGCTATTAAACAACATGTTGAAGAAGGGGATAAGCTGACTCGGTGTTTCACCGACTCAGGTCAGAGCAGACAAATGTATATCATTAATGAGTCTGGTCTTTATGCTTTAATCTTTGGAAGCAAACTGGAATCAGCTAAACGATTTAAGCATTGGGTAACATCAGAGGTACTTCCAACAATTAGAAAAACTGGATTCTATATATTAAAAGCTAATCAGCAATATAAAGCAAATTTATTACTATCCATTTATAATGGTGGTCAAGAAGGAGTAATAGCATCCAGAGAATTAACAAAAATTGAAATTGAAGAAGCTACTCTTCCACTCAAAGAAGAAATTGCTCAACAGCAGGAAACCATTGTTATGAAAGACAATACCATCGAAACACAGAAGAACGAAATTTTTCACAAAGATGAGGTAAACAAAGGGTTGGTAAAAGACATTTCATTAGCAGAGAAACGTCAGATTCTCAATAGAGTTGTAAGAAAGGGTGCTGGAAAAGATAGCATTGCAAAACGTTGGGCTGCATTATATAGGGAATTTGAGCAAAAATATCATATGAATCTTGGTAGAAGAATCGATGGATACAACGATGGATGTGATGAATTCAATGAAAGAAATAAGGATAAAATTAAAGCCAAAGAAGTAGTTAAAAAAAGGAAAGTTAAAACCAAGGTTGAGTATATTGACGTTATATTAAATCAAATTTCAGATTTATATGATCTTGCTTGTAAACTTTACGAGAATGATGTAACTGTATTAGTTAAAGAATTATATGATGTTATCAATCCAGCATACTAATAGAATCACTTGCGAGGAACCTGACGTGACAGTCTATAGTTGGGATGCATACTGGCTATAGATGTGTAGGCTCATCACCTACCCTCGCTTTACTAATCTTCCACTGCGGAAGAAATATAAAAAAGAAAGAAGTGTTACTTATAATTCCAATTAGTAAGAAAGAAGCAATAATGTTGAGAGAACATGGTCTTTCGGATCATGTAAAGATGTCATCTGTAACTCATGGGGCCAAAGGTAAAAGATACTGGGCTGTTGAGAGTCGCAGCGCACTTAAACATTTAGAACAGTACCGAAAAAGCACAGTTGCAACGTAGCAGAATAATAAGAAAGGTGGTTGAAACGCCATCGGAAAGAAAAATAAAGACCTTATAAAAATTTCATTTGTAGACTCCCCTTCATCTGAAGATGTTACAGGAAGTCTTATTTTTATATCAACACCTGACCACAAAATCTTAGTTGATGCTGGATTACATCAGACAAATGATCGCTATGAAGATTTTCTGGTGAATAATAGAAAATATAGAGAATTTAAAGCAAAAGAATTAGATTATATCTTTATCACACATACTCATGCAGATCATTGTCTTCTACTTCCCAAATTGTACAAAGAAGGATGCAATGCTCAAATTATAATTTCTGATGGGTCAGGACAGATATATAAGGATATGGCTGAGGATTGTGCTGAAATCAATGAACGTGACGTTTTGTTTATCAATAGTCAGCACAATAAAAATTATATGCCACTATATGACTTATCTGATGTGGAAAAGTCGGTAAATTACATGACAGAGTTTTCAGTTAATCGAAAAATCAAATTAGATGATTCTCTATCATTTGAGTTAATTCCTGCTGGACATTTGCTGGGAAGCTGTCAAGTGCTACTCTATTTGACTTACAATAATCTCACAAAGACTATTTTAGTTACCGGTGATATTGGAAATAAAGTGGTTAAAAATCGGTTTGTAGGTGAGTATCAACAAGTATCAAAGGCTGATATTGTAATTGCAGAATCTACATATGGAGATAAGCCAGATATTAAAACTGGCAAGAAGGAACGAAAAAATGATTTGGAAAAATTCAAATCCATAATAGAACGTCAGATACACGAAATGAAGGGACGAGTTATTATACCAAGCTTCTCTCAGTCAAGAATGCAGCAACTTGCATTGATGGTATACCAGATGTATAAGGATAGCGAGTGGAAGCCAAAAGTTTATATCGACTCCCCTTTGTCTATAAGAATTTTCAACGACTATGAAGCTTGTTTAGAAGGTCAAGATAAAGATGATCTGGATGAGTTGATAAATAGCGGAATGTTCACTTTTGTAAAGGAGCCAGAAAAAAGCAAGGCTTTAGTAGCAAGTAATGAACCATGCCTGGTACTCTCTAGCAGTGGAATGTGTCAGGTTGGAAGAATACGACACCATTTGAAGAAGTGTGTATCAGATCCTAATGCCACTATCCTATTTGTTGGATATAGTACAGATGGAAGCTTGGCTTCATTGTTAAAGGACAATAAGTGTAAATCAATAACTATAGATCAGAAAGTTTATCCTTGTCGTTGTTCTTCATATTCTCTTAAATCCATGAGTGGTCATGCTCCATTCAATCAGTTAGTAGAAAATTATTCTAATATCAACTGTCAGAAGCTAATCTTACATCATGGGTCTAAATTAGCAAAAGAAACTCTGAAAGAAGCTCTTGATAAAGAATATATGAGAAATTGTAAGACTACACGGGTAATTATAGCTAATTCAAGCTTAAAATTCAGTGTATGATGAGGATAAATTATGAAGAAATATATCTTGGGAATGGTTACAGCTATTTGTATGATTCCTATTATGGAGTCATTCACAGAACTTATTCAAATGTTACTGGAAGTTCCAAAGGGAATGTTAAGTAAAAAGGTTATCAAAATAAATAACGAAATACAGGATTTGCAAGCTGAATCTGAACCAGTTAGTACAAGCTGTATTGGATTTGAGATTCCAAGTGAATCTGATGATTTTTATGATGATTATGATGATAAAAAGAAGAATCATATTGGATTTTAGAGAGTGTGATACTCTCTTATTTTAGTTGGAGGAATTAAAATATGAATTTTGTATATAAGAAAACTACACAGACTTCTATGAAGATCGCTGGAATTATTGACACAGACACTATGACTGTTGATGTGGATGGAGATGTAAAGCAGCTTAATACTCTTCTATCTGATTTCAATGGAGGCTGTGTTGAAATTAATGTGAAGGTAAAAGACGAAGAAGAACTTGATGAACCAGTTGCTGATCCCAGTGATGATGAGTAGAGAGTTGGTGCTTGATTGTTCAATTTAAAAAGAAAAGATAACGAAAATGAGCATCAATACTTGTGGCGAATTGGACAAGCGAAAGATTCTGGACTTTTAGATATGTCCTGGAATGATATTGCCAATGTAATGAATAAGGAATTCAGAGATGATGAATCTGAATACAGAGCTGAATCAGCATATAGAAAAGTGTATACCAACGCTAAGAACTTTTATAACGCTGGTGTATTTGATACTGGTGATTCCAGTTCTAAAACAATTCTAACTCAACAGCAAGAATTGAAGAAAGAACAGGTTAAACTTAGAGACGAACGAAATGAGTTAAACAGATTGATTCGTGAAGAGGCTCGTAGAGAAAGTTTTAGAGAACAAATATGTAGAGCAATCACTGAGCATCAGTCCTCTCCTCTTCTTTATGATGAAAATAAAAAGTTTACTGGAATTATCAAAACAGATAATGATCTGATTATTTCTTTAACAGATATCCACGCCGGTATCGAAATCGACAATCATTTCAATAAATTCAATCCCACAATTTTAAAAAAACGTCTAAATCAGTATTTGGACAAGATATTTGAGGTTTATTTACGTCATGGTTCTGAAAACGCTTATGTGATTTTATCAGAACTTGTAAATGGACTTATTCATGATACCCTAAGAATCGAAAGCAATCAGAATATCATAGAACAGTTTCTTATGGTTACAGACTATATCACTGAATTTCTGGCTGAATTGAGCTATCGTTTTAATAATGTTCATGTTTATATGTGTCCTGGTAATCATTCCAGATTATTTCAGGATAAAGATAAGGCACTCAAAGGTGAAAACATTGATACGCTTGCTCTCCCATTCTTGGAAGCCAAATTACAGCTGTTTAGGAATATCTACTTTCATCCAAATAAGGTAGAAGAATCCATTGCTATCTTCTCAGTAAGAGGACAAAAGATTTTCGCAAGTCATGGAGACAAAGATGACCTCAACACTGTAGTTCAAAAATATACTTTGATGTTTGAGAAACCAAATATCATTTACTTAGGACATAGGCATACAAATGCAATGCAAACTGTATATGACGTAAAGGTTATTCAGTCTGGATGTCTGAGTGGATCGGATTCATTTTGTATGGATAAACGCTTGCAGAATAGACCCGAACAAACTATTTCTGTCATTACAGATAAAGGATTTGATTGTTTGTATGATGTGAAATTTTAGAATATGGAGAATGAGAAAATGGAAGAAAATAAGGAAATTCTTGCGTTAGATTATGAAGAATGTATCAATTACATTGCTTCTAAGGTGGAATGTGATAAAGAAATAATCAATAAGATTTTGGAATATGAAACTGAGTGGCTTATGCAGCAGGGCGTTGTTGAATACGCTGATCCTGTAGAGCCTTAGTTTATATAAGAAAAGCCGTCAGCAATCAAGAATTGTAGAAACCAAACATGAGAGCTTGATCCTATGCATCAAGATAAACGCCTTACAGACTACCTGTTAGGCAATCTGCGCCAGTGCTCTCTGACATATTCCCAGCGAAAAAGCCGGAAACGCCAGTAGGCACTGGCGTGTACTATATAAGGGTAAATACACTTAAACATAGCACATCACCGTCCTTCCATTCAGATTTGTTGTAACTACATCATCGTGGAAAAACTGACGGCTTAGAATGTGGAAGAACCTCCACGTTTGTAATCATAACATATCTGAATGGAATTTTTAACGAAGAACAAAGTGATAAAAACAAAAGGAAATCCTGATTGGACATTGGGATTTATATTAAGGGGCAAACTGCCCTACTACTATATTAAATAATACGAGGTAAACGTACATGAATAGATCAGAACTTATTGCAGCTGTTGCAGACGAATTAGTAATGAATGGTACTACCAAGACAACCAAAAAGGACGCTGGAGTTATGGTTGATACCATTGTAGATATTATTGCAAAGACCCTTGCATCTGGAGAAAAGGTAGTCCTGTCTGGATTTGGTACTCTTGATATTTTAGAAAGAGCCGAACGCCAGGGAAGAAATCCTAAGACTGGAGAATCTATGGTAATTCCTGCTTCCAAGACTGTTAAATTTAAGCCAGCCCCATCACTTAAGGATGCCGTCAATGCGTAAAGAGGTGACTGGAATGGGATATTGTTACACAAAGGATTTTATTGATAATGATGAGCTAAGATCCTATATTGTACAAAATTATGGATATTTCAAAGAGATTCACGATGACTTTATTGGTGTTTCAATTGTAGCGCATTATCCAGTAATGATTGATTTAGTCAATGATTTAATCAAGCATACATCATTTACATTAGAGAATATTGAACTATATGATTCAGAGGTAGATGGATATTGTGATGAATATATTCTTACATTAGATTGTGATAGAAAGATTTGGGTTCAAAAAGCTCTAATTCCTAAAAATAAATACAATGATGGCGGTTACGTTTTATGCGATGAAGATCTTATCTTAGTTCATGAAGATGTAAATTCTAAGTTCCTTATTAGAAATTCAGAAGCAAACATTGTTGTATTCTCAGTCGAAAATGATGGAGAGGAAGATAATGCGGAAGAAAATACAGAAGATGATGAAATCAGATGTAACACTGAATGTACTGAAGATAACAATTGCGCTCCTTCAGATGACTTACATGGTTTTACATTTTCAGAAGAGGATGATTTCTCAACAAGAAGATGTTCGTTCTGGTGTTCTGAAAAATTAGGAAAGAATGATTATGCTGAAATTATCAATATTTTGCGTAGACTGTAAAGTGAGGTGATTTAAATGCTTCAATCATGTGTTTTTCGTTCCAATGTTAATACACGCCAATGGATTCATGCAGCAGTTAGAAGAGCTGTTAAGACAATGGCTCAGACCTTTATCGCTACTATTGGGACAGCTGCGTTCATGGGAGATGTTAATTGGCCCTTAGTTGCAAGTGCTTCTGCCTTATCTGGAATTCTTTCAGTCGCAACGTCTATTGCAGGACTTCCAGAAGTAGATGCAGTACCTAATCAAGATAATGAAGGGATAGAGTCCACAAAATAACACACTAATAATTAAAACTAAATAAAGCAAATTAATTTATGGAGGTATTTATTATGGCAAACTTAACTGGTAAACATGCAGATAAAATTCCTGGTAACGGAGGTTTTGTTAATAGCGGCCCCGCTTTTGATCCAGATTTAAAGAAACCTGTAAATAACGTATTTAATGATGGCCCTCATGGTGACGTACCTCATGTAACTAAGCATGACACTGGTATTGGTGGCCCATCTGATCGTAATAACAATGGTATTGATGACAGCGAAGAGTAATTAGTCTCTTGCTATAACCTACTGTAGCCTCAAAACTACAGTAGGTAATCTTTAGAAAGGAAGTGACAGAATGGCTAATAGAGGAAGAATCTATAACAATTTCTATACCCCTGAACTTTGGGAACAGGTAAATAAAGAAAATAAACTCATTCTCGATGACTTCCTTACAGAATATCGACAGCGCAAAATGAGTAAAGGTACTATAAATGGTTATTATAATGATCTACGGATTATAATGATTTACATTTTAAAGGAACTAAATAACCGTTGCATTTTAGAATTAAATAAAAAAGATTTTCGTGGTCTTAGTCTATATTTCACTGATGAATGTGGTATGTCACCTGCTAGAACCAACCGTCTAAAAAGTGCCGTAAATAGTATGTTGACATTCTGTGAGGAAGATGACGATTATGACTATGAAATCAATTATGCTAAGAAAATTAAGGGAATTCCGAAAAGCCGTGTTAAGGATAATGATGATAATTTCTTCTTCACATTTGATGAATTTATAAAAGTTAGAGATATTTTAGTATCACAAGATAAATTACAGCTTGCTGTATTATGGTCATTAGGATTTGATTCAGCTGCAAGAAAGAATGAGTTATTTCAAGTAAAGAAATCTGGATTAACAGAGAATAATAAAACAAACATTGTAGTTGGTAAAAGAGGAAAGAAATTCCCACTGGTATATCTAAATGATACTAAAGAGCTAATTAAAAAATATTTGGAACAGCGTGGAGATGATAATATTGATTCTCTTTGGATTAAAGGATCTGGAGATAATAAACAACCTATTTCAGATTCAAATGTCCTATATGATCGTATTCTTTCAATTTCTAAGATTTTATCTGAAGTTCGTGGAGAAGAATGTAATATCTTTACGCACAGTCTTAGACATTCTAGGTTAGAATGTTTAGCACAAGGAACTGATACAAGATTACTTGATGAAAATGGTAATCCTAAGAAGTTCCCTCTGGAGCAGATACAGATTTTTGCGCATCATGCAGATTTAAATACTACACAGGGATATCTGCGTGATCACTCTGAAGAGCAGATTAATGAAATGTTTGGAATTGTGTAATGTATAAATTATATAATGTGTCGTATCCCCATTTTAGCTGTATGAGTGTCAATATATCTATATAAAACAAATAAATACCAAATCATATATTGCTCAAATATGACATCAAAAAAAGAGAGTTCTATACCCTCCTATTCTATAAATAAAACCAATAATGATGTTATATTCCCGCCAGACTCACCAGAAAATCAACACCAAAAACATTTTACGACTTCTGCTAGAAGTACCAACGCCTTTAGTCCTAGAATCAAAATATTAATTTTGCTCATCGGCGGTTCCTCCTTTCGTATAAACGTTCAGAGGTATACCGGCTGACGCATTACCATAACGGCGACCGCAATAAATACTGGGTATTGTCTGGTTTACCACGAGATGTGTGCACATCTCTATGAACCCTTTTGGGGTTCTCGACCTTCCTGTGGAATATAATATCACTATTGGTTTTATTTGTCAATTTGAGTGAAATTTTTCCGATTATTATGTACTTTGGTACTCTCTGGAATAACATAGTATTTACGAGATTACTCAGAGGATACCATTAATGAAATATTGGGAATTATGCAACAGGGGACACAGAACATTCTGTATCCCCTGTAATACTCTTGACTTTTAATCGTCAAGGCTTTATAATCAGATTAGAAGCAATCAAGGATATTTGCGGTGTCCAGTGATTGAACTTTCGGAACAATAAAACAGTTTCTTAGTTGAACAATGCAGGCAACGGCTACTCCCTATTTGCGGTAGGGAATAGCCGTTTTGCTATTTGCGGTGGTTATCTATGTAGGACAATGCCGCAAAGATAACCAATAAAAGCGTCAATACTTCCATAGTATTCATTGGCATTACCCCCTTTCCGTTTCCGAAAAGGTTTAACCACCAGACTATCCCTATCACGTTCTAATCTGATAAAACGAATTATATCATATCTTGTCAAAATATTCTACTAATCTCTATAATTATTTTACACCAATCTTCTTTTCTCCCCAAATTAATTATTCGGCTGTCGCCAAGTGGTAAGGCACAGGACTTTGACTCCTGGATTCATTGGTTCAAATCCAATCAGCCGAGTTAATGGTTGATAGCTCAGTTGGTTAGAGCAACCGCCTGTTAAGCGGTGGGTCGTGGGTTCGAGTCCCACTCTTCCAGTTTATTATGTAAGCCAGATGAATCAGGACGGCTCCTGAACCAGTTTTGAAAACTGTGTGTACGATGATGAATCGTATGGGAATCGACATCTCCGTCTGGCGTTAAAATAATGGTGGATATGCAAGAGGTTAAAGCAGGCAGACTGTAAATCTGTTCCCGAAAGGGTTCGTGAGTTCAAATCTCACTCCACCAATTTTAGTATAAAAATTGCGCTCATATTTCAGAGCGCAATTATATCAAAAGGAGGAATTAAATATAATGGCATAAATATTAAGATAGATCAGTTAGACTGTTGTCGTCTTTTGGCTATCATATTGGTTATATACTTTACTTTATCATCCGATAATTCAGGATGCCTACAAATCAGTATGACAACAGTCAACTTTAATGCAAGAAATAAAATATAACATAACCCAGAACAACCTAAGATTGTAAACAGATTAGTTAAAACTCCTAACATTCTACCCTCCTTTCTTGTAAATTTTTATAAGACAGGAGAATTTATGCGACCAGAACGGTCAGAATTTAATTCCTGAAAACTTTGCGCCAGTATTACAATAGGCGCTTCCACAGATAATATCGGGTACATACCCGTGCAAGTGAACTACATTGTGGTGATGTAATTGATATGTACCTGATATTATTATACTGTGGAATTTTGTTCATGTAAATATGAGGTTGGAAAAGAAAAGGATTACTTATGAACAATTATAAATTACAATTTGCGCTAACATCCGAAGACATTCGTAACAAACTTTCTGAAGATGATAGAAAGAAATTCAATGATGTAAAAATCACAAATGTATACCTGGCAGATGATGAAACAGCAATTGTAGAATGCATGGTTTCATCTAAGCCTATTAAAAGTACAGAATGTGTTTATAAATTGATTGGTGATGGATATGTTAGGTTAGATTAAATATCCGAAGTTTCACAAGCCTTTGTACTAAATTCCATATAGCCACAATTATCACATACAAAAACGCTATGTGGATTATGGGATCTTTGCTCTTCTGGAGCAAAAGGATTAGGTTTGTAACAAGATCCATGAATTTTCAAATTTTGATCGAAGGGATATTGCTTCATTTCAGTTTGGCATCTTAAACACTTCATAATAAACCACCTCGTTGTGTATTTTTTGTTGGTATTAATTATAATGTCAATTTCTTAAAAAGTAAATATACGTTAAAAAAAGCATTGTCATACTTGATGATGCTTTTTTTATTTGGATGGAGAATTAATTATTGTGCTCTTTTGGCTCAATGGTAGAGCAATTGATTTGTAATCAATGGATTGTAGGTTCGAGTCCTATAGGGAGCTTAGAGAAGAATAGCAAAGACTGATCATCTTTGTGAATGATTGTACTCCATATCCAATCGCTCTTCTCTTCTATTTTTATTGATTTTTAACGAACATTGAAAGGAAGTGATCTTGTGGCAGTAGTAAAAAAAGAAACTACTGAAGATATAAATAAAATGACAGCAGCGCAATGTCGTACTGCTTATAGAAAAATTAAAAGTGGTTCTTACTGTCATGAGTGTGATGAATTCAAGTCAAAAGATAAATTTTATAAAAGTATCAAAACAAAATCTGGTTTAATTCCAACTTGTAAAAGCTGTCTTTATAAAATTGGAACTGGTTATGATGAAAAAACAAAGAAAACAAACGAAACACGAGAAACAATTATTACTGCATTAAGAAAGGCCGATTTACCGTTCATAGAAGATTTATATGAAAAATGTTGCGAAGCAGTTACGAATGAAGTGAGTGGAAGAAAAAAAGAAACAGTATTTAGCCAAATGATCGTCTGTCTCCAGAGCTTACCTCAATATTCTGGAATGACTTTTGAAGAGTCAAGTTTTGGAGAACAAAATGTAAATGAAACAACTGTTGCAATTGTAAATAATTTTGCGGAAAAAAAGCAGCAAACATCAGAGGATATTAATGAAATGTATGCTAAAAATAAACGCAGTGCCCTTAGAATGTTAGGATACGATCCGTTTGTTTATGAGGAAGAAGAAGATAAACCTTTATTATATAGTAAATTGGTCAATTATTTTGACGATTCGTTGAAGGACGATGGATTTAAACTAGAAGCAGTAATTGAAATAGTTCAAACATTTAAAGATGTAAAACATATAAATGATACACTTGCACAATATACCAAGCAATTACAAAGTCATCCTGAGATGATTGCAACTGTTAAATCACTTACTCAAACAAAAAAGGATATGTTATCGTCCGCTCTTGCTCTGGCAAAAGACAATGGTATTTCAGAAAATAATAATAATAGGAAAAGTAAAGGTGCTGGAACATTAACTGGAATAATAAAAGAATTAGAAGAAATGAATCTGGATGGTTCTGAAATTAATACATTTGATTACGAAACCAATATGGCCATTGAAGATATTATGACCAGAAATCATCAAAACCAATTAAGACAATTAAATCCAGATGAAAATGACTGGGAAAAAGAAGTTATTCACCAAAAGGGATTATTATTTAATCTTCAAAGAGAAAGAGATAATGCAGTTGAATTTAGCAGGTTATTAAAAAAGGAAAATAAAGATTTAAAAGATTTCTTATTTGAAAAAGGGTTGATAAACTCAGAAGGACAAGTGATTGAAAATGGATAATGATCAAATTATCTTGATGGGTGATTCAATAAAAGAATTTACCCCAAAAAATTTTACTTTTTTTAAAAAACCTACTTATTATGATATATCGGAAATCAAACTTGAAGGATTAAAAAAATTTTCAGAGATTATTCAATGGGGGAGAAAAAATCCAGTAAAATTCTGCGAACGATTCTATGGTATAGAATTTTTAGATTATCAAAAGTATGTTTTCATGATGTCCTGGATTACTCCAAATGTTGTGTGGTGCATGTCGAGATCAGCTGGAAAAACTACCCTTGGAAGTCCGTTTTTAATGGCAAAAACAATGTTGATACCGAAATTTGAGAGTTATATTTTAAGTTCTACGGGTTCTCAAAGTATAGGTATGATGAAAAAAATAGAATCTATTGCCAAAAAAGAAATTGCATCCTTTACTGGTCTTACGGATGTATTCTTGAATGAATTAGTTAAAAGTTCTAACTCTGAAGGATTCAAACATGACCCAGCATCTTATTCATTTAAACTTTATTCCGGTTCTTCATTGGCTACAATTAATAGCAATTTTGATGGATCTCGTGGGCGACGGAGCAGATTAAATTTTTACGATGAAGCTTCGTATGTATCAGAAGATATGTTTGCCGCCACTCTTCCATTTGTAACTCAAAATAGTGACTTTGCTCTTGGAGGTGATATTGATGTTACACTACTTCCTCCAAATTTTCCAAACCAGATTGTTTGTGCTAGTTCAGCAGGTTCAATGGATGATGTGTTTTATAAAAGATATAAAGAAGCAGCAATGCATTCAATGGCAGGTGATAAAAATTATTTCTGTGCAGACATAGATTGTGAAATCATATTAAATGCTACATACAACGGCAAAGTTTATCCTGTTCCTCTTCTTACACAAGCAAAAATAGATTCTGAAATGAAAATGAATCCAACTAAAGCTACCCGTGAATATAAAAATAAATTCGATTCAGATCTTGGAGATGATATTGCTGTAAAGAAATCACAAGTATTGAGAAATAGCGTTGTAAGGCCACCAATGCTTGTAAATGAAGATAATTCTTATGTGATCATATGCTTCGACCCAGCAAAAAAGCGTGATAATAGTTTTGTGCTTATTGGCAAATTACATAGAGATGATAAACGTGGTTGGTTATTAGATGTTGTAAATGGTATTAATCTTATAGACAAAGAAACGAAAAAACCTCTTACAACACCAGAACAGGTTAAAATGCTTAGAGATATTGTTACAAGATATAATGGATATGGCGTACCTGATTATAAAAATATACATGGTATTTATATTGATGCTGGAGCTGGTGGCGGTGCTACACAAATATGTGATCTACTGTTTGATAATTTTTACGAAGAAAATCATGATAAAGATAAGAACTACGAACATCATGGACTCATTGATGCTTCATATGATTATGCTATACCTTATGTAAAAAGATATCCAGATGCTATAGACATTATAAGAATGCGTGAACCCACAAAATATAAAGCGATTATGTATTCACAATTATGTGAAATGATAGATCAGGATTTAATTAGCTTTACGGCAGAATATGACTATCATGGGTATTTAACAATGTTATCAGAAAAAGATGGCGAGGTTGTAGAAAATAACTATATTTTGTCTGTTGAAGAAGAAATCGGTTTAAAACAGTTAGATGCGATGAAAGAGGAACTAACTCATATGTATAAGTATCGATCATCAAATGGAAATATTAGATATGATTTAGCTCCAGGATTTGAAAATATTTTAAATGATGATAGAAGCTATTGTATGGCTCTGATGGGTTCAGCTTTATTTGAACTAAGAAGTAAAGATACTGTTAGACAAAAACGTCCACAAGAAGATAACCAAACACTTCTCTCTCGCCTTCCAATCAGGCAACCAACTCATAAATCTTCCTTCTAATCTTCCTTTATTCTAATTTTCCCCATATATAACATCATTAAAATGCAAAGGAGGTGCTTGATGGCACGACCTAGAAAAGAGATGTCAGAAGCATCTTCTAAAAAAACAACTTCTGCTATTTCCAATCGGCAACCTACTGCTGTCGAAAGAAAAGAATATATGAATAAGATTGAAATGGAACAAATGCGTTTCGCAAAATCCCAACAAGCATTCAAGCAAGTTCGAGATGTAACTAAATCTGTTCGTCAAACAACTCTTAGTTCATATAGTAAAGAAAATGTAATTACATATCTTCAGAATATAGATAGTTATGAAAAAGAATTGCGTGGATTATCACGTTATCTTTTCTATCGTTCACAAGTGTACTTTAGACTTATTATGTACAACGCTACTATGTTTGATTTGAATGCAAGATATGTAGTTCCTACCTATGATCCCACTCAGGATAATGATAAAGAATCTGTTTTAAAATCGTATTACGAAACATTAAAAGTATTAGACACAATGGATTTAAAACGTAGCTTACTTCCTATGTTAATTAATAATTTCATTGAAGATGTATTTTATGGATGTTGTTGGATTGATGAAACAGGAATATTCATTCTTAAAATCCCACCAGATTACTGTAAAATAGCTGGACAATATTTCACTGGAGATTTTGCTTTTTATGTGGATATGAGTCAATATAAAAGATATGAAGATGTTATTGATTTCTTAGGTGAACCTTTAACTTCTATGTACAGAGCTTATGGTGGAAATAGTAAAAATAAATGGCAACCTATGCCTGATGAATATTCTCTTTGTACCAAAGCAAGGGTTGAAAACTGGGAATCTGTCGTTCCTGTGTATAGTGGATTATTTATAGATTTAATTGGACTGTTAAACCTTGGAGATATTCAGGCGATCACAGACGAACAGCAAATTTATAAGTTAATCACTGCTACTATTCCAACCTTAAAAAGTGCCACTGATCCTGATGCATGGGCCGTAGATATAAATTTGGCTGTAGATTATTACAATAAAATGGTTGCAACTCTTCCAGATTATATAGGTTCTGCGATTACACCAATTCCTCTTGATACAATATCGTTCTCTGACGATCAAGCTTCTGATACAACCAAAGTACAAAAAGCAACTAAGGAAGTTTTAAATACTTCTGGTGGAGCGCAGCTTTTAGACTCTTCCAATATATCTGGAGGCGAGGCGTTGAGATTAAGTTGTCGTTCAGATACAGAATTGGCACTATCTAGCTTACTTGGACAAATTCAAGGTTGGGTAAATCGTATGTTATCATATCAAGTATCAACTCCTGCAAAAGTAAAGTTTTTTGAAGTTTCAACATACACAAAAGATGCTTTTAAGGAATCTATGCAGAAAGATTTACAATATGGTTTTCCAAATATTCTTGCAATAAATAGCTTAAATGGTTTTAATGAAATGGATACTTTAGCATTAAACTTTTTAGAACAAGATGTACTTGGATTAACAAATAAATTTAAGCCATTAACTTCTGCTGCAACCGTATCAAACAAAGAAGGTGGAGCACCAACTAAAAGTGATACAGAAATCACAGATTCAGGAGCAGATAGCCGTGATAAACGTGATCGTTCAGGTGAATAAAGAGTACCTTCAAACGCCAATATCTAATTCACCTCATCAAATTTCATTACACTCAAAATAAATAAAACCAGGTGAATATTATGACTGAATTAGAAAAACGAGTACGATCTTTTCAAAAAAGATCATCTTCTGTTATACACAATGAAACTATCATTTCTAAAATCACCCGTAGAGATATTGTGGAATTAAATAAAGTTATAGAACCTAAAATTAATCAAAATAAGATAGAAAAAGGATATAATCGTATGTTATATCTGGAGGATTAACAATGAAACAAAACTTTATTAAAACTTCTGACAAAGAAACCGCAACTAAATTAAAAAATTTAGGGTTACAAGAAGTAAATAATTCTGAGGGAATTTATTTATTTGTAAATCCAGATAAGATTCAATTTGATTCTGATATAGACCAGTCAAAGTTACACTTTACAAATATTCTAACATTTTAGTACCACTCTTCTATTTTGAATGAGTGGTATTTTTATTGAATTTTTGAGGAAAGGAGGATGAATAAAAATACATGTCGAAAAAAATTATGACAATTGACGAATTATATTCATTTTGTCTTAAAAATAATTTTTCTAAGTTTAACAGTAAAGATTTTGGAGACGAACTTTCAGTTGAAATGCATGGTAATTTTGAAAAACAAAAGAAAACTGATGATAGGCTCGTAGAGGGAATGACACCGTTTGTAAGTAATGCATTTCATGACCATGTGAATCTTAATAAATCAAATATCGAAGAAAATATTTTCAAAGAAAACGTTCCATCTTCTAATTTACGTCCAATATTGGCAAATATTAAGTTAGATGAAGAAACAAATGAATTAGACTTTGGTTCCCACGACTTTCATATTGAAAAGGTAACATCTGTTGATGAAAACGGAAATAAAGTTGAAGTTGAAAAAATAATTTATGATGAGCAACCAATTGGAGTTATCGATGGGTCAAGAACAAATATAGAATATGATAAAGACGCTAAAGTAAATCGTGCCGTATTACATGGATATCTATATGATGAATACTGTTCTGATGCTATTGATATTCTCAATAGGCGTGGCACTGTAGATTGTTCAATCGAACTTTGCATTAGAACTATGAGTTTTGATGGTAAGAATAAAGTGTTAAACTTGGATGATTTTTATGTATCAGGTCTAACTTTGTTGTCTGCAAAGACAAAGCCAGGTATGGCTGGTTCAAATTTTAAAATTGAAGATTTCAGTAGCTGTGATACAAAAGTTAGTTTTTCCAATGAAGAAAAACTAATTGAGCTTTTAGAAAGAATTGACAAAAAACTTTCTAATTTTGATAACAAAAATCCAAAGGAAGGAGGAAACGAAAAAAACATGTTTGAAAAACTTTTAGAAAAATACGGTAAAACTATTGAAGATATCACTTTTGAATATGAGGAATTATCTGATGAAGAACTGGAAGCAAAGTTTTCAGCAGAATTTGAAGAAGATACATCAACAAGCACTTCTTCTGATGGAGAAGATAATTCTAATACTTCAAATACAAATGACAAATATGAATTGTTTAATAAGTTATTTGAAATTTCTTTCGATGAAATCAAATATGCGTTAAACAGTTTATGTTCTATTTACAGAAATGATTCAGAATGGTGTTATGTACATACCGTTTATGAAGATTATTTTATCATGCAGGACTGGGACAGTGATAAATATTATAAGCAGTCTTATCAGAAAGATGGGGATAACGTATCGTTATCTGGCGAAAGAATTGAAATGTTTGCAATGCTATTAACTGAATCAGAAAAGATTTCAGTTGAAGAAATGCGTTCCAATTACGCAGCTCTCAAAGAGTTCAAAGAAAACGCTGAAAAGAATGAGCTTCATTCTCAGAAAGAGGAACTTATCAATTCTGAAAAGTATTCTATTCTTGCTGAAAAGAACGAAGATGGTGAATATACAAACACAGCTTTTGCAGAACTGGTAAAGAATATGGATAACTACTCTCTCACCGATCTGGAGACACAGATTAAGGTAATTCATTCTGATTACATTTCTGAACATTCTAATTTCTCTGCAAATAAACCTATCGAAAATAAAACGGTATCTATGAAGATGTTTACAAATCCCAATACAAAGAAAACCAAGTCCAGTAGATACGGAGACTTATTCAAAAAGTAAATAATATTTTATTCAACTTGAAGTCGTACAAAAGTACGGCTTTTTTATTTATCAAAAATTCACAAGGAGGAAATCAATAATGGCAATTAAATATAATTTTACAAAATTCCCAACCGCTTTTCCATCCAAAGTTATCGCCAGAGACGGTGGGGCACATATGTTCTCTCTCAAGCATGATGACGATCTTTGGAATGGCGCTGTAGTAGCAAAGGGTGATTATGAAGCACTCGATCTGTATAAGGCAAAGGACGCAGTAAAGGTCAATGCAAAGGTTGTTGATATGGCTGCTAATGGTAATTACTACGTTGAAATTTTAGAGGATCAGGCTGCCACAGATGCACTGATTGTTTACAATCCACCGGTGATTGAAGAGGAATACAACAAGTCTTTCCTGCTGGAGAGCAATTTCTATATTCCTGCTGAGATGGAAGCAAGAGCTTACCCACTTAGAGAGGGTGATATCTGGGAGCTTTCTGAGGATGCGTTTACCCAGAAACCTACTGTTGGCGAAACCACTATTACAAGTATCACTGGTAAAAAGTGGACAGTTGCGTAATTAAGAAGGGAGTTGAAATAATGGAAAATACAGTAAGAAATTTAATGTTTGATCTTGCGTTTGATCGTGACATTTATGACGATGATAAGAAAATTAGTAAAGCTGAGGCTAATGATACATTAAGAAACGCTTGCTATGATTTACTTGGTGTTAATGCTCAATCTACTGAAAAGCAGATTAAAAGAGCACTGAAGTCTGAGAAAGCTACTGAATTTTTCGAGGTTATTGAGGAAATTATCGAGCAGGAAATTCAGTATGGATTTAGAGATAATGAGTTTTTCAATGATTTCGTAGAAACCAGAAGTCTTGCAGATGGTGATAGAACTGATTTCTGGACAGATGAGGACATCATTCTTAACGTTGCCAAGGTTGCAGGTGACATTCATGATTACACCTTACAGCGTTTAGCAGCTGGTTCTAGTTATACCGTTCCTACCAGCAGATATGCTGTAAAGGTTGGTGGTGATATCAGACTGTTCTTAACTGGTAGAAAGGATTGGTCTGAATTAATTAATGCTGTAGCAACAGCATATGTGCATAAGATTCAGAATGAACTCTATGCTGAGTTTATGAACGCCGCTGAGAAGCTTCCAGTTACTAATGGCTTCAAAGGTACAGGTGCTCTTGGCAAGGATAAGAAGGATGATTTTGATGAAATCATTTCCAATGTTGCTTCTGTAAACAATGTAAGCTCTGTAGTTATCATGGGTACTAAGACTGCATTAAAGAAGCTGAATGCACTTACCGATGTTGATTGGATTTCTAACTCCCAGAAGGAAGCTGTAGCTAATACTGGTATTCTGGGTTCCTATGAGGGTACTACCCTGTTAGAGATTCCTCAGAGATTTAAGGATAACAAACTGGCTGAAAAGTTGGTTGATCCTTCTATTCTGCTTATCTTCCCTGTAATTGACTATAAGCCAGTTAAGTTTATTGATGGTGGAGAAACCACTCTGGAAGTAACTGAGGCTGGTGAAAACGCTGATGATATGCAGACCTATGAGGCTCAGAGACGGATGGGTATTGCAACTATCATTACTCGTCAGTTTGGTCAGTGGGATCTTGATGCGTAATTAAAAAATATGGATGTTGGAGTCACTGAAATAATATCGTGGCTCCAATATTTTTGATTGGAAAGGATATATTAAATGGCTTATCAAAGAAAAAATACAACTATCGTTGAAAATACAAGCGAGGCTGTAAATACAAATGAAGCTGTAAATGCAGATCAGTCTAATGATGCAGTTGTAACCAAGCCTCGCAAATATGAAAAAGAAGATGCCATTCTGTGTAAATCTATTACTAACGGAAAGCTTTTAATCACTGGTGATAAATCTGGTATTTTATACCGTTGGGCTGATTATGGAGATGTCGAGGAAGTTGAATATCAGGATTTAGTTTATATGATTCGTGCTCACAAGCCATGCATCTATAGACCAAGAATCATCATCCAGGACAAGGAATTTTTATCCCAACACAGTGAATTAAATACCCTTTATAACTCTTTATATTCTACAAAAGATTTAAAGGATATTCTCGCACTTCCAGTTAGTCAGATGAGAGCAGCTATTAATGATTTACCTGATGGCGCATTAGATGCTATTAAGGGCGTAGCAGCTTCTATGGTTACAAGTGGGAATTATGACTCTGTAGCAAAGATTAAAGCTCTTGATTCCATTTTTGGTACCAATCTTCTTTTAACACTGGCGCAGCATTAATTAAAGGGGGTGTTCTAATGACACTTCCTTATGAAGTGATTTTTTCACGCACTCGTAATAAAATCTACGATCCTAAAGAATTATCTTTAAATCCAGACGATTTAATTGAAATCTATACGGAACGTCTTCATTCGTCTGCATCTGATCCCAGAATAAGAAAATTATTCTCGACTTTTATACTTGATGATGAAACACAAACGTTGACTTATGAATTTGTTCATTCCGTAGACAAAGGCGCCGATCAAGATTTTATCATTGAGCTTATGGTTATCGGAATGACTATCGAATGGTTACAGCCACAGGTCATGTCTATTAAAAACACTGCTACGATGATTGGTGGTAAAGAAGAAAAGAAAATATTGGACATCAACAAAAATATGTTTGAACGTCTGGATACTTTGAAAACTCAGAGATACAGAATGATTAGAGACTATGGGTATATGTACAACAATTATATATTAGGAGAGTGATGTTATGCCAAGTTTAAATACTGCAAGATGTGTGTCTTCTATGAAATATAATGGAGCAAAAACTGTAGGACAAATTCTAAAAGAAGAATCTGACTTTATTATGGAAGATACTTGGGAAAATGACATTCAATCCAAAGTTTGTTACATATATGATTATGCTCATGATGATCAACCAGGTTTAAATAATCATATGACTTATGAGAATACCACTAAAACTAAAATCGATGCTAAATTCATCGTTACTCAATATGGTTCAATTACCAAGGATCAAGTGGCTTATCATTTGATGTTCAGGCCATCACAATCAGTAGAGTTTTCTCCTAGAGATGAATTGTATTATTTTGAGACTGATTATAGAAAACGTTGGAACGTAGATTTTCCGACTGGATTATATATAGATATTCCAAATGAAAAAGGTATATATGAAAAGTGGTTAATTCTCACTATGGAACAGGGTAATCAGTTTATCAAATATAATATCCTTCCATGTAATTATCTTTTTGAATGGATTGAAACCTCTGGACAGAATAGATATAAGCGTAGAATGTGGGGATGTGATAGGCAACAACTCTCTTATGACGCAGGCACATGGATTGATCGTTATATTAATTCAGTGAAGAATGTAGAAAAGGCTTACCTTCCTCTCAATTCTATTACAGAAAATATAAATTATGTTGGTGAAGATGGCAAAAACCAGAGAATGATCATAAGTGCTAAAGTTAAGAATCCTCTGGCATGGAAAGTAACTAAACTCGAAAATACAAAACCACTTGGTATTATTCAGCTTACTTTTTCGCAATCTGAATTTGACCAACATAATGATTACATTGAGAAAGATTTCGATGGTAATATCATTGGAATGTGGGCTGATTATTATACTTCTGAAATAGAACCTTCAGATCCGGAGATTCCAGAGTTTAAACCTTCTGTTCAGTGTGAAATTACAACATCTACTAAATCATTAAAAGTAGGTGGCAGTTATAAATTATTAACTGCTAAAATCTATGATTCAAGTAATGTAGAACAAACTGATTCTTATCTCAATGGCACGTTTACTTGGCAATGTTATTTGGATGATGAGGATTATACTGAAAAGGTAATTTGGTTATCTCAGAAAGATTCAAATAAGATTAAGATAAAATTCCCAGATGAACGTTCTTGTTTGGGGAAGGTACTTGATGTAAAATGTACATTTTCAATAGATGAAAGTTCTTTAGTTGCTACGCTGCCATTGGAACTTATTATTTAGGAGGGCTTATGGCAGAAATTAAAACAAAACAAGAATTATTAGATAAGTTGAGGTCTTATGCTTCAACACCAGATGATGAAAATATACGTTATAAAAACACAATCAAGAATACTCTTCTATCTTGTCCAGAACTTCTTTACGCTCTTCATGAAGCTGATCTTGATTCAGAATTATTCAATTCTGATGGAACGATTAACTATGATGGTGAATGGGATTTATTCTTCGGAGAAACCGGTAATATCCGTCCATATCTTTACATTCCTGAAACTCAGGATACGATCAAACATTATGTATGTTATCAAGTGAGTTTTCATGAAATTCCTCGTTACAACGACATTGAAAAATACACCCAGATTACATTTACTGTATTGGTAAATGGTAAGGATGCGATGGATAAAATGACTGGTATTCCACGCCATGATTTAATATCAAGTATCATTCGTGAGAAAATTAACTGGTCTAATGTCTTCGGAATGCAAGCGAAGCTGGTATCAAACAAAGAAGCAATCAGTGACAACAATTATATACTCAGGACTATGATATTTGAATTATTAGATTTAAATGGAATTGTCCGTACTCCTTACAATGGAGAAACACAAATTATTAATAATGATTTTTTAGGTAGGTGATAGATTTTGGATTATGTTAATGATGAATTGAAAATCTATCGGGGACAAGATTATGTAGTATCAAAACACATACATATCTCTCAACCTACTCTGGGTGAAATTTGTGATTATGGCGAAGAAGCATATTTTTCAATGGTGCATCAATTAACTGCCACACCTTCATCTTTGAAAGCGCAACTCTGGAAATGTGGTGTCGATTATACCACTATCACATCTTATTCTATGTTCTATAATTTTATTTACAGTAATTATTCTCATGAACAAACTTCAATCTTATTTGGAAATCTTGATTTAACCAAATTCCAATTGATGCAACGCAAAGATAATGGAGAAATCATACTGTGGCAAATGATAGGTGATGATGAAGTAATCATAGATGAGTACACTTATAATGTTATTACTGATTATTTAAGGAAAGCTCATTTTATTGAAAAAGATGAAAAAATGCCTGGAAATGAAAGTACAAAAATGATTTTAATTGAAGATGCTCTTGAAGAACTTCAAATGGCTAGTCAAAAAGAGTATGAATCATTTTTGAAAAATCTCATATCAGCTATGGTAAATTATGAAGGTTTTAAATATAACCATGAACAGGTATGGGATTTGAAAATCAATGCTTTCATGGACTCTGTAAAAAGAGTTTCTAAAATAAAAAATGCAGATTTATTACTACAATCTGGATATTCTGGATTTGGTATAAATCTAAAAGATATAAAGGATAAAAATCAACTCAATTGGTTAGGAGAACTCGAATAGAGTTCTTTTTTATTATTTTAAAATAAGGAGGAAACACATGGCTGAAAATTTTAATCCAAATGAACTCGTACTTGAAAGAATTAGAGCTGTTGAAGAGTACGATCCAGATACCCATGAATTACTGGGTAGATATACTCAGATTAAAGATCCTAGTCTGAGTACAAAAGCAGATGAAGTTACTGTAACTGATGCAATGGGTTCCAGAATTGCAACATTCTACAACGCCCAGGAAGGTAATTTCAGTTTTACTAATGCACTCTTCTCTTTAGACCTTGCTGCTTCTCAGTTTGGTTCTGTAAAGGAAATTGCTTCTGCTGAAAAGAAAATTCTCGTTCCTGTAACAGATGTTGTGACAATCAATTCTAAGGATCACACAGCTACACTAAAATATGTACCTGCTGGTACTAAGGGAGCAGAAATCAAAAGTGTAAAAGTCATTAATGCAAATAATACATTTGGTAAGACTTATACAATCTCTTCATCCGGCCCAGAGGAAGGAAAATTCACTCTTAACGCAGCCGAGAAGAAAATCACTTTTCCAGCAAGTGCTACTGGTAATGTATTTGTAAGCTACTATACTGAGAAAGATACTGCTGTTAAGGTATCAAAAAGAACGGATAGTGTTCCGTCTGTCAGAACATTATGGTTGCCATCTATATTCCATGACCCATGTAATACAAATATTGTATATTCAGGTACAATTGTATGTCCTAGAGCACAGATTGATCCTACTTCTGTAGAAATTGGTCTTACTCCTGATGGTGGACATGCAGCAAGCTATATTCTTCAGAAGCCATACTGTGATGAAAATGCAAGGCTGTTTGATATTATCATTAGTAAGGACTGATGATTGATTTTTATAGGGTAGATGTAATGTCTACCCTATAATTGGGAGGTATTTATGGGACAAGAAACAAATGCTGTATGTGATATCTGTGGTCGTGCATATAAAATATGCAAAACTTGTCAAGGAATCCAGTCATTTAAACCGTGGCGTACAGTAGTTGACACATTAGATCATTATAGAATTTACCTGGTTCTGTCTGAATATACAAATACTCATAACAAAGAAAAGGCAAGACACGATCTTGAATATTGTGATCTAACTGAATTGGATACATTCACTGAAAGTACAAAAAGAACAATTTCTGAAATTTTGACAGATGATACAAAAGATGGTCTGGAGCCGACTGATACTGAACCAAAGGCCAAAACTGTCCGCAGAAAATCATCCACAAAGATTCAATATCAAAAACAGGTTGATGTCACAGACACGAAAGAAACAATCAATTAACACAGACAATTATAGGTTACACAAGACAATGTGTATAAAAGTAAGATGATGTACCTGTGATGAGGTACTAAATAATAGTGAAAAATAGTCAGGCAAATCTACTACTCTCCTATTTCTATAATGGTGTATTCGCTAATCTGGCAATACACCATTTCTAATTTACAAGAAATGAGAATTTCATTTGATAGAAGAATTGTGGTGTTGCCTGATGTAAGGAAGTGAAAAATATAGAGAATATTAAATTGGTTATAACAAATGATACTTTATCAGAATACGAAAAATATTATTTTAAACGTCATCCAAAGGCAAGTAAAAAACCAATAGAAAACCCGTATCATCCTACTATGAATCAATGGATGATAATGAAACGCCCTATGATGAACGCATTAAAACAGAAATGGAAAGATTTTATAATATGGTTTATTGAAAACCAAGGTTATACTAACCTACTCATAGAGAACTGTGAAATGAAATTCATTACATATTATAAAACCAATCGTAGACATGATGTTGATGCAGCGTGTCCCAAATTTATCTTAGATGGTTTTGCAGAAAGTGGTTTTATCATAGACGATGACAATAAACATCTAACAAAATTAACACTTGAATGTGGTGTAGATAAAGATAACCCAAGAACGGAAATTGATATTATTATTCATGATTAAAGGAGAACCCCGAATGAAAATTAAGGAATTTGTAGAACAGTACAATGGATATGCAACCGATTATTTAAAGGAAGATTTTTTAAAAGAGAATTTAAAAATTACTCCTTATATCCCATTTGTCACCAAAGAAGCAATTGCAAGACAGATTGTAAAGATCAGTACATATGACAAGAAAACAGGAAATATCAAACTGAATTCAGTAGTACATCATCATTTATATTGCAGAATGATTATTGAATACTATACGAATCTTGAACGTGAAAATACAAACTTCATTGATGAGTACGATCTGCTTGTTTCTTCTGGAGTATTTAGAAAAATAATGGCAATGATTCCAGAATATGAGTTGGGTGAATTCAATATGATTATTGATATGGTGCGTGATGATGCAATTAAAAATGAGTACGAACTTCACGCATTTATTTCTAATCAGATTGAAAATTTTGGAAATATTCTCAATGTCGTATTTGAGAACGCATCAAATAAAGTTGCAGATGAAATTGGTAAGCTCGATGAAGATCAACTGAAGAAGCTCAAAAATAACCTTGATACTGTAATGAAACGGATTAAATAATTACTAGGCTCTATGGCAGTTAAATGTCATGGAGCCATTTTTATTATATGTTTGTTGTATGTTTGTTATACGGAGGATATATGGGATTAAGTAAAGAAGCTCTGAAATACATAGAAAGAGACGCACAGAAAAAAGCAAGTGAATTGGCTCATGAAGCACAAAAGAAACTTATTTCTCATTATGAAGCTATGATTGACTGGTACTATCGTGACTATGATCCTGTGGCATATGTTAGAACTCATAATTTATACAATTCTTATCGTCCATTCTATAAAAACAGTCATAGCACAATCTATTATGGCGGTGTTGAAGTCACTGCTGATCGTATGCATGAGAACTATGGAACTGATAAACATCCATTCGCAGCCGCTGATTTACTTTCTACCTATATATATACTCCAAAAGGCACATGGCATGGTGGAGATATGCATGGGGGATATGGAGTGCCTGCAAGTTTTTCTATTTATGGACAGATGCATGATTATCATAACAAATTGAAAAATAAGTACAGAAAACGTTGTAGTGTGTAAAGGATGGTGAAACATGGCTGGTAAAGGCTCAGATATAATTAAGATTGGTTTTGATTATCGTGCCAGTCTGAATAAATTTAAGCAAGAAACGGAGAATACCTTTAACGATGTTCAAAAAGAAGGTAAACGAATTGTAATTAAGCTTAATGCAAATGATACAGAAATTTTGAATAAAATAGAGAAATTACAAAAGACTAAGTTTAAAAATTTGTCTTTAGAATTTGATAACAAACCACTTGATCGACAGATTCAGTTATTGGACGATCTGCAAAAAATGGTTTTAAATATCGTCAATCTGTTTAATAAGGGTTATAAAACTGATGATATTATAGACACCACTAAAACTTTATCAGAAATTGACAAACTTACAAAGAAATTTGATGATATAAACCAGAAGTATGATGAGTTATCCAAAAAGGTTACAAATGATTCTGGTAAGGATATCAGTCTGGTAGACAATGAAGATTTTAAAAAATTATCCAATGAAATAGATAATGTGAAGATGGATATTAAAAATCTTCAAGATACTATTTCTCAGTTAAATCAGGATGTAGTTTCCAATAGTAATTTTTCTGATAAGTTGCAAGATGGTTTATCTTCCATTTCAAATGAAGTAGTTGAACTTACTTCCAATTTGAAAAAACTTCAAGATACATATAATAACCTTTCAACAAATTCAAATGCTGGTAAGAAAAAGGAATCAAATCCTAAAGCTAGTACAAAGAATAAACAAACTGTTGAAAAGACTGATCCTCAAAAGTTAGTAGCTCAGAGAAAAGCTTATAATGAACTTACGGATGCAATCAGAAATTATTCTAATATTTCAAAAAGAATCGCAAATGAAAACCCATTTGAAGGTGATTATGAAGAAGCTGTTAGGTTAGAGAATAAGATTGAGGAATTGCAGAACCACCCTCTTCTATCTCAAAAACAAATTGAAACAGCCCAACGTTCCATCGAACGACTGGGAGTTAGTATTGATAATATCACAAATAAATTAAATGCTTCTAAATCTGATGCAATATCTAATACTTCTAAGAAGATCAATGCTTTTAATGTCAATGGTTTTTCTAGTAATGATTTCAATAATAAATATGGATCTCAGATAAATGATTTAAACACCCAGCTAATGCATGGTGAAATCAGCATCAAAAATTACAATACAGAGTGTAATAAACTGATCAGTGCATTTGATAAAGTTGTTAAATCTGGAAGTAAAATAGGTGATATTAGTGTTGCTTTTAATGAAGCTGAAGCTGTTGCTCACAGATTTTCAGAATCCCAATTTTCAGGTGCAACCTTAATCGAAAAGGGAGTAATGAAAACTAAGAATGGTATTTCATCTATGACTGATACCATTCGTTTACAAAATGGTGAAATTCGTAAACTTAAATATACATATACTGATGGCTTCCTAGCTATGAGTGATGTAACAACTAAGTTTAAAGTTCAGGCTAGTGGGCTTAGTCGTGCTTTTGGTGAATTGAAAAGCAAAGTCGGAGATTTAATTGTATACTGGACTGCAAACTCATTAAACCCAGAAAATATAATTGCTCCCTTTAAAGCTGGAGTTAAGGTTGTTAGAGAATTAGATTCTGCTCTTACTGAAATGCGAAAGGTTTCAAATGAATCTTTACAAAGTTTAAAAAACTATCAAGAGGTTACATTTGATATCGCTGATGATGTTGGTACAACAGCCAAAACAATTCAGGAATCTACTGCCGATTGGATGCGACTGGGAGAAAGCATAACAGATGCTTCTAAAAGTGCAAAAGCATCAAATATATTACTTAATGTATCTGAATTTGATAATATTGATGATGCGACAGATTCATTAGTATCCATGAGTCAAGCTTATGCCGAGTTAGATAAGATAGATATTGTGGATAAAATGAATAATATTGGAAATCGGTATAGTATCTCTACTGATGGATTGGCTACGGCACTTAAAACATCAGCAAGTGCTTTAAAAACGGCTGGTAATGACCTTGATGAAGCTATTGCTTTGACAACTGCTGGTAATGCAATCGCTCAAGATCCAGCGAGTGTTGGAAGTGGTTTAAGAACAATTTCTCTACGTCTTACTGGAACAAAAGAAGCCAAGGAAGAACTTAAATCAATGGGTGAAGATGTAGATGATGTAATCGCAACAACTTCTAAATTGCGAGACACTATTATGTCTGCAACCAAAGCCGCATCTTCAGATGGTAAGGGTTTTGATATTTTAGATTCTAATGGAAACTATAAAAGTACATATGAAATTCTTCAAGGATTGGCAGATCTGTATGATAATATTGTTGCAAAAGATAAACAACTTGGAACCAATAATTTAAATCTTATCCTTGAAACTATTGCAGGTAAAAACAGAGCGAATATTGCTGCGTCTATTTTGCAGAATGCAGATATGCTTAAATCTGTATATGAAGATGTTCAAGAGTCAGAAGGCTCAGCCGCAAAAGAATTAGATGCTTATTTAGATTCAATTGATGGCAAAATAGCACAGCTGCAAAACAAAACTCAAGAGCTTGCTTTTACTTCTATTGATTCTGAAGATATAAAAATAGTAATTGATGGATTATCTACAATAGTAGAATTAATTACGAAAATTGTTGATATCGCTGGAACTATCCCAACTCTCACAACATTGGGTGCTGGAATATTAAGTGGTGCAACTGGTGTAGGATAAATTATATCATAGTTTACAAGTCTATTTCTATAAGATCATATTATAATGCCATATGATTAAAATAGAGATATTATGCAATTTGATTCCGTTCATCGAGCATACTACACCTTGGATTTATCCTAAATATGTCGAATATCGGGGGAAGCCGTAGCCTATAATTTATAGGGTGTGATAACGCTGCAACAAAAGCTCAAGTACATAAGTACGGGGTGCGTTACGCTTAGTTGATACGAAAACGGTAGTCCCGACACGTTATAAATGTTAATTGAAAGCATAGTTTCAAGATGTTATATCGTGCGAGAGGCTGACAAGACACAACTGAATATGGGCTTAATTATATTTGGTTGCAATATACATGATCCGATACCTGGGCGAAAGGCCTTGAGAAGCGAACAGGGGGACGGATGGTAGACTTCTACTACCCTGCTTAGTCATACTATGCAAATTCATTTTGACTTGGAAACAAAATGAATAATCTAGTCGAATTTTGACTATAAAAAATTTTATATTTTTTATCACTAATGTTTACATTTTTACAATATTGTGTTACTCTAAAAATATCAAAAAGTCGTGATATTTTACATCATTTAGAACAAATGATATGGATTCATTTGTAATAAATCATGGTGATGTAGCTTTAGAAAAAGTGGACGCTTTGAAAGCAGCTTTAACTTCTCTTAACAAAGTATTTGAAGATGAAGTCAAGATTCCTGTAACCTCTATTCCAATGGTTTTATACGGAGCTTATAGGATTACAAAAGACAAGAAATCATTCTCTGCATTCGTTGAGAAAATAAAAGAATTTTTAAATGGTTACGATTCCAATGAAGTTTATAAGCAGTTTGTTCAGTCTGGAACCGGAAGCAAAGAAAATGTTCGTGGTAGATTTGATTACTGGAGAGAAATTGTAAGAAACATTTAGTTTAGTAAAGAGAGTGGTTTTAAGGCCACTCTCTTACTTTTATATAACATAAACTGATGTTCTGTATGGAATAATACCCCTTCTTGTAGTATGATAGTATTAATATCATACGGAGGCATTATTATGGGGAATTCAGAATCTAAAAAAGACAAAAACACAATAATACGACATTCATTAGTTGGAACATCAAATGGACAAAACGACATAAGAAAAATTATAAAAAAGAAGAAGAAAAATAAAAATTGAAAGCGAGTGATGCTTTATAGATTTACAAGACCTTATAGAAATCATTCCCCAATTACTTAACATGTTTATGTCAGGTTTTATATTCATATCCATTTATAATTGGTTATCGAATAAAACTATGGATACATATCTTATTGGTATTTGGAGTTTAATCATTAATGCGTTAATACAGTTATTCTATTCAACATTACATATTATTTTCTTTAGTAATATTGATTTCAACGAATCGTTTAAGCTTTTAGTATATGTGATGACGGCGATCATAGTACCTGAATTTATTGTAAAAATAATCAATAGCAGTTACATTAGAAAATTATCAATTTTCCTCAACAAAACAACTGTTAAACATGATATTTTTGAAGATGCAATAGATTATAACAAGAAAACTCTCATGAACATATATTTAAAAGATTCAGATATTTATTATGCTGGTACGTTTAAATTAAGAGAGCGAAAAGGTATAGAATCTTATATTATGCTTACAGATTATATAGTTTGCACAAATGATGACGAATGTATATGTGATTATAGTAACCAAGGTTTAAATTCCTCAGTATTAATTAATTTACAAGATATCGGACGCATTGAACTGATTTATGAAAAAGACTCAAAAACGTGGGAATGGCTAAATAATCAGTAATATAAAAATTGAATACACGATGGTGTTACCATAGTAGACGATAAAATAGAGGATGTTCATATGACAATTTTAGCAGTACCAAACCATAATCTCCCTGTAATCGACAAAGAAAAGAGTCAGGAATTTATAAAAACATCAAATGAACAAAGAATTACAAGTAAACATCTGATGGAATGTAAAAAGTCGTCATCTTTATTTAAAAAGAATTTTTAAATGTGTGGTGGAACACACAATATATTTGTACAAATAAATCAATAGGACAAAGAATTTAAACCTACGGAGCAATGAATGGTTAACATGATTTGTGGTTAGGTTGCACCCGTCATTTTACTGACGGGTGTTTTTATTTTGTTTGAAAGGAAAATATAATCAAAGGAGCTTTATAAGAATGACTAAAAAAGATGAAGTTATTCAACATATAAAAAGTGTAAAAATGAAGAATAAATACATGGATGAGCAAATCTCAGATCCAGATAGAATTAAAAACTGCGTATCAAAAATACAAGATTTACTAATGCAAGAAAATGTATCTATTGCTGAATCATCGAAAATTATCGAGTTGGTTCAAGAGGATATTGAAAACGCTAAAAAGCTTATATTGAGAGAACCTTTGGGTTCTGCATTTAAATATAAAGAGGACTAGATGTGAAGTAGTCCTCTTTATATTATATCGATCTCCTTTTAGAAAGCAGGTGTTTTAATTGAATAGTGAAACTTGTTCACTTAGTCTACTGATTGATATTACACAACTTTTACATGCGAATAAATGTACATATTCCGAATCTGAGTATATAGCGAATTCTTTACTTAGCTTATTAAGAGAACAGCGTGAACATTACGAATATGATACTGCTACAGATTGGCATAATCAGAAAAAATCCAGATCTGCCGACAATCATATTATAAATCCATTAAATCATGTTCCACCATATTTTTAATATCAAATATAAAAGAAGGTGACTGCTTGTACAAAATTAGTTATTATTTCTACTGTAAAAAATATAGGAAACAATTCAAATGCAATCAACTGAATATAGTAATTCCAAAAGAATTTTTTACGCATCCTATGCTTAGTTACGATGAATATAAAAAAATCATATCGCAACAATTGAAAATGAATTTTTCTATCGTGGTAGCATTTTCCATCGAAAAAATGAATCATTTTATAAAACCATAAATTATCTTCATTTCTTTTTTAAGAAGTATAGATCTCAATTCCAAAAATGTTCTTTTGCATAGGTGATTAAAATTTTATCAAGCTCATTTGATATTTCCAAATTAATTCCAATTTATTCATTTCACTTTTACTTTTATTTTGAAAGGTTAGTTTTATGTGTACAAAAATCCTTATTCATTTGGAACTTAGTAAAAATCACAATTATACCAATTTATACCCTGATATTAAAAAGTCAATTGATAAAAAAAATATTGACAAATTGAATAAATTACAATCTCAAATAGATGAATTGGATAAATACTTTATAGAACCCATTCTCAAAAAATCATAAGTGCTGCAATTTAGACGATCATGTTATATTTCCATTGAACAAAGTCAATATCAAAGAACTCTTCAAGCTATAACTACTGCTCTTCTATCAGTAAATTCCAAAAACTTAGAGGACTAAAAATTCTAGCCCTCTTTGTTAGTGTATAAAAAATCATTGATCAATTTAAAACAAATTACCTATGTTTTCTAATCCATGTAAAAAATTATTTACAGCGTTGGAATCACTAAGAAGTGCGTTTGCTAATGTGTTGGCGGCAGACATCATTGCTCCTAATGACAATCCTCCGTATTTTGAAGCTTTAGTTTTGACTGCATTCCATACAGTGTCATTTCTAATATTATTAAGTAATTCATGTCCCTTCCAAGTTAATCCAATTATATTAGCAAAGTTAATATTACCTTCGTAAATATTACTATTATTGGCACATTCAAGGTATCCTTCTTTTATAAGCATTTCAACAGCATATCTTACCTCTTGTTGATTATATCTTGAAAACTCGTCTCTTGATACCAACTGTCCATTATTGATTGTTTTATGTGGAGATAAATATTCATTCTCATCATAGTCGAGGTTTTCTTCAACAAATAACAAAATTTTGCGTACACAATCATAATTTAACTTCATAAGTAATCTCCTTTTAGAAAGCAGGTGTTTTAATGATAGACTATGCTAAGTTATTACAAGGCCTTATAGACATAACAAATTATTTATATGATAATCAATTTACTTATTGTGAAGCAGAAGAATTCGTAAAATTATTAACATCAGAATTGTCTACTAGAAAAGAGTGTCGTGAATACGAAACTTATGATGATAAACTAAAAAATCATAAGTGCTGCCACTTAGACAATCAGGTTATATCTCCATTGAACAAAGTTAATATCAAAGAACTTTTTAAGCTATAACTGCCACTCTTCTACTTCATCTTACCACTTATACCCACAACTCTTGCACTCAAAGGTCTTACCAATTTTATTACTTGCTAACCCAAATAAACTAACAGAGAACATACGATTTGCTGTGCGTATCTTTTTTATATCTGTAGAATTGCAGTTAGGGCAATGAGGCTGCGATTGTACTCTTCTATTATATTCGTCCGCTTCTTGCTGAAAAATTCTTTCTCCCTGTTCACGATAAGGCATCATTTTGGATTCGTACTCTACGATTTCTGTTTTGTATAAATCCATCATGTATTTGATAAATTCTATATTGTTGGTTACTTTGCGTAAATATCTGAAGTCATCATCTGGGAAATCGACATTCTCCCAAACTTCTTTACATGCAATACAATTTGTTACTTGTTCCTTAAAGTGAGTGTAATATCCATCAAAACAATCATATTTTTCGTTTCCTGTATCTGCACAATGTTGACAAAATTTTACCATGTTGACCCCTAAATATAAATATTATTCCAAGTTTTATTTATATTTTACCACTTATACCCACAGTTAAGACATTCATATGTTTTACCTATTTTATCACTTCCAAGTCCCCAAAAACCTACAGAAAATAAACGTCTAGTTGTTGATATTTTTTTTATACGAATAGATTTACAATTAGGACAAGAAGCTGTTTGTCCTGTTTTTCTTTCAAAATCTTCATTTTCTTTTTGATAGATTCTAGCTGCCTGTTCGCGATAAGAAACCATTTTAGATTCGTATTCTACAATGTCGGTTTTGTATAATTCCATCATGTATTTAATGAATTCAAGGTTATTAGTTACTTCAATTAGATCTCGAAGATCTTTATTAGGAAAATCAATATCTATAAAAGTTCCTCCACAGACATTACAAGTTCTTACATAATCCATATACGTCCAGTAATATCCATGAAAGCATAAATTCTTATCATGCTTATTGTCTGCACATTTTTGACAAAATTTAATCATGTTAAAATCCCCCTAAATATAAATATTATTCCAAGTTTTATTTATATTTTATCATCTTATCCAACTATTGTAAATGGTTGTAAACTATGATATTAAAGATGGTTGGTCAACATTATTTGATCTTTTTAAGGGTAATTCTAAAATAACAGATGAAGTTAGTAATGCTTTGGAGAGATTAAAAGGACAAACTATAGATAATGTGACATCTGCAAAACAATTAGCAGATATGGTTGGTTATAATAATCAGAAATTCTTTGAGTTTGCCAAGCAAGCAGATTTATCAGGTGATTTACTACAGCAGTATACAGATTACATGAGGCTTGGTACAAGTGCCGCTAAGAAGTTTGGAGCTGCCATAAAAAGCATCGGTGCTAATATGGCAATTATGTTAGCAATCAATTTAGTTGCGACTTTTGCTTATAAAGCTTGGGATAACTTTGCACACGCAGCAGAAAACGCCAAAGAAGAAATGGATGAGGCCGTTGCTGCCTATGAAGAAAATAAGTCTGAACTTGAAAGCATCAACAAAGAGTTAGAGAAAAATAAGAAACTCATTGAAGAATTATCAAGTAAAGAAAATTTAACTTACGCAGAGGAAAATGAACTCCAAAAGCTGATAGATATTAATGAACAGCTGTCAATTCAGCAAAAACTTAAAGATAATCTCGATAAATCCAGAGCAAAGAAAGCTGTCGAAGAGTCTGTTGAAGCTTATGAGGAAAATTATAAACATGGTGCTGTTACAGAAGAAAGCATTAATGAATACAGGTCTTCTATTCAAGCGGGAACACCACTCGGAACTCTAGTTGTTAGTGAAGATTTATCCGCTTTAATTGCTGCTAGAGAAAAACTCGAAGAGCTAAAGAATGAAGCTTTGTCATCTAAAGATTATGAATCAGCTGATTCATACATGAGACAGGCAGATGAAATAGAAGCAAGCATCTGGGAACAGGTTGAAGCTTTACAAGAATACAAGGACGTAATGTCTGCCATTCCATATAACGAATTGGGTTCTAATGAACAAAAGGTTTTTGATGAAATCTCTGCTACTATCCAAAATGTATGGAAATTATTAGATCCAGCACAGTTTCAACAATTGCAAATAGATAAACTTTTTAATACAGAAGGTATCAAAGTTACTAAAGATCAGTTGATTGAAATGGCTAATGCTGGAACATTGACTGAGAAAACACTATTAGAAAAATATCCAAAGGTAGTTGAAGCACTGTCAGGACTTAATCTTACTACTGAAGAAGGAGTATCCAATATCCAAGTATTCTTACGTTGGTTAAGGCAAGAAGCAAAAGCATTAGGGGAAACATCGAAACAAGCCGAAAACTCTGCTTTTTCAAAATCGGAGATGATTTCTAAAATCAATGGATTATCTGAAGGTTTTGAATCGTTAGATAAAGTTATGAACTCTATCAAGGATAAGGATAAACCATTTGATTATGCTCTATTGGATGATAACAAGTTCACAGAAACATTTAGTGGATTAGGTGAAGCATATACAAATTTTATTGAAAAAGTTTCAAACTCCCCAAAAGATATAAATGCTTGCCAGAGTGCTTTTAATGATCTTGTGGATGCTTATGTTTCTGGCAGCGAAGCTATGAAAGGCTTATCTGATGAGACTGCTGAACTGACAGTAGATATGTTAAAGAATATGGGTGTTTCAAATGCACAAGAAATTGTGATGGATGCACTTGCACAGAAACACGCAGAAGCGGCTTGGAATACAAATAATCTAAAAGAAGCTACCAGTGAAGAAATTATAGCATTGGCTAACGAATCTGAGCAAAGCGATCAAACAAGGAGATCTTTCCAATTATATGTCGCTCAAAAATTATTAGCGGAAGCAGCATTAGATGTTTCTGGAGATATAACTGCTTTGCAAAACATAGTTCAGTCACTTGGAATTGCATCAAATGCATGGAAAAGCTATTATTTAGCAAGGGCTGAAATGAGCGCTATGGAAGGAGCTGCGACTAAAACATACGATAATGGAAGCACATGGAAAGAATACACTTACAATGGTGTAAATTATGCCATGAGTGCACAAGAGTATGATAAGCAGCTACAAAAAAAGACAGAAAATTTAAATAAGTTACAAAGTGATCGTGAAAAAGAGTTAGATGATATATTACAGAAAAATGCTATACCAAAATATACCGGTGGCCCAAAAACTAATTCCCCTGGTTCTAACAAAGATAAATCTGACAAGGACAACACAAAAGATATTGACTGGATTGAACGTAAGTTAAAGCTATTAGAAGAAAAACGTTCTAAATTAGAAGAAATGGCCTCTTCTGATACCCTCTCTTATCTCGGCATAAACACAGAAGATTTAGCTAAGGCACAAGAAATTATTCAAAAAATGAATGGCGATACTGCCATTGCAACAGAAGAATTTCAATTACTGGGTGATATGGCTCGAAACGCCGGAATGTCCATAAATGCTTTTATAGACGCTGTAAAAAATTGTGGAAGTGAATCTCGTACTTCTGCTCTTGAATCTTTATTGCAAACAAACCAAGCACTTTTAGAAGAATACTCAAAAACAGCAGAAAGATACAAAGAAGATTATGAAAACGCCCTCTCTCAACTTCCCGAAGGTTATCGTGAAAAAATAGAGGGTGGAGCTGATATTAATAATCTCGGTATCGAAACCTTACCTGATAAAGAAGCCGAAAAGGTTCAAAAAGTAATCGATCTATATGATAAGTGGCAAAATGCAGAGTCCAATGTATCAAATGCAAAAAAGGAGATATTCTCTACTGAAAAGGAAGTATACGAAAACGAGATTGAATCTCTTCAAAAACGTGGCGATGCATTAGAGAATCAGAACAATCTTATTACTAAACAGGTAGATTATCTTAATGCAACTGGACAAAATATCAGTGCTACATCTTATAAAACATTGATTGCCAATTTAAAGCAACAACAATCTTTTTTAGATCAACAACTTGCTCTTAAAAAACAAGAACTACAACGACTTCTTGAATTAGATCCTAACTTCAAAAACAGTCCTGAATACTATGCACTACAAGAATCTATACAATCAGCTGAAGAATCATTAATTGATCTTGATACACAACAAGCAGAATATTATGATACTCTCCGTCAATTACCAGTTCAGAATATGCAAAAGCTTGTAGATATGTATGACAGTATCACTACTGCTCTACAAAACTGGGGTAATGAGATTGAAGCACAAGGAAAGACTCTGGATGAAAGTTACTATCAAGCCCTCATTGACAATGGTGCAGAAACCATCAATCAATTAAGAGAGCAGGCAGACGCCGTAAGAGATGTTATGGATGAGTACGAAGTAGGTAGCGATAAATGGACTGAAATGTATTCAAAGCTTCAAGACATCAACTCTTCCATCTCTGGTATTGTTACCAATATGCATGAGTGGAATCAAGCGATCCTTCAAATTCCTCTTGACCGTTTAAGTTCTCTTACTGAAAATCTTGAAATGGTAAAGGATGCCCTTAGTGCTGTAAATGAAGAACAACAAACTGTAGTAAATAGCGTTACAAGTGTTATTGATAAGCAAAGGGAATCTTTAGAGGAAGCCCAAAAAGCTGAAGAACAGGCAATTCAAGATAAAATTGATGCGCTTCAAGACCAAATGGATCTTCTGGATAAGCAAAATGAAGCACTTGAATTACAAATCCAGAAAGAACAAGCTTTAAAGGATTTAGAGGATGCTAAAAACCAAAAGAAAATTCGTACAATCCGTGATGGAAAAATTGTATATGAAGCAGACAAGGATGCCATTGCAGATGCTCAGGACAAGGTTCAGGATGCCAATGATGCAATCAATCGACACGAACTGGAAGAACAGCAAGAAAAGCTTCAAGACGAACTAGAAGCTATCGGCAAAAAATATGATGAGTTATATGAAAAACTTGATAAGATTTCCGACAAGTGGTCTAAGATTCCTACAGACATTGAAGATGCACAAAACAAAGAGTTAGCTGATCGTTGGCTTGGCGAAGGTTGGGAAGATAAAGTTCTAAATGGCACAGACGAAGAAATATATGAATATTTCAAACAGCAATTTGAACAGAACTCTCAACAAATGGATCAGTACGAAGATCAAATCCATGCCTCAGAGCAGATTCAAGCTCTTGTGAATACATATCTTACAGCTTATCGTAATGGTACAATTACAAGAGATCAAGCTATGACTGGTATCAAGGGTGTTCTTGGAACCATTAATTCAGAATTAACGGCTGGACAAAACATCCAAAACATCTTAACTTATTTATCAACACAGAATAACACTGGAGCAACGACCAATGATATTTTAACTGATACACAGAATAAGATGATGGAAACAACCAATCAGATTATGCAATCTCTTGATGTCTATGAACAGAACTCAAACACTATCACTGGCTATATGTCATCATTCGGAGAACTAACAGAACATATTTCTGATATCCGAGATACAATCTATGATGTAGAGGATGAACTGGATGATAATTTCGACGATCTGAAAGATACTCTTGAGGATGGCTTTGATGATATGGTAGATGCCCTTGGTGAATACAGATCTCGAAAAGATGACGATGATGATGAACGCCCAGACAAGGGTGGAGAAAGCCATAGTACAAACAAAGAACCTATTTACTCTGGTGGCAGCGGAGGAGGAAGTAACTCTCACTGGGATGATAGTGATTCGGGTCATGGGCCAGGAGTAAGAAGTGTTAGCGCAGTGTCAATGTTTTCTTTGAACAACGATTCTGAATATATCCCCATTACGCAAGAAACATATGATAAATTATTCAAGCCGTACGAGGGAATTAAACTGTCTACTACTTCTCAAAGGATTCCAGGGTTTACAAGAACACTTACATCGTTATATTCTCCAAGTACAAATAGCAAACAGCAAAATGTAACTATCAATATGGGAGATATTAAACTAGAAGGTGTTCAAGATCCTGATGGTTTCGCAAAAGCTATAAAAACACATCTGCCATCTTCTATTCGTCAGCAATTATCAAAACGATAGATGTAAATGCGCCCTGAAATATGGGCGCATCATATTTTATAGTAACAATGTAAAAAAGAATTACAATTCTATTGGCTTTAGCCATGAGAGGATTAGATATCCAAAAGGAGGATATAAATCATGCCGCCAATTTCAACTGAAAAATCATCCGAAAATTATTTAAGTATAATCAATATGATATGTGCAGAAATAAAGGAACTTGTTAAATCAATGATTCGGACAGCAAAATTTGACCAGACGTTTAAAGCTATCATAAACAAGAAATTATCTGATAATCAATACGAGATCATATATCAACGAAAATATTATCATGCAAGATCAAACGGTGATTATAAAACAGGCGATGTTATATATGTATGTGCTCCACAAAATAATTGGAGTGACTTATATATTGTTCCAATTTAAAATTATAAAATCGTGATGGGAGGTGAAAAGGAATGTATACATTACTAATTACGGAAAATAATGAACTAATTACATCAATTCAAGAACGTATTATGCAACGTAGCAAGTTAATTGACAAATTACATTTTCTTACTGCTCCGATGTATAAAGACCATGACATGCGTGAATTTTCTCTTATGATGGAATATGTAATGCCTGTTAGTAAACGATACAAATCAGAAATTCTTACATTGTCTTCAAAATTGTATAAAGATCACTTAGAATATATCATTCCAATTGATACAGAATTAACCAGTGAACCTGGTACAGTCCAAATTCAGCTTACATTTTCTCGTGTGGAGATGAATCCACAAGGAAAAACCACACAATATGTACGAAAAATAAGTCCAGGTTCAATTCACATAGTTCCAATTTCTGCATGGAGTGACTTTATTCCAGATGATGTCCTCTCTGAATTGGATCAACGTATGTTACAGTTGCTTGCAAGGGAACAGCATTTAGAAGATTTACAAAATACATATTTGAAAGAAAAAGCTGATGATCTTTCTTATGAAAATAATGTATTACAATTATTAGCGAATGGAAAGAAAATTGGCAGTGGAAAAACCATAACAAATGGTACAGGTCAATTTGATGTTGTAGAGTTTGGCAATCAACCTACAAACTCAGAATCATCTACATCTGTTGTAGATAAACCAGAAATTATTACTTTTTAAAAAGAACATTATACAGTTCTTTTTTTTTTATTACATTTTAAAAGGAGGACTTCATATGTCAATGAAAACCAAAACAGGATATGGTAAAAAAACTGGCCTCAATGCTGCAATCGAAGCTGGGACTATTGATTCTGGCGATATTGTGTTTACGTCCGATACTGAAGAGCTTGCTTTCATAAAGCCGGGCAACAAGCCTATGTATGTTAAAAGCCGTACTCAGGAAGCAATTAAAGTAAATGGCGTAACAGGGTTAGGGATTGCAAATAATCAAACAATTCCAGCAGGTAAGTCTCTTGATGAAATTGTTAAGATGTTAGTGCAAAAAGCCATTCCTGCTACATACACAAAACCAACCGCCGCAATCACAAATAATGGTGGACAAGCATCTGGAGCTGTAGAAGCAGGAACATCCATTACACCGAAATTAAGAGCGACATTTAATAAAAATGATGCAGGTAATCTGACAAAATTAGAAATCTTAAAAGGTGGTCAATCTGTAGGAAATGGAACTACCTCACCATATGATTACACTGGTGATTCCATTGTTATCGGTGATGAAACAATCTCATTCACATCAAAAGCAACATATGGAGAAGGAGCCATCAAGAATGATAACCTTGGACAACAATCTCCTAACGGCCATATTACGGCTGGATCTGTAACTTCTTCTGCTTATAGTATTACAGGTCAAAGAAATCTGTTTTACGGCACTGGCGTTGGTTCTGTTCCTGTACTCACCTCTGATGTTGTCAGAAAGCTTGCAAATAAGCGATTAAATCCTACTCAGGGACTTAGTTTTAATATCTCAATTGCCACTGGTCAGCAGTATGTAGTATTCGCTTATCCTGCTACATTAAGAGATGTAAATCAGGTAATGTATGTTGAAACAAACGACCCTGGTATGGCTGAAAATTTTGAAAAGAAACTCGTAGATGTAGCTGATGCTCGTGGTGGAGCTAATGGTTTAAAGTCATATAAAGTATATACTTACGCTATGTCAACCCCAGCAGCAGCTAATATGACTTTTAAGGTAACAATTTAAGTAGAAAGGGGAATAAATAATTATGGCTATTGAATCTAAAAATTTACTTGTTGCAGTTAAGGCATTTAGCCGTGCTAACCCTCTTCCTATTGATTCCAGTTCTGTATGGGATAGCAAATTAGAAGCTGATACCTATGCAAAGGCAGCCAATGCTTATGCAGGTCAAGTTGTAACAGCCAAGGTTGATGATAAATATAAGGCTTTTATTTTACAGCCTAGTGAAGCAGGATACACTTTAGAAGCTATTGGAGCAGATCCTTCAGCTCTTAAACAATATGTAATCGTAGGTACACGCCCTGAGTCTGCACAACAACAAGGCGTAATCTATATTGATAACAATGTAGGTTATATTTGGAACGGTAGCAACTGGGTAAGGGTGTTCAGTGATTTTTCTACTGATATCGAAGATGCTAAAAAGAGGATTTCTAGTTTAGAAACTCAAATCAAAAATAAGGCGAATATTGCTTCACCAAATTTCACTGGTTCTGTCACTATTGAAAATAAACCCATTGCAACTCAGGAATGGGTTAACGCATTAGTTGGACAATTAAATAATGGTGTTCCAGGAGTTGTAAGCACATCTTCTCCTCTCCCATCCGATAATTATAAGGCCGGACAAATGTGGAGGGTTGCTGATACTGGTACATACGCTGGTCAAAAATGTGAACCTGGGGATCTTATTATTTGTTTGAAGAATTATGAAGCTGATTCTGCAAATAATTCTGATTTTATGATTGTGCAAGCAAATGTCGATGGAGCTGTCACTGGCCCAGATGCATCTACAGATGGTCACATTGTTATTTTTGATGGAGCAACAGGAAAAATCATTAAAGATAGTAATGTTACTATTGCTTCTTTAAATGACGCTATTTCCAAAGCTCACGAACATGCTAACAAAGACAAACTTGATACATATGACAAGACTCAAACAGAATTACTGAACGCTGTTTCTGCTAATGCAGACTCCAAAATTGCAACAGCAAAAACTGAGTTAGAAAAAGTGATCGCAACCAAAGCGAACGCTAGTGATGTGTACACAACTACTGATGTAGATAAAAAGATAACAACACTTACTCAGGCTGTAAATAGCAAGGTTGATGCTGCTACAGTAGATCAGAAGATTTCTAATGCAAAAACAGAAATTGGTTCAGAAGTAGATACTAAGATTGCCGAACGTGTAGGTGAAATTCCAGAAGATACAGATATCAAAACATATATTGATACTGCTGTTGGATCTGGTGGAACAACCAGTGCTGAAGCAATCGCTAAAGCAAAACAGGAAGCAATTGATACCTCTAAGGCATATACCGATTCTGTTATTACAGTAACAGAATTTTAAGCTCCGTGTTAAAGGAGGCATTATGGCAGTAAGTAAACCAATATTGTCTGCCATAGCAACAATGGGTAGTCGTTTACCTGATCTTACCATTAAAGACGGGCAACTGCTGTTTATTCAGGATTTACATCGGATTGCCCTGGACTTTGATGGTAAACGTATATTTTATAATCAAATTATTGAATTACAAACTGATCAGGATCGTTTAAGTTTACTCGCCCCAATTAACGGTGTGTTCTATTTTGTGATTGATACATCGATACTTTGGACATATAAAAACTCTTGGGTTCAAATAACATCACCTCCACAAAATATCATTTACTTTGGAGATACATTTCCTGAATTTGGAACAAGCAGAACATTATATGTTAATACTCAAAATAGATATATTTCCATATGGGATGATAAACTCTTTAAATATGTTACTGTGGCAGATGCAATTGACACTATCAATGAAGATGATATATCTTCTCTTTTTTAGTTATATTTCAATATGAAAGGAAAAAAATATGGCACAAGATAAAAAATATTTAAGCCTTACTGGACTTAAAAGTTATGACGGAAAAATAAAATCTTTAATGGATCAGAAAGATACCAAGATTTTGCAGGATTCAAAATCATATGCAGATAGCCTTGGGGAAAATTATGATGCTGCTGGTACTGCGACTACAAAAGTAAATGAATTAGCTAATGGTCAAGTAAAGACTAATACTAATGAAATTAATGCTTTAAAGAGTAGCAAGGCAAATAAAGCCACTACTTTATCAGGATATGGGATTGCTGATGCTTACACAAAGACTCAAACTACAGCAGAAATTAATAAGGCCGTTGCAAATGCAGGTCATTTAAAGCGTACTATTGTTACTCAGCTTCCAGCTGTTGAATCTGCTGACGAACATACAATTTATATGGTTGCAAAAAACTCTGGTTCTGGCAACAATGTATACGATGAATATTTCTTGGTTGTAACTGGTCAAACTGATTCTCAAACAAAAAAATTTGAAAAAATTGGTGACTCGGCTGTAAATTTAACAAATTATGCAACCAAAAATGAAGTGGCTACAGCAAAACAGGAAGCAATCAATGCAGCTAGTACAGATGCAAGCACAAAATCAAATAAAGCATTAGCAGACGCTAAATCTTATGCTGATGGACTGGGAAGTAAATACGCAACTGCTGCTCAAGGTTCAAAGGCTGATACTGCTCTGCAAAAGGCTAGTATTACATCTGGTACAGCAAATGGTACAATTTCTGTAAGTGGTACTGATGTTATCGTAAAAGGTCTTGGTAGTGCTGCGTATACTGCCTCTACAGTATATGAAAAAGCAGGTGCAGTAGCAAAGCTTGAGCAAGGTCAAGTTACAACCAATAAGAACGATATCGCAACTTTAAAAGAACAAGTTACGAATCTTCAAACCGCATCTTTAACAGAGGTTACACTTTCAGAAATTGAAGCATTATTTACATAATAATTTTAAATTAAGGCAGGATTCATTCACTTGGGTCTTGCCTATTTTTATGGAGGGAGTATGGCAGATACAAAATATATAAGTCTTACAGGCTTATCTCGATTTTTATCAAAACTTAAAATAACATTCGCATCTAAAGATCATGCACATGATCTTGCCACAAACCATTCACCAGGATTTATGTCTACAACAGATAAAATGAATTTGACCAATGCTATGGATGATATAGCAAATATAAAGGAAGGTAAAATTTTAGTCAAAGAATTAACCCTAGAAGCTAGTAATTGGGTAGAAACTTCTTCTGAAATTCTTCCATATGAATTTATCTACAACAATGATTCAATATTACAAGACGATATATTTAATATATATTTTGATGATAAAAGCATTTTAGAAGCCAGCAATTGTTTTATTATTGTAAAAGCAAATTCAGGCGCAGGGAATATAACATTTCTCGCAAAAAAGAAACCTGCAAACAATTTAAAAATAAATGAAATCCGATATGTACGTTAATAGTGGGAGGTGAATTGATTTGTATGCTCAAATACATACCATTAATCCATTTGACTCAGCAATTGGAACAACTATAAAATTCACATGGAAAGGAAACCAGATTTTTAAAGTACGCTGTATTATCAAAGAGAATGAATCTGGTACTATGGTTTATGACAATACAACTGAGGGTATGAAACCATCCTATTCTCTCCCACCAACTTCAGGACTTGTAAATGGCAAATGCTATTTATGCTATATTACTGTATTTGATATAGATGGAAAAGAATCAGAACTTCAAACGATGGGAACCCCGTTTTACTGTTTTTCTACCCCAACATTTAAGTTGTCTGTAGAAAATGGAGATGTAGTAAAAAGTTCAACGTATGAAATCACACTTTCATTTGCTCAAGCGGAGTCAGAAACCCTTGATAATTATACGTTTTTTCTCTACTCATATCAGAAGACTCTTCTTCAATCATCGGGTATCCAATATAACACTACACCTCCCCTTTCGTATACTATTTCAAACTTAACAAATGCAACTCAATACTATGTCCGTGCTACTGGAACAACTATACATGGCTTTCAAGTTGATACTGGATATATTTTAATCCATGTATCGTATTCTGAATCCCAAGTATGGACTTCTTTATACTTAAACAACCGATCAGACATTGGAGCAATTGAAATTAATGCGAATATCATTAGTTCCCAGGGAGTTCCTGAAAATCCTGAAAAAATAAAATATATAAAACCACATTTCGTTGATTTAACAGAAACACAGGTTGAATTTGATGAGGGGTTCGATGTCTCTGGTGATTTTTCTATAATTGCCAGTTTTTACAAACCAAAGCTCAATTCACACATTCTCTTTTTTGACACAGACACACTCTCTCGAATATTCGTATATTATCGTGAAGGGGTATTCTCTGACCAAGGAAAAAATCCGTCATTGGGGCGATTATATTATACGAATTACTCAAGTGGGATTGGTCATATTGCGAAAGATGATCCCGTTTCATTACCATATTCGCCCAAAAATGAAACATATGGCATTGGATATGTAGTTCCATGTGTGCCAGGAAAGCATTATACATTTAGTGTTACTAATCCTAACGAAAATGCAGTTGTCGCTATTGCAGAATACAAAACGCTTGAAGATGCAAAAGACTATAAAAAAAATATCGGATTTGTTCATCCAAAGCCAAGTGACTCACCTTATAGTTCGTCCTACACATCTAAAGGAAACGGAATCATTTTATGTTGGTTGGCAGGGAAATGGACAAATGGAAATACAACTCTTCACGAATGTACAAAAACAGAATTGTTAGAGCTTGAATTAGGGGAGAATGATACACCTTACGAACGAAAGTCTTATTTTGAGCTTCGCAGTGGCCCATTGATTTCTCCTGAGAATACATTTAATAATGTCTATTATTCAATTAGTAGCAATTATGTTGATATACCACAAGATACTCAAGAGTATTCTCTTTTAATCAATCGTATTGGCGGTTTATATAACATTAAAGCTATCTTGATCGATAAATCTGTCGAATAAATAAGGAGGGGTTATGTTTTTAGGTAAAACCTTTGCTGCATCAAGCAGCGCATTAGTTTCTCCACTTCAAGACACAAATACTGTACAATCAATTACAATTGCCAATGGAATTTTTGATGAATTGTATGTATCAGCAGAAATCATTCCTATGTCTGGTTTTGATGGTATCATTTCTAAATTCTGGGATTTTGCTACAAGGTTACATGCTTTATTTAATGGAAACTTACTTGCAGGAAATATCCAGTTTGCAACAGAGAGTGTAGAAAAAATACGAATCAAAAAGCGGACTCGTCATGATCGGAATTTCCAAACAATCTTTGAAAAAGAAATAGAAAAGCCAGAAGACTTTTCCTTTAAATTGATGGATTATTTTGAACCTGTAGGGGAAATTGAATATATGTACATTGCCGTTGTATTAGGCATAGAAAATCGTACCTCTATCAACAAAATACAATCCAAATTTTCTTCTTATTTCTTATGTGAACGTGATGCATCATATCCAATGTGTCTTGATAGGGAATTTTCAAAGCAATTAAATCAGAATGTGGCTGTTGTTAATACATGGGGAAGGAAATACCCACTGATTGTAAAGAATGGAACTATTAAGTATTACAACATGTCAATGTCATGTACATTCGTTGAACGAAAAGATTTTGAATACAATTTTGAGAACTCATGGGATTACCGTAATATTATTTACGACTTTTTAACAAATGGCAATCCTAAGATCCTCAAAGATAACATGGGAAATATTTATATGGTGGCAATCACAGGTGATGCAATTACCGAAGAATCAGACCATCCTCTTCATGTTATCAGTAACTTTGAACTTACGGAATGTGGAGATGCTTATTATGTTGGGGATCTCTACGATAATAATTTTATAGATACAGATATAGACAGATAGAAGGTGAATAGCATATGAGTTATCAGGTAACGCAAGAAGATTTAGATATTTTGCGACAAGGGATGCAGGAAATAACTGTCAAAGTAGATTTACTTGATACTAATTATAAAATATTAGATTCTCTGGAAGGAAATGTAATCACTGATTCCATTTCACAAGATAATGAATCCGTTCAAAGAAGAAGTTATTCCTGTACATTACAGATAACTCATTCTTCTTTCTCTATTGGTAAAGACAAAAAGATTTGGTATGACAAACGCATCCGTCCTTACTATGGGGTTAAGTCGTTAAGAACAGGCAATATTAAATATTATCTTCTTGGGACATTTACATACGATTCTATCAATTCTCAATATGACCCTGTTACGAACCAATTACAACTTACTTGTCCAGATCTTATGTCATTATATGATGGAACGCTCAATGGACAGATTGGAGGTTATGGGTCTTCTAATCCTGATTCGGATGCAATTGCACAAGGATTATTTATTCCTGCTGGAGAAGATATACGCAAATCAATTATAGCTACATTAAAAGCTTCTGGGATTACACAATATATCGTAGAAGATATTGGAAAAGAAATCCCCTATGATCTTGAATTTGATACGGGTACTACATTTTGTGATGTATGGACAAAAATAAGGGATCTTTATGATTCATGGGAATTTTATTTTGATATAAATGGCGTTTTTATTTGGCAGCAAGTTCCAACCTGCTTAGATGACCCTGTTGCCCTTGATGATGATATCATGCAACAAATTACAGTCGATGAAAATGTAAATGTTAAATTAAGCGGTATTTATAATGTAACTGAGGTATTTGGGAAAGTATTAGAATTGACTAACAATGACCGATATGCCGAAACATCTACTTATACAGACAATGTTTATCATATAACTTTAGATGGCTATAAAGAATGGTCGGATGTAAATAACTTAACCAAAATTGGATTAAAAGTATTAACCGATAATTTAGATTCACCTAAATTTTCTATCAATAACTACTCTCCTATTCCTATTTATGATGGCGATGGAAAACCTTTAAAAGCAGGAGTCTTAAAATCAAATAATAGTTATGTATTTCGTTTTAGACGACAAACTGTGACGGAATCAGGTTTAGTTATGGGATTATTTTTACTTGGTCAGTATCAATGTTATGGGAAATATGTAGAGTCTTCACCTAAATGTCCTTATAGTACAGTGAATATAGGGGAAATTGGTAAGTCTGTACAATATGATTCTCTCACGGATGACGCTGCATGTTATAACCAGGCAGAATACCTTACTTATAAAACAACTGCTATGATGGACACGATCAATTTAACAACACAAGTAATCCCCTGGCTTGAAGTGAATCAAAAAGTATCTTATAAATCTAAATTATCGCATGAATTAAATCAATACATTGTTAAAAGTTTAAATTGGACAACTGGTGATGGTACTATGTCATTAGTCCTTTATAAATTTTTAGAGGATTTTTCTTTTGTCTATGATCGAAAACACAAGAAAAGGAGGGATATTTAATATATGGCTTTTGACAAACAAACTCAGTCATATCCAGATTATCCAAGAAGTAAATTTCCTGGGAATATTTGTAACGCCCCTAATATGATTGATGTTACCGCAGCACTCAGGAAATCTGCCGAAGAATATGAACGTGCATGGAGCGAAAATAATATTGAAAAAATGCAGTCTTTGTTAAGTTCTAATCCAGATCTTGCAAAGACTCTTTTTAATTCTGATAAATTCAACACCCTATTAGACGAAGTAAAAGCTACACAACGATATTATAAAGAAAACGTCGAAGGAAACGTACAAGAGCTGATACAACACGCAATTGGAATAAAAGACAATGCTAGTTCAGATGAAGAAAAAAAGGTCAATGCTTATTCCGCTTATAAGACTGAATATTTAACTGGAAAAATAATCGCAAATAACATATCTATCCCCATTTTAAGATGGACGGATGATTCTACATCGGGTGAAGATTTTCATTATAAGTTCGTTTATCAAAATAGTTCTATAAAATCAACAGACGAAGTTGAAGTCTTTTTCTCTAACAATTCTATTTTGGCTGCTGGTAAAGCTTGCATTGTAATTAAAGATAATTCTGGTGACGGTAATATCACATTTATTTCCAAGAAAAAACCAAAAAAAGATTTGACAATTAACTATATCAAAGTAAAAAGGAGTGAATGATAAATGGCAAAATTTGGACAAACAAATATTATGGTTGGAGGCGGTGGTTCTTCTGACGAGTGCACTGCCAAACTTTCTGATATTCCAGAAGGATTAACAGCTATAACTTCTGATAGTAATGATGAACCTGGTCGTGGAACCATGCGTTTGACTGGTACAGCAGATCCTAATGAAGTTCTCCAAGGAGAAATATTTTATTCAACGGATTACAAAAAAAAGCAAATAGGCACTATGATTAATGGAAATATACCTGATCCTAAAATTGGAGGAATTAGTGATACATATCCCGAAGTAGGAATCCAAAGGGGTACTAATGCTCAATTCTCTATGACTACTGTAAGTAAAGAAAAACTATTCGCAATAAGTCCTGAAAAAGATGGTTACTTTGCTAAAGGAAATGGATATATTGGAATTCCTGCAAATGAATTGGGATTAGCAAATCCATTCCAAGTCCTTCAGGGGTGTACTTTCACAAGTGCTGAAGGAATCAACATTGCTGGTCAAATGACTGTAAATAGTATAATGTCTTTTGAGCTTGCTGGAGTTAGTGGACGGCAGATTTTGTTTCAATGGCGAAATCCTACTCCAGCAAGTGGTAAGCCGTACTCTTCTATTTTTATAAACTACTCTACATCTGGTTATCCAGGAACAGGTGGAACAAGATTATATACCGGATGGGGAAATAACAATGCTCCTGGTGGTCTTTCCCAAGTATGGATTGATCTTCCCGCTTTAGGAACTACTTATTATTTCTCTGCTTATGCCTATGCTCAGGTAAATTCAGGCAATAATGATATTTATGGCCCTGAATTTAGAGCTGTTGGAACAACTGGTGGTGTGATGACTAACACCTATACTTATTCACAGAATGTTACTGTACCAGCCGGCTTTACACAGGTTGATATCTTTTGTGTTGGTGGTGGTGGTGGTGGTGGACGAGGCTATGGATCTACGAGTAACATGTATGCAGAAGGTGGTGGCGGTGGTGGCGGTGGGTACACAAACACCGCATATAATGTCTCCGTTAATCAAGGAGAAGTATTAAATTGTATCATTGGAGCTGGTGGAACTGGAGCGCAAAGTGGATATAATTATAATGGTAAAGATGGGAGTATAACAAGCGTATCGAGAAATGGTGTTACTCTTTGTACTGCCAATGGAGGACGAGGTGGACAATCAGACAATTCGCATGTCACTATTGGAGCTAAAGGTGGAAGTGATGGAGGCGAAGGAGCTTATAACGATTATGATGGATATAAAGATCCTGGTGGAAACGGTGGAAGTGATGGAAACCCAGGTCAAGGACGAACAACAAGAGCTTTTGGAGAAAGTTGGAACACCATATACTGTGGCGGCGGTGGTGGTGGAGATTGTGATTCTGGATTGCAAGGTGCTGGAGGAGCTGGCGGTGGTGGAGCTGGTGGATCTGGTCGTAACCCAGGGAATAATGGTGTACCTAATACTGGTGGTGGCGGCGGTGGCGGCGGTGGCAATCCAAGATATCGTTATTCTGGAGGCAATGGTGCATCTGGTGTCGTTCTCATTAGATTTAAATAATTGGAGGTTTAATTATGGTAGCTCAACAGGTTTTTGCAATCGTATCTAATGGAATTATCAGGAATACAATTGTGTGTGATAATTATCAGTTGGCGAATGATCTTGCCAAGGGTGGCTATGGGAATGAAGCATTTGCTGTAGATTGTTTACAATATCCTTGTCAAATTGATGATAAATACATTGATGGAATCTTTTATAGAGCAGATGGAAGCATTATAGAACGTGTACCTACCGCTGAAGAAGAGGTTCTATACTTAAAACAGCAAAATGAAAATTTAACAATTGTCTTAGCAGATATGCTCGGAGGTGCTTATAATGCTCAATGATATTCAAAAAAGTATTATTATACAAGGATTGCAAATAAGAAAAAATAGAGGTGAAGATCCATCTGTCATTATTTCTGGATATCTTAATTTGACAGAAAAGGAAAAAGTTGAAATATTAAAATTGGTTCAGTAAAAGGAGGCTTATATTTTATGGGTTCTTTAAATGAATTAATTTCTTTAGCAAGATCTGAAGAGGGTTATGTCGAAAAAGCCTCTAATAAGAATCTTGATTCTAAAACTGGCAATAGGGGAACAAATAATTATACAAAATATTCAAGAGATGTAAACAACGCTGGACTGCGAGGATGTCAAGGACAAGCTTGGTGTGCCACATCTGCTTTCTGGCTTGACCTAAAAACATTTGGGGTAGACAAGGCTCTTCAATTATGGAACATGAATCGTTCTACTTATGTAGGCTATTCATGTTTTTCTACTTATAACGTATTTGCAGCTTGTGGTAAAGTAGGTAAAACTCCAAAACTGGGCGCACTTGTTGTATTTACATTCTCTCACATGGGTAGGGTTCTTCGCATTTATACCCAAAATGGTATTACATATTTCGATTGTTGGGAAGGTAATACATCTAGCAATCTAAATGATCGTAATGGTGGAATGGTTAAAATCAAAAAGAGAAGGGCTGATGATTCTACTATCAAGGGATTCTGTTATATTGATTATGATTCTGTAACACCAGAAATTGATATTTCAAAGTCTGGTTGGGTACAAGAAGATGGTGGATGGAGATTCTATTTAGGAAATATTAATCAACCTATTCGTAATGATTGGTACTGGGATGGTAAAGGATGGTGCTTCTTTGATGATGCTGGTTTTGCTGTACATGATAATTGGTATAAGTACAAAACCCAATGGTATTACTTTGGAAGTGATTGCTATGCACTAAAAAGTACATGGTTATGTTATAAAGATAAGCACTATTACATTGACTCTAATAATGTGATGGCAACATCCTGTTATGTCAAATCTAAAGATCCTTTATCACAGTTATATTACTGGGTTAATGAGGAAGGTATATGGGAGCCTGAATGGAATACTACTACCCCTGATTTAGAGAAGTATAGAATTGTTGAATGATATAATGATAGGTGGTAGGTAATGGAAGAAATAAGAACTTTTTTAGAATTGACCTCTGTTAATTCTATTATGTATATTATTCTTGGTGTTGTAGCATTTAGAGAGCTGTGTGAGTTATTTACATGGCTCTTTGATTTTTTAGGTCTGGAAAATAAATGGACTAAGAAACGTAATACAGAAAGTAAGATGCTACAAAACCATGAACAAAAATTAAGTCAAGTATCAACGGACATTAAAGCTATCAATGACAAAATAAATGTATTAAGTCAAATGATGATAGATATGCAAAATAAGGCTGATACATCAAAACGTGCTGAACTCAAAGATAGAATTTCTCAATCCTATAGATATTACCATGCTAAAGGACAATGGAATTCGATGGAAAAGGAAGCTTTCGATGGTCTGATCAGAGATTATGAAAGTCATGGAGGAGAAAACTCTTTTGTGCACTCTGTTTGTGAACCAGAATCTTGTACATGGGAAATTGTTGATTGAAATCAGTCACATTTAGAGAATAATTAAATATAATAGTATTGTATATATCTTATAATAATGTCGATTAAAAATGTGTAGTTTTACCATTGACAATGATGGATTCGTACATTACAATTAGTGTGTAGATAGGAAACTATCTCAAATGTTTGTCGCTACTCGATATGCGACTAATCAAAAGGTCGAGTTCAAATGTTTTAAACTCCATTCTTATGAATGGGTTTATAATAATTCAACGCCTTCCTCGGCATATAATAGAGGGCTATAATTCAACGCCTTCCTCGGCATATAATAGAGGGCTATAATTCAACGCCTTCCTCGGCATATAATAGAGGGCTATAATTCAACGCCTTCCTCGGCATATAATAGAGGGCTATAATTCAACGCCTTCCTCGGCATATAATAGAGGGCTATAATTCAAAAGGGCTTATGCCCTTTTATTTTTTACAAAGGATGATTATGCAAAGATTTTACACTATTGATTTTGATTATTTAAGATATATGAAAGAAGCGGACTGCAAAGTTCCTAATTTTGATTACGATGAACATGATAAATTCTTTTTCGGAGTTGTACTGCAAATAAATGACATGAAATATTTTGCTCCAATTTCTTCCAAGAAAGTAGATAATGCAACTTCTATGCCAATTAAAGAAGTGCGTAACAAACGTAGTGAACAAATCGCAAGCATACGTCTATGTTTCATGTTACCCGTCCCGGACGATGCATTAGAAGAAGTTGATATCGCATGGCTCAGGCTTACAAAAGGTGAGAACTATGCGGATTTTGTCGCCAAAGAATACTCATATTGTAAAAATAATTTTAATCGCATTACCCGTAGAGCACAAATCGTATATAATTTTGGGACACATCCAGAACACAAATACTATCAATATTGTTGTAATTTTCATGCATTAGAAGATGCTTGTAGAAAATGGAAGGATACAGAATAAATTTAATGGGATAGAATGATGTAAAAGTCACTCTATCCCATTTTTTTACTTTGATCACTACTCTCTCACTTTTAATAACAATAATCATTCATTGATAAAAGAAAAAAGAATATTTTAGATATTGTGATAGATAAACTTGAAAAAATGAACAAAAAATGAAATTATAAATTTTATGCACAGGGAACAAGCATATCTAAAATAATCAATATTTAATTTTATTACTTTGGAGAAAATCCACCTCCCTGAAAAGGATGTTTTGCAGACCAAACAACGCTTTTAGATATATCTTTTCTCTTTCTTTTCCCACCTGGATTTATCTTTGTGCTTTTTCCTTTTTCGCCAGGCTGCATTAGTTGTGAATAATTCGTCTTATTTTTGCGTCTTGATTTACGTTGGTTTTTATTGTAATATTCCAATATTATTTGTGTATATTTATTTTTTGCGTATGTTTTTACCCACTTTCTTTCATTCGAAATCCATACATATAACTCTAATTGCTGCTTATATGAATATAAAGGATTAGGGCATACCAATAGATTCTTATTATTAAGTTCAAGTATTATAGAATTCATAGGAAATTCTTTATTATGTAGAATTTCTCTTTGCATTATCGTTTGTGAAATTTTCATTCAATATAGATTCTCACCAAAATTTTAATTAACATGTATTGAATTTATTTTGACTATATCTCTCTTCTCTTTTTGATATTCAGAAACAAATTTAAAATCTATTTTCCACTTTTCTACAGCTTGATCCATTCTAACTTGTGTTTCACGGGTTTTTATCAGCCAATTAAGAAAACTGAGTAAATCATGCGTTGTAACCAACTGCTTGTCCAATGCTTCTTTTAATATACTTTGACGCTCTTCCTTCGACAAATCGGAAGTGGCATCTACACTGTATCCCATCGCATTTAGAACAGATTGACTTTTAAATTTAAATTCCGTAAATTTTTTATGTCCTTCTTTTCCGTTATCATAAACTGTACATAAAGGAGTCCCAACTTTCAACATTTCATTGTAATCCCGTGTGAATACATAATTTTCATTACAACTCTTACAATATCCAACATAGATTTCATAATTTATTTCCGAATTATCTATGTTAAGTAATTTTACAATTCCTCTTACTGGAGTTATATAATGTTCCCTATTATGACAGATCATTGATTTTGTCTTAATCAGAACATCTGAGTGTTCCATTTTCTTAAGAGGTAATGAATTATAATTAATAATATCGTTACGATTAGAATGAACTTTTTCGATAACATCCGCTAATCTTAAAATTCTGTCATTTCTTTCTGTATTAGTTACACCCTCTATAACTTCTGTGCTTTCATCACCTTTTCCTAATTCAATATAAACATCGGTACATCTATTTCCAAATCGTAGCCCAGTGCCACCCTCGCCATCTCTAACATATAATAATTCACTATTTCCATATTTGGTATCTAAATTGATATTGATTTTTATAGCGGTCTTTCCATATGTGGTACAATATGTCTTTTCATTTTCCTTATCCCACTCTAGTTTTCCACTTTTTGTTGCCTTTTCTAAGTTTGTCATCCAAAAGTCAAACAAAGGATCTGTATATGGATATTCTATAACCAAATTATCCAATGACCATATACTATCGAATTCTTCTTCAAAATAATTTTTTATTTCACCCTTATATTCTTTTAATAATAAAATTTCATCACTCGAAACACCATGATATATACCGTAAAACATTATATCAAAATTTGGATTAGATATTTTTAAATACAAATTATAAGACCACTTTTTATCACATTCATGTTCTTTACGAACGCAAAAATTAAGATTGCTTCCAGTAATTGACACAGGTATTTCAATATACTCTATCGATTCTCCGTTATTACTAAATGAAATATCGGTATCACACATATACCAGTCATTTTCCAATAACTTTCCAAACTCTTTTGAAGTAATTGAAGATTTTTTAAAAAATTGGGAACTGTGACAGTTTAATGAAATAGCAAAATATTCTGTAAGTAAATCTGATTGCATCAATACTCTTTTGCTTAGTATAAGATGTGATGACATAAACTCACGAGTTTCAATTAATTCCTCTGAAATCTCATTAAGAATTTGTATAAAATTATTTTTGGTTTTAATGCATTCAAGAAAAATATTACCTAATAAAAAATTTTTATTGCTACTTGTAATACACCGTCCTAATTTTTCAGCTACAATTGAGCATGGTTCATCTTGATGTATTTTCCCACAAGCAAGACATTTCCTTTGTTTTGTCATAAAACTAACTAATCCCCTATTTTTAAATATAAATTATAAGGATAGAATGATGTAAAAGTCACTCTATCCCATTTTTTACTTTTTTAACATTTCTTTCAGATCATCAATGGTCATATTACGCTCATTGAGCATTTCTAAAATTTCAGCCACTCTGGCAGATTCAAATTCTTTCATAGTAGCTTCGTACTCTTTTTCCAATGTAGCAAGTGTCTCTTTTTCTGCATCTATTTTCTTTGCCAATTTTCCAAGTTTGTCTGAGATCTTTGATATTTTAGATTTTGTGTTTACTGTATTTGCCATATAATACCCTCCTTATTTATTACAGAATAACATTTATTCTCCCATAAATCAATATCTGACAGAACTATTTCCCATAATTCATTTAAAGGTATTTCTAGGCATTTAACATCAATATCTTATAGAAAATACAATAATGTTAATATAACGGCTTATTGTGGCTCTGGTGACGTTTTACAAGGTATTCCGTGGTATGAGTAAGGAGTTATGAACTATCAATGAGTCCATACAAATTTAGGAGATGGTAAATTTCTATTTGATAATTCGGTAATAAAATTTGAAATCATCTGTTCTTTATTCGCCAGCTGTTTATGATTCATTTGTCCTTCTGTTATTTCTTCCATCCCACCCGTAGCTTCCTGCAAAGTGTTATAAAGCTGTATTGCTAAATCAAGAGAGATTGTTTTATCATCAAAGATATGAATAACTCCATTCAGTTTATATACTATTTCTGTAATTAGTAACCTTGTATCTTCATTTTCAAAATCAATTTCATTCAAATTTTCTAATGTAATTCTCATTGAAACACCTCCTAGAAAAGCAAACATTTGTTCTTATTTTAATTTACCATAAACATATGTTCGTGTCAAGGTTGTAAAAATAGGGTATGATTTCTCATACCCTATTCAGTGAATTATTACGCTATTTTATCAACATCGATTCCGGCAATCATAGATGGAGATTTAATGTCTTCTACAGATTCTATTTGAGATTTTGAATCAATCTTTTTAATCGCAGCATCCATTTCTTCTTGCATAACATGATAATACACTCTTTCTATCATTTCTGTATCAGATTGACCTACCAATTTAGCAATTACCATTTTGTCTACGCCTTTACGACAAAGCATAGAAATAAATGTATGACGTAATGTGTGCAGCCCTATCTCATCATTAACTTCTTGTATTCCAGAATTTTTACAAATTAAATTAAATGCTCGTCTAAGATTATAATAACTAACAGGTGATGCTCCTGGTGCTGTAGCAAATAAATATTCTTCTTCAGATGATGGATTTTGCTGTTGTTTAAATTTATCCAAATAATTTATTGCCTGTGAGATCATGTAAACCTTTCTTGTACCAGCTTTGGTTTTAGGCTCATCCTCAAATTTTTTCATTCCTCCGATTGCCATTAGATTTTCATCTCTCACCTTCTCATAAGAATTTGCTGTTCGGACATTAATGTACTTATTCTCTTCGTCAATCCTACTCCATCTTAAAGCCGTTGCTTCACCAAATCTCAGTCCTGTGTACATCATAAAGATTAAGCCAACACCAAATTTATATTTAGGCCGTCCATTTGACCATGTAAGAAGGGCTTCATGTTCAAATGTCTTAATTTCATCTGGGGTAAAAAATCGAATTTCTTTTGTTGTCCTATTGGAAAGTTTCTTAACGTCCAATTCATTAAGCTTTGTTACAAGGTTCATCGGATTGTTATTTAAATTCCTAGAATAGTAATACGCAAAAAATTGATTGATTAGCTCATATGTTTTCTTCACAGTTGAATACGAATATTTCTTTGCAATCTCTACAAGGAAATCTTGGATAATTATATTGGTTACTGCGGATAATTCTACAAATGCAATATTATATTTTAAGATCTGATTTTTTAAGGTACATTCTTCTCGATCAAATGATCTACCTCGTTTGTTCAAATATCGAAATTTATAGAACCAGTTTTTGATAGCATCCCCAAAGATTACATCATTGTTATAAGATAGACTGTCTTGTGCGCTTGATGGAATTTGAGATACCTTCCATTTTTCTAGCTCATCTTTTTCTTTCTGTCTCATGTTCTCTAATACTTCGTCAATATCATAACCATAGACAGTAGTACGTTTACTGGTTCCATCTGGGTATTGAATAACCTTCTTATATTCCAAATAACACGTTTCTTTATTTTTCCAACGGATGCTACCTGAACCTCTAGGAAGACTTAATTTAGATAATTTCTTGTCTATCGTGTCCACTTTTTTCTTTAATTCATTTGGTTTCAT